GAAGGCAGTTGTTTGAGATTGGTAGCTCGTTGTCGATCATACTCACACGCTCGCCAGCTTCAAGCTTCACACGACCCAAACCAGTTGCACGCAAAGCAGCATCACGGATCTGGCGTTTTTCTTCAGCTGTGAATTTCCAAACTTTGTTAGTCATGATGTTAAACCCCTTTACAGACATAGAAAGCACCTACAGAAATAACCAGAGTGGAACCTAGTGTGGCGATTACCATCCAGAAGATAACTTCACTTACAAAGTCACTGATGTTCATTTCGTCTTGCTCCGTTGTTTGCCTTTCATATGGTTGATTCTAGCAGGTACTGAAAACCAGTCAAGCTTTATTTTCGACCTTTTGAAAAGAAAATCCAGACATGAGAAAGCCCCAACCTGAGCCGGGGCTGTTTCACGTGGAACATTATTTACCAATCTTGATATTGATATCAAACCCTTTAATTGAAACATCGTTCATGAGAAACAACAAAAGTAATTGCCTTTCGGTAAACCTCAACACCTGTAATGGTTTGTATCTGTCAATACCAAGCTCTGTCAAAATCTCAAACTCTGATGGTTCCGAATCATAACCAGTTTGTACAGATACTGACCATGATACTGTTGACGGTGATACATACTCGTTCATAATTTATCTCCTGTAGTTATTCGAAAGTTCTTTAAAACAAATTAGAACCTTCTGATAACTATGTTAGACAATACGCTGTACCAACTTTAAACTATCAAGCGCACAACTAATACCGTCGTCCTTACATACCCATACTGTATTGTCATTGGCAACAACCATCACATGATCGTCGGACATAGCAGCATAATCTAAGCAGTTTTCCAGAAGATGCTGAGCGCGTGCAATATTGAAGACATTTAGAAAATTATGTTTCATATTAAAACCCCAGTTGCTTAGTTGTTGTGAAGTGTTGTTTAAGTGCATCGGCAACTAACTTAGTTATATCTCGGGAGTTGTCACCGTATACTGTAAACTTATTACCAATATATTGCAACCGCATAATATTACGACCTTTGCTGTTTTGAATGTAACAGCGATTACCATGTCCGTTCATTTCTTCACCGCGACCACTAGCAGCCAGTTTCATTGCCAAACGAATTTTAGCAATCATTGTTGGGTGCGTCAAGCTGGTTATAGTGATCATTTGAACGCATCCATATAGTGAACCACGGCATATGCAACCAACGCAAAGTCGCACAGCATCATAAACCACAGCACTTCCTTCAATTCCTTATCCATGTTACACCTCTTTTGTTTTCCGTTCCCTACACTTATGATTCTAGCAGGTACTGAAAAGAAGTCAACACGGAAAAGAAACTATTTTAAGTATATTCGTCTTCTTTGATAAACCCACAAAACACAGCACGCCGACGGGCTTCGAGCATTTGCGGATGTTGTGTTTTCCAACCACCTGAACAGTAATCACCATCGATACCGAACCGACTAATAAGTGTCCAGCCTTTTGGAAAAGACTGATCATAACTAGGGCAAAAGTATAAATCTTGATCGTTAAACACGCCTAGAAAGTAGCAGCGGTCACAGTCATGTTTATGTATTGGAAATTTCATGGTGTATCATCCTCTTTTACTTCTTTCGTTTCCAGTTCAAGGGAAACAATTTCGAAAACCGTTTCACCAATACTGTACTGACTGAGCCAGTTTGTCAACTGTTTTTCATCTTCCCAAACAGACAGGAACTTTGTATTGTGCGCTTGTGTGTTTATGCTGGCGTCAACCTGATTAGACGCAGTATCAATCACATAATCACTACAGGTTGCAAGCGTACAAACTACAGCGATAGTTGCAAAGATTGACATGATACACCTCATTGTTATTGGTTGTCTTCCTACTGACTCAACCCCAATTAAGGGGTTTGTGTCAGTTTACAAAGTCTTCCCATGATTGATTTTTAGGAGGAAAATCAATCTGGTCATCAGTCAGGCAACCATTACGATGAGCCCAAAACCACTGTCTAGCATATCGGTTTTGATCCTCATAATACAACGATTCAGCTGTGTATCGAGAACCACAACCATCAGAGGCTGTACCATCTTGCGACTCGAAAGCTTTCACGAAAAGAGTGGATACTTCAGTATCAGTCAAGTGCAACATGGCAAGTTCCTTATCTTTGGGGAGAACAATTTCTCCCTTCTTGACGCCAAGTCTACAGCATTCAGAAAAGGCGTCAAGCATTATTTTCATTGTTCTGGCTTGAATTTACAAAGGACGTGCGACGGTGCAATAAACTGCAAGGCGTACACCTGAGCATCTTCAAGCGTTTTGAATGGTTTGAATTCCCAATCTACACCAACTCCCCCAGAGTGTGTGGACACTTCGTAAGCACAACCCTTGAAGACTGGTGTCTCACTCTGATAAATGTTCGCCACTCGGTTTACAGGCATACTGTAGACATGGTTAGAGCTGCTGAACGTGCAAAGCTTTTTCATGGTTGTGCTACCTCTACTACCTCTACAACCTCGACGGTTTCAACATTGGAAAGGCTGTTAAACCATACGGTATAGGCACGCTTGCCTATCTTGCGTTCAAGTGCGTCATTCATGGCATCAAACAGCACACTAGGCCATTCAGGGTTATTCCAGTCTGCTTTGATACTGGACTGCAAACCGTCAACGCTCATCAGCATAGCGCTATTACGCAAAGCAATACGGTGTTTCTTGTATTCACGAATATCCATTTTGCAAACCCCATTCATCATTAAAAGAGAGTATCAATTAAGAGTCATTTTAGGCAGCTACTGCGAACATCATGCTGTCTTGTACGGTGTTAGATTAGCACGTTTTAAACCTTTGTACACTACCGTTCGTCGGGCTTTGAAATTCGATCAACAACATACGACACACGCGACGACAATACACACGGGGTGGACGCCCAACCCCACAACCATCATCCAAGCTACCTTGATAGCTTGATAGCTTACCTATGTACTCTAGGCGTACCAGTTCATTAGATACGGCTTTCGATACGTCAACATCCTCTAAGCTCCTATGAGCTTCCCTAAGGTCGTATATCACGTCAGCTACAGACCATTGCCCTTCTGTCGTTCCTGCAAGCCATAGAGCCACACACGAGCGCACAAAGGGTGTAACGTTGTTTTGTCTAGCCATGTTACTTGTCCATTCAGTTGACTTACTAAAAGCGCCCACTGTAGAGCGCTTCTATAAATCAACTGTTATTCTTCGTCCTCTTCCTCTTCGTCGTCAAGTTCCGATTCATCACCATCGATAAAGTCGATATCGTCGGAATCTTCACGGTTCAATTGATCTTCAAGTTCCGACTGTAGCTCAGACTCATAGTCACCCATCCCACAACGCCAAGCAACTGGGTCAAGTTCCTGAATGATACGACTGACATTGAAAGTCATTCCCGCAACTTCTACAGGTTCATACATTTCATCAAGGTAATCACTGTATTCAGAATCGGAAAGATCAACCTCACCATTATTCACATCAAAACCGCGAAAGGTTTTTACGTTGTCAACATTCCAGAATTGTTCAGATTTCATGATTGTATCCTTTAGAGAATGATTTGTCTTGATTGGGTTATTCTAGCAGGTTTAGAGAACCTGTCAACAACTATTTAGAGATAAAAATCACTGTTATCAATCCACGCAATAGCTGCTTTCATTGCATAACCGTATGAAATGTAGTCACCCTCACAGCTTTTCAATTCATCATTCGCAAACAAGGATACAGCAAAGCTAACATTACCTTCTGGCGTGGTAATCTTATAAATCTTGGCTTGCATTTCATCACCATACGCTTCGTCGTTTGTGCGTACCAAATTAGCCACAATTTTAGTGGTGTTCATGGGTGTTTCTCCTTTGTAAGAGTAGGTATTTTGTGCTAGCCTGCTGAGAATGTCAACAGGCTAAACCAAGAATCTACAGTTTATTTTACCTTTACAATCTTACCATCTTTTACAGTGACTAAGGCGAAAAACTCACGTTTGTAGCCTGTCAAGTGTGGACGATTGCAACCAGTCAAATCACCATCCATTTTGAATTCAGGACCAAACATGGAAGTTTCGGTGTATTTCAGAGGTTGACCAATGGATTCTTTCATTGCCTTTTTGGTTTCATAATTGAAGATCAACATGGTGTGTATCCTTTGTGTTGTGAGAGGCTTGATTGCCTCTCTGTGTGGTTGATTCTAGCAGCTTTAGAAAAGGTGTCAAGCTTTTATTTAGTAAACTTTCATGCTGCAATCAACATTGTATGAAGCTATCCATAGTTCCTGATTTTCACGCCAACACATGATCCCGTCGCCCATATCTTCATTACACCAAAAGTCTATACAACGCAACAAGTATAAACCTTTGTACTCACTTCCCTTTGTTGGGGAACGGTTTATAACCTCATATTGGTTACCACCGGGTAAGTGAACTAATACAGTACCTATTTCATGTTTCATTGTCAACCCCTTAAACGTTGATCCATTCGCCATTCCACTCTACACCATTCAAAAACCATACACCTTTCTTTTGCTGAATGGATACGCCGGGAATACCGTTCAAGCGTTCTTTAGTGGTATTGCTAAACCAACCGGCATTGGTGATTTGAATAGAGTTACTACCACTTTCACGACGTGCGATACGATTACCATGCAAATGCATTGCAATTTCATTATTGCGAGTGACACAGGTATTATCAAGATTAAACACACAACCATAACCGTTACAGTTCAAGTTTTCAGCGTTCATGAATGCGTCAATTGCTAGAGTAGTGATTTTGCGAGCCATGATCATTGTTCCTTTGTCTGTCAGGGGCTTTTCCCCTTTCTTGACGCCCATTCTACAGACTTTAGAAAACGAGTCAACAATTATTTTAAGATATTTTGCATTTATTTTAGGCAAAGAAAAGCCCCGGTTAAGGGGCTCTGGTTATTTCAAATTCTTGTGTAGGCTTTCAATGTTGTTGAACATCTTTACCGCATCTTTAACCGTCAAGAACGTGCTAGGATCTTCAAATACACTTTTGATATTGTTTGCGGCATGACAAACGGCGATAACATTACCTTTTACATAACCTTTCTCATTATCAATTCTTTCGATTGTCAAGTCAGCATTGGTAGGTGCTGATTGCCCACGGTGAAAGGACAACGTGATACCAGTATAGGCACAACGTTTACGACTTAGCAACCGACGGTATTCCGAAAAAGTCAAAGCAAATTCTATACCACGTTTCCTGCTACTGTCAACCTTGTTGATATATTTATTCACAGCAACAACTTCAAAAACCATAGGTGTCATACCATGAATCAATTGCATGTCTTGCTCTTTCTGTCAAATGGTTATGTGTGGTGTATGGCTCATTCTAAGCAGAGTGAGCCATATAGTCAACTTTATTCTTCTGTTATTTCAGCAACATCGTCAAGCGGGAAGCTTTCGATTGTCTCACCACGCATATCCAGAATGTGAACATACATTGTGTTATCACATCCGCGAACTGCCCAACTTTGAGCTTCCTCAAATTCAGCTTTGCGCCCGCTTTCAAAGTGAACGATTAACATGGTTTATTCCTCTAGATTTGAGATGGTGCGACCACAAACGACAATCGCTTCAGCTGTTTTGTACGACAACCCATAGTGAGCCGCGAACGCTTCAACTGTCAAGAAGTTATTGCGATAGTCGAGATACAGTTCAACAAAACGATCTAAGGACATAATGTTAACTCTCTTTCGTTGTTTGGTATGGGAGGCTGTTTGCCTCCCTTCTATTGGCAATTCTAGCACCTTTAGAGAAGGTGTCAACCTTTATTTTAAAACATCCATAGCAAACGTATAGACAATGAAATCACGGTTATAGAACAGAACGCCGGTGCGACGCTCGTTAACCGTCGTGCAACAGTCTACAATGTTCCCCAGCCGTACAGGATCTAGCCCGTGACGCGTTTCGCCCCAGTGACCCAGCATGTCGCCTTGCTTGTCAATTGAGACACTTGCGAAGGCGTAGCGGTTAACGTATGCCTTGCGTGCTAAGGTTTTAATGCTTTGCATGGTGAACACTCCATCAGGTTACAAGGCGTTTTGCCTTGCTTGTCACTATCTTACACTATTTAGAGAAGGTGACAAGCATTATTTTCAGTTAGATATGACAACCATTGTCGAGATAAATTGTGCAAGTTCCACAGTGTGGGTTTTTATACAATTCATCTCGAAACTTTATACAGTCTTCCTTACTCATATTGCTAACAGGAATTTTGTAGGCGTGCAACACTTCAAACTTTGGACCGGTTGCATTTGCGTAGGTGCAAAATCGAATTTCTACCGGCTTACCTTCTGGACGTTTCATTCTGGTGATTCCTGTTTGCTTGTGTGTAACGCCTAGTCTACAGTATTCAGAAAAGGCGTCAACAGTTTATTTAGCTTTTATTCCTTTTCAACAAAGACAAAGTAAGCATAAACAGATTCACCATCATAATCGTCCGGCATTTCATCCAGATTTTCAAACATGCGACGTTTACCCTTGATGCCGGGCTGAATGCGGTTCACAGCGGCATGAGCCTTCTTGTACCACTTGTCACCATCGTCACCGCTATCATCCCTTGTCAAAGGATTGTTACCCATCACAGCCCCTTCAGCAAGCTCTGAATGCAACTGGCGTTTAACTTCTGAAATATGCATCCCTTTGTATACAGGAATTTGAACGTGTGCCAGATGATGCCCGGACCAATAGCAGGAGATGCAAGTGTCAACGTGTGCAACTTCAAGAGCTTTCATATTCTGTAATCCTTTAATGTTTGTTTGTAACGCCAATTCTAGCAGCTTTAGAAAAGGCGTCAAGTTTTATTTTCAGGCTGTTCTATAAGGTGCGTTTACGTCACATTCATGAATCACACCAACGCCTTTAACGTCACCGTTGCGCTGTTCTACGTGCCAGCGTGCCATACCCTTAGAGTGCTTGACTAGAAAGGACTTCTTACGCATTGCAGCCCCGTCTACGCATACCCATTCACTATCTCTTTCGATAGTCTGGTAACGGTTTAAGTCTTTCGCCACTTCGTCAATATAACCCTTGTTCAAACCAGAAAGTAAGGCGCGATTGTTGGTCATTGGTTTCATGTTTCGGATTCCTTAAAGCTTGTTTGCTTTCGATATGGTGAAGTTTACAGCATTTAGAGAAGGCGTCAACAATCTTTTTCAAATTCTTTTCAGCCTGCAATATAGATGAACCGGGCGCGTGCGAATAGCACAACCAAGTGGGTGCTGTCAATTGAAAAAGAATTTTGATTATCGCTTGCTTTGTTCTACAGCTTTGCTACAATACATATAGCAGGAACGAAACGCGAAAGCGCAGACACTGGAGTACAAGGTGGGGAGGGTGGACGACATTCTAGATTGGCACGGTTGTTGCTATTGCATAAATCATACCTAAAATAATTGTTGACTTCTGCTAGGCTGGTCTGTACTATTCACAAATGCCGTCGGATTCCGAAGGCCGAAGTGTGCCCGATGGTAATGTCACTTTTTCAGAATAGTGATGAATGAGGAGCGTTCTCATTGCCTGATACGAATAAGTCGTATTCCCAATATCAAACACGAATGGTTATCATTCGCCCGCCGTTATTGATTAAATTCCCCGAGCGATTTCTTGGATTTTCCCAAAAACGAATTCCCAAAACCCAATATTGAAAAGAGGGGTGTAGGGGATTTTTAGGAGAAAAATAGAGACGTTCAAATCCTCATGAAATCCTAGTTTGTAATCAAATCCCAGACAGCAGAAAGCCCACTCATGGTGGGCTCTTCTCGTTATTACTTATATCTTATTCTTCTTCACCAATCAACTTAACTTCCCGACCAACAATACGATCATCACGACGTTTTTGATCACGCTTCTTACCGGTGCGCAAAGCTTCCTCTTGTTTCCAGTCCAATTTGCGTTTGGTATTCTCGAAGCGGGTTACATTATTCATTTTATTCCCTTACTTGTATTTGATTGCTTACTTAATGTAGTGATTGTACAGCTACTAACTTAGTGTGTCAACTACTGAAAACTACTGAATGTCTTTATAATCAAGTCGAACAATCGATTCAATATCAGTGACACTAATAAAGGCGATTGCTGTCTTCTGACACTCGCTCAGCTTGTAGGTAAGTGAAGTAACTGCACCGTTACTCACCTCGGTGTCCAGTTTATCAAACCAAGCCTGAATACGACCACCACTCTTGAAGTTAATCTGGACAAGGAAGCTTTGAGCTGCTTGTTCTTCTACTGTTACTTCATTCATGTGTAAATACTCCTTTAAATTTAGATGGGATACTTTCTTCCAACGTTGACGCTACATCAGTACAAGCATGATGCTCTGGTTTACTACTGGATAACATGGACATACGTTTGTTCAGATAAGCAATTAGCTTATCGTCTTCAATGTATACGACGTTAACTACTTCATCAAGCTCACAGGCATACTCCATCCAATAGTGGAACTGTGCATTGTCTGCATACTCTTTGAAGTCAGGGTACAGACTTTCAATGATGTCAAATACTTTATTCATTGAACTCACCGTCGTAGATAGTACACTCAGCAGCACTGATCAGTTCACCACAAATCATCAACTTCACCTCAAGTGTAGGGTACTGGTAGTAACCAGTCCAACGTTCAATGCTAATCGTCATGTTGTTCTTTAAGAACTCAACAATATCTTCTTTGTTCATTTCTGTATCCACTCATATCCGAACAGCTGACAGACACTACCACACCGCCTGTAGATTGTCAAACCAAAGAGAGTAAGGTGTTCAACAAACCCTACACGCTCATACTCAAGCCAGAGGAACTGCCATCGTTTTGATCGCTTCATGAACTCACCATTGTAAGTTTACCAACAAACTTGGTGAATGAGTGACGTGTAAAGTTAAGGCTGTGGTTACCAACAAAGATATCACCATCATCTTCGTCGCTTTGCACAACTACACCACCAAACAAGTTTGTATTACTCATGACTTTGGTGATTAACACAATGTAACCCTTACCGTCCTCAAATTGTGCTTTGTCAAGTTCAACAAGTTCACCAAGTTCAAACACAGCTTTAACAGGTACATGTTCAACGGTTGTCTTAATCATTTGATTCTCTCCAAAGGTCCAACAATACGAACAACTCCACCGAAGTCGATGAAGCCATGACCTACACCAAACAAAGCACCACCCTCAAGCGCTTCTTTGTCGATTGTAAGGCTTTCACCGCTCTCTTTACACCGATACACAGCCCCGAGATAAGCAAGCTCTCTGACACGCTTGGAGAGCCTTCTACCCCATGTGTGGTATCGACTGTCTTGGGTGAAACCCCAAAGACGTTGTAGTTCAAACTCATTGTGACGAACCACATCAGCAATATAGTCGATGTCTTGGTCTAACGCCAAGTTGTCAATCAACCATTCTAACTGAGCATGGGTATAATCAATCATTCGAATTGCGTCTTCATCCAACCCACGTGCTTCTGCCAGTTCCCTATTTGCAGCCATGTTACTTTACCTCATCGATGTATTTGAATACAGCATAATTGAGACGTGTTCCACCGTCAACCGATTTCGTTGAAGTTTGACTACCAAGGAATGCATCAAGAATCCAACCTTCCTCTTGACAGTTCTCGACAAGCCATGCTTGTTGTACCTCACGCTTCCAGCTGTCCAGTGGACATACAACACTGCGGCTCTCACGTACACGCCGCTTACCAACACGGTCAAGGTGACTCACAGTCATCTCAACATCACATGTGTGCAGACCGGTTACCGCTTCAGCAAATTGCTCACACGTAAGCTTTAGCTCAACAAACTTGGCACGACTGTTACTATCTTCAATTCGAATGTAGATGAATCCATTACTACTGCGATTGATACCAAGTTCACCCATGATTACTTTTGACATTTCACTTTCTCCATTGCATGATCGATTACTTCACGCATTGTGGCACCTTTACCAATCAACTCCAATCCATTTGATTGATCCCATACAATCCATTCAGAGTAGTCAGGTTTGGATCGGACGGTGTAGTAACCCTGCGTTTCGTTATCACCAAAAAGGAACTCAAGACGGTCTGTGTCAGTGGTCATTTCAGTACCATTGGTTCAAAAGGCCAGAAGTGTGCAGCACCTGTCCAGAACAGAATGAACAGCACCAACATGAACACACGCTCACCATTGATCATCTTGTCAGAAGGCCATACAAAGACAGCCGAGGTGATCAGACTAACATACAACGTCAACACCATGTAACAGATATAACCCAGTACAGCCATTACTCAGTTCCCCATTTGCTTTCAGTTGTGTTCAACAAGAATGATTTACGATGCTCAAGACTGTCCAGTATAGCTTGATTTTCTTTAGCGGTTGGTGGTCCTTCCTCAACGACCTTATATGCTATCACATAGATGGTGACTAGGCAGAAGATCACCAACACAGAGTACCCGTGTTCACTTAGGAAGTCAATCACTCTTTCTCATCCTTTTCCTTGAGTTCTTCTTGCAACTCTTGCTCATACACATCGTCCAGATGTTTGTCACGCTTATCAGGTACAACACTTGCACGATTGAAGCTGTTCATGTGCTTGGCTACATAGTTTCTCATTTCACTCTCCGATCCCCAACACAACCTTGATATCTTGCTGTACGATTGACTTACCCTGTTGCAGACCAAGATTGTACACATGATTCAGTGCTGTGTAAATGATAGACTGCACATCTGGTGCTGTTGCTGAGAAGTCGAATCCAACGAAGTCAACGTTCAATGTCTCAAAGGACACATCACAGTCACGGTGCTGGATTTCAAACCCCAAGCTCATGAGAAGTTCACATTTCTTGTTCAATTCTTCATTGTTTTTGTTGAGGCGCATGGTGTGTCTCCTTGTTAGATGTGCCCATTCTACCAGCTCCAAACGGCCTGTCAACCCTTTTCTTCAGATGTGAAAAAGCCCCACACGATGGTGGGGCTCTCTGTCAGTTAATCGTCTGTGTGAGCGACCACAGCTTTTCCCCTATCACATCTCCATACTCGTCGTCAATCTCATCATACAAGTCTTGTGGAAGGAAGTACCAACGGTCATCCACCAACACACGAGTATAAACCACTTGCCACTCGACATCCATAAACCCTTGCATCTCTCCAGTGCTCTCGACCTTGAGAGTGGTTTGTTTCTCCACTCCCATTATCAGGTCAATTGGTGAAGCAGAGAAGGTTGTCTTAATCTGAGAAAGCTCGACTTCATACGCTTCGTTCATGCATACTCCTATTACGTTGGTCTTAGTTGGCCCTACGAATGGTTTTGAACGCCTCACTGAGCGTGTCCTTGGTGCGTTCTTTACCATCTTGACGCAGTACTCGGTATTTACCTCGACCCATTTTCAGGATCATCCCCAACAGTTGTTCCCCGTCCGCTGTGTACACGTGACGAATGTCACTACCCACAACTGCACTGACTCGACTCACCACCTTGTTTTTGCTCATGTTTTTCACCGTTAGAAATGGTTGTAAGAAATTACGCTTTCGCAATTACTCGTCAGCTTGGCTTCTTTGCCTTTCCCCCTTCCGTGTGATTCAAATGATAGGTGAGTTGGTGAGGTATGTCTACTACCGTTCGTCGCCTGTTGTCAAGCTCCAGATGTGCCCATCTGAGTCTCAGATTGATCTTGGAAACCTGTTGTTGTGAGATGTTGTACTTGTCAGCGATTTCTGTTTGTGGTACTTTAAGGCTACACAACCTTCGGATGTCTCTCACATTGTCGTCGGTCAGTTCAGAGAACGAACAGTCAGAACCACGGGCATTTCTGTTACGACCTTGCCTCACCATGTGTTGGTTGTTTCCTAGTGATGTTGTCCATTCAAGATTTGTGCTGCTGTTATTTTGAGTGTCGTTATCTAGATGGTTTACAATATCGCAACCTTCAGATTTGTCACAGAAATGTAAGGCAACGAGACGGTGAACCTTCCACACCTCTTTGATGGAATCCTTGTACAGTCCAACCTTTGCGTACCCTGCACTGTCAACCGTCAATCTGAGGTTTCGCTGTCTGAGTGTTTTAGAGCCGAGTCTTGTATCGGCAACGACTCTTGTACACGAGATGACATTTCCAAAATTACTTATCTTATAGAAACCCTCATACCCAATGATATCCTTCCAAACCTCTATCATAAAATCTCCTTAAATAAAAATAGCCCCAATTAAGGGGCTATATAGTTTAGGCTGCGCAGGCGATACATTCGTCTTTTACCACGACACCGCTTCTGCTATAAATATAGTACTGACTGAGAATGTTCTCATCCAACAGCAGCAAGGTTAACAATGTTGCAATCAAATCCTCGCTTCCATCCTCTGGAACATAGAAATTCAAACTCTGTCCTTGACATGTCCACGGTTGTCGTTGGCTCGCATGACGCAGAAGAATCAATTGATCCATCTCAAAAGCATTGAGGAACACAAGCTTTTCATCATCTGTCGCCCAATCCACATGTTGAATAGAGCCAAGATTGTTGATGATGTCCATGATTGTTTCTTCATTGTACACACCTTTGTCTTTCATAAACTGGTAGAACATTGGTGGGATACGACGAAGCTCACCCACACTAGAACCAGCATCAAAGATCATACCCGGATCAGGGAACCATGATTCACTAATCCCTCCCATAAGCAGACTGGTGGTCTTGGTTGGTGCATAAGCTGTCCTATGAGTGTTGCGAAGACCATAACCTGCACACCACATAGGACTCCCGTACTCTTGAGCCAACCATTGACTCGCACGCAATGACTCATCATGCAAGTGTTTAGCTATTCGTGTGCTTAGGAACTGAGCTTCCAAACTAATGTATGGGATCATCTTGGATTGCAAGTATGTATGGAATCCCAAAACACCTAGACCAATTGCACGACCACGAATGGTAAACTCTCTTACCTTCTCAAGTCCAACGATACCCGCTGACTTCTCAATGAACTCAGAACACAGACAGTCAAGGAACACCGTAGCAATGAACACTGATTCACGCTCAGGCATGACATCCCAGTGTACCAAGTTCTGACTAGCCAAAATACACGAGTAAGTCAACATCTCACTACTGTGAAGCATGATTTCACTGCACAGGTTGGACGCCTCAATGAACAGGTTCCAGTCTTTGTACATCTGTGGACGATGGCGGTTAGCTGTGTCAACCTTAAAGATATAACCTTTACCAGTAATCAGCTTTGTATAGACAGCTTTGATCCAACGTCGATTGGCGTCAGGATCATCGTTCTTCAGCTTCTCAATGAACGTGTCTTTGATAATCCATCCGTAGTTCTTACCATTGGGGTCATGAGCCAGTGAGTCACAAGCCTCATCCCAGTCACCGTGTTCAATATCCAGATAAGCACCGATAGAGCCACGTCGTGCACCGCCTTGACTAACCTTGGATACTGCTGTGAAATAATCATCAATTACAGTGACAGCACCGTTCGCCTTACCGCCTGTAGAAATCGAACTCCCACGAGGACGGATATGACTGAAGTTTGCACTTGTACCAAACCCTTGCTTGGACAGCAAAGCCGTTTCTTTCATCCCATCATAGAATTCTTCTACGCTGTCACCAACCACCTGACCAGAGCAAGCAACCATCATACCGCGAGTTGTACCGGTGTTAGCCAGTGCTGGTGACGATGGTGACAAGATACCATCCCAAAGCTCACGGAAGAACTTCTCTTCCCATTCAGCTTCCCGACCTTTCATATGTTTGGCGAGTGTGTGGGCAATTTTCCGGTGACGACCTAGAACAGCCTGTTCACCTTCATATGCATACTTCTCTTTGAACATCTGCCAACCTTGTGTAGTGTACCAGTCAGGTAGATACCCTTTCGCTTGTAGTTCCTTACGTTCTTTACTGAATTGCTCAAACATCTGCAACTCTTCTTCTTGCATTTCACCAACATTATCTTCAAGCAACATTAAACCAACTCCTTCTTAAAGCCCAACTTAGGTTTCGACCAATTACGTGTGTACTGGAGTTGTGTAGCAGCAAAGAAATCTGGAACTTTCACTGTAGACAGTTGCTGGTAGAACCAACCACTAATCACACCCTGCTTTTCACGCTTGAACATCGGAGGACGACCAAGACGATTGCGAACAATGTCCAGACGATCTTCAAGGAATTCAATACACTCTTGCTTCTTAACAACTCGGTTATGACCAACCTCAAACATCTTATCAATGATCAATAGTTCATGGTTGTAAACATCCATTGTCATCTTATCAATCTTGGTGTTCAGTAAGTTGTCACGTCGAGTGCTGTGATTACCAAGTTCTTTACGTTCCGATTTACACTGGTTAAACAAGTTGGCTGATGCAATGGAGTGGAAGTTCTCATCCTTTGTACTACCGTCAATACCACTGACAAAGTGAGGGATCAGGTTGTAACCACGACTGTTGAAACCTTTGAAGTAACCAAAGATGGAAAACAGAATTGCACCTTCAAAGAAGGCAAGTGCTGCTGATACTTCAAGTGCGTCATTACTGGATGCACACTCACTAATGAATGCTATCCGTTCAGCCAGAATTGGGTCTAACTTCCATTGAGTGTAGAACTCATCAGTTGCCTTACCTAGCACCTTGTTGCCAATATCATAGAATGGTGCGTGACTTCCGAGTTCTACGTTTGAGAAACATGCACACATCCGTTGAATCTCAGGACGTGGGAACATCCTTGCAATCTTACCACCCCATAGTTCATCACCACCAATCATCAACTCATATTGAGTCAGGATCGACTGTGCTGTCAGGATACCGTGAAGTTCACCTTCAGTCAGGTTGGTGCGGAAGTCTTGTTCATCGTCCTCTACGCCCAACTCTTCAGCAGGCCAGAACAATGATTGTTGTTGGATTGCCATCTCGGTAGCCCAAGGGTAATGAGCTACATACGAATCCGTTGGTGTTTCAATTTGACTCAAATACTTCATACTTCAGATTCCTTACAGTGAATATCTACGACGACAGCGAACTTGGCTGCCTGCTCCATCATTACTTCATTTAGCGGGCTGTCTTCATTCAGACATTGACGCATACCCGTTGCTCTCAGGCTGTTGTGGGTGTTCCGCACAATATCCGAAGTAGCCATCATGTTATCTGTCCACCACTTGTCAGTACGCTCACGGAAGCCTACACGCACACCATATTCAACCTTGTTGGAAGTACGGGCACGATGTAGACAAACTCGGAAGTCATAACCGTGTGCCAAGTCTGCACCCATATCGAATAGAATTTGTTCAAATGCTTTTTGATCTTGACCAATCCATGCTTTCTCCCATAGTGGGTGAAGCTCCATATCCAACTGACCCAAATATTGATCATACTCATGTGGTTGGTCAAATCGTTCCTGCCGCAATTCACTCATAAAATACTCCTTAACCCAACTTCACATGATTTGGAACCAACTGACGATGTTGGATATAACCTTTCAGATTACCAGAACATAACATACCATCACGATCCATATGTGTAATACCTTCTTGCCAAGTATCAGGACGACCAAATACGTTTACTGGTGAAACACTTTCACCATCTTCACTACCTTGGTAATTTTCAGCAATTGGTGTTGCTTGATGTTCCAATGGACTTGCATGTACTGGTTGATCAGGTTCTTCACCTTGAAGGTTCAACCGTGCTACAACACCACGAGCTTTCTCCATTGTGTCATCCAACTTGCGATAGGACACTTGTGCTGTACAACTAGCGCTAATTGTAAGAGCATCTTCCAGAGATACAGAATTCCAATCCTTCAACCAGAAACCATTCATGAAGTAAGGGACGTGCCAATCACCCGGTTGTAGAACAACTGGTGTAGACTCTTCTAGAGCTTTCTTAGCTGCTTTAGCTAATGCTTCAATAGTTGGATCAGCCATATGGTGATCACGCAGCCAAAAGAAGTTATTAAACTCCGTACCTGTTACTACTTGCTTCATTCGTTGTGCTGGCTCAGTCCAACGGTTACAAACTTGTTTGGCATAACCAGCTACATCGTATGCTTCCGAGATATCAGCAACCATGTTAGCAGCATGTTGCCAAAACTCTTCAGGGCTAAATGGTTCACCCTTAAACCAGACACGTTCATCATGAGCGCCCGCATCTTGCATACCGCTATTCTTCTTACCAAAGCGAACAGGCATCGATGGGAAGTTACGAACTTGATCGTTGATCGTTGATACAGGAATGGCACGAGAGGATGAGGCGTTCTTGTTCAAAGCCTTGTGGGTGTTGACTTCACTTAAAATTATACGAGGATATTCCCACTCAAAAGTGATCAACTCCTTACCAGTTACTGCGGACTTACTGTGTGCAATTACCTTGGCACTTACTTGATCAGACAACTTGTTCTCTCCTTTCAAATGACTGGACGACCAGTATACGCGGATCGTCCAAATATTGCAATACCTAAAACAAATTATTCGAAATCTCTAGCAACTTCTCTCAGTGTTTCAAATGCATTGTAGATTAACATTTCACGTTGTGTTGCAAGACGACCACGAACATCTACAATACCATCACCATTACTCATGTAGCTAATCCAGTAACCCGCTTTGATGTCAGAGTCAGGGACACGAATTATCGCTTTCCAAGTCTCTTCTAAATCATGCAAGAAGCTCACTGGATCGATATCAACATCAACTGTTTGTGTCTTATGACCTTGGACAATCATTTAATCACTCCTGTAAGGATAAGCTCAAGTTCGGCAAGGATATTAAAGGCTTCATGAGCCTTGTGGAGCAACTTACTCTCATGGTCAGTGCGATCCAATGCATTCAACCCTTGCGCCTTCTGTACGCTGTTGTCGTTACGATGACGATATCCAGCAGATGGAAGTGCAACGTCTGCTTCAGGCAAGTTACGCCAATCGTGTAACTTATAACCTTTGGCAACTGCTGCCCATGTCATCACTTCAGCAACCGCACGCAATGCGTTGGGGAATCCATCATCCACCATGTGCATTTGCACCTTACCAATCTTGCGAGTTTCCAACTTAGGACGATACACACCAAGTTCTTCAAGCTCTTCAGCCTTCTCAACTGATCCAATCGAATCAACCAAGTTTGCACCTGAGAAATACTCATCCTCAACTTTCGTAAAGTCTTCACCGTTATATATCAAGGCATCAATTTCTACAGTAAGGTCGTCTTTATTTACATATGTATCCTGATCGTCACAGCCATCTACAACTGTAAGAATTGTATCAGCAGCGAGACCTAAGTTTGTTAACCAGTGTTCGACACTACCAACAACTTTTACTTTATCACCAACTTTAAAGTCTGCCATGTTTTATCTCCTTTAAGCCTTTTTGCCACCGTCTGCTAGACGATTCCAGATTTTATGGTCTGGTCGGATCTTGTTGAATTCCAACTTCTCTTCGATTGCACCCGAAAGATCCCAACCTTCATGACCACAAAGATCCAAGATTCGAATGACAGCATCTGCACATTCAACTTCAGCCATTGGGCGGTGTGGTAGTTTGTCATCCATCAACCCTTTACGAACACCTTCAGTTGCTTCACTAACTTCGGAGTGAACCAATGCAAGCTTTGCCAGAATTTCGGTGATATTACCTTTTGCTTTCAACTGACCGGTATCCAGATTGGTCCACCAGCCAGCCTTGACATTACCTTGATACACTTCTGCTTGCAGTTGTTGCAGTGCTTCTACTTGAAACTTTTCCATTACTCTTCTCCAATAATTGATTTAAGATGTTCGATAATATCTGATGCCAACATAGTCTGACCTAGATCAACACCAGTGCTGATATTGTCATCAAAGTGGTTGTTATGCCAGTCACTGATGTCACCGTCATTCAACTCACCAATATATGTCCGGTAAAACTCATCATCGAAGTCATGATTGCTTTCAAGATGGTGAATCAGTAGTTCAATTTGTTCTTTCATATTCTCTCCTTAGCAACTTGCGATCAGTGTGCTACCGTCACCAATGTTTGTTGGTGGGAAATGAGGTAGTGTTGTAAATGGACTTTGTGTAATTTGATATTGTGGTGTTACTTTCTTGAACACCAAGTTCAAATGATCTTGAACAATCTTAACTTGCTCCGTATTCAACTCCTTGAGCGTACCTAATTCCAGAGCACCTTGCATCCAATAAGCGAAATTCTCAGCATTCATCACTCTTCTCCCTCATCATTTCCAGCAAAGAACTCATTTACACGACGGAAGTATTGATCACTCTCTGTCAAGAACTCAGCCCATACACGAACGTTCTTCATATATTCTTCTTCAACCCATCGTTCACCATACTTGTCGCACTCAACGTAAGAGGGGAAGAATTCAAACTTATCCTCTTGGTCAACATATCCTTTCTCTTCGTTGATGTTGATAATTTTGTTGGCCCATTCAGTGTGACCTTTACCCAGTAGCCAATACGCCCAACTACCGAACGCCCAACTGTCAAGGAAGTAATCAGTGAAAGATTCACCAGCATCCATTTCCCAATCACGAATAGCAACAACCATTGCATCTACATTACGCTCAATCATTCATCATCCTCTTCTACATGAAAGAAATCACTTGCATCAGTGTCAATTCTATCAACACCATTCATACAACCTTCATTATAAGCCTCGTAATCTTCAGCCTCTTCACGAGTGCGAAACTTGCGACTACAAGCATAACCATCACCGACATCTTCTACCACTTCAAAATAGATCATACCATATTCTCCTTTTGTTTGTTGAAGTATCTACGAATTGTATATCCTCTTCCTATCGACCAGACAGTACACAAGACTGTTGTGCTAGCTGCAATAGCGAAAGGATCGGTGAACACTTGCAGGCACAACATGGTAATTGCGAAACTACCAGCCATACCTGTGAAGGTGTTCGTCAAAGTCTCTTTCAAACTTTGTTTCTTGCTTTGCATTTCAGCCTCTTAGATGTTGACCAATAATTGACTACGTTTCTCTTTTGATAATTCGTTTACACGAGAGCGACGTTGTTGACCGGTGTGAATGTTACGATAACGTTTGTACTTAGCCAAGTTACTGTGAACAAACCCATCTTCAACCCACTCATTCATGTCCAACACTTCGTCAACATAGACATCAAAGTTTGGCAACTTACTGTCCCAAGAAGAGAGAACATTGTACAACGCCTCAGTTCCGTGAATGTCGTCAATATTATACGCTTTCATCTCTTGCCAAGCAAGTGGATTACCCTTTAAACATTCTGACCACAACTCATGACCGGGGAACTCTTTGTGTTTACTCTTCTTGTGTTCTGGACACAACTTATCAGTCATGTATTCCAGTTTATTGGAAGTGAAACCAAATTGCTCTTTCGCTTGAATCATGGTGTCAATTTGACGATATGTACTTGGTTTAGGAAAACCATTGAGGACAAAGCGTGCATTCACTTTCTTTGTATCAAAGCGCTTGACGTTCTGACCAATTACAATGTCCGCTTCATTCAACAACGACCACAGCTTAGACAGCAAGTAGGTGTCGTCTTCCATCGGGTATACATCTTTCTGATCCCAATAGAACACTTCATCTTCACCTAACCACTTAGCTGCTACAGACATAATGTACCAGTCAGAATCAATCTGGTTCAGTCCGACGTTATTATCCCACAACTTCCAGACATGAGCAAGAATGGGTGCTGTCTCAATATCATAAATCAGGATACGTGGACCCTTTGGAATATACTCACCTTCCAACACAACAGGTTTAGTGTCATACTTTGCAAAGAATCGGTTTACCGAACTCTTACCAACACCAACTGTTTGAGCAATCTTACGACTACCAAAACCATAACCACGAAGTTCCAATGCTGCACGATGCCACTCTTTAACTTGCTTAATCAATTAAACCTCCGGTTGTTCTAGTTCGATTTCAATATCAGTAATTACGTCTTTGATTCCCCAATGAGTGGCAATGATAAAATCATCATCTTGGTCATCACAAATATCAAGTGAATCCATTGCGATTTTTAGATTTGAAATACAGTCAAGCAATGATTCTCGCTTATCGTTGGTCATGTATAGCCTCTTCGATCAGTTCTTGAATCAGGTCTTCAAGGTCTTTACATTCATCACGACCTTCAACAGCATACACGTTGATAACTGCATGTAGTGGAACATTGAATTCACGAAGGTCTGCAAGAAAGTCACTAACTGCTTGTTCCTGAGTGTCAGCACTAATCAAGTGAACATACGCATCACTCTCACCATATAAAGCGAAAGACATAATAACTACTCCTGTATTTTGAAGTGTGAGAGTATTGCGTTTCTAATTCTCTCATCATTTTGGGTTTCGGATAACTGTTTCGCAATTTTACACTTGAATTGCCAATATGTAGCATGAGCTTCATTCGGGTCATCGAACTCACCCAAACATAACCGGTTACCTTCGAAGTCTACGCATTGTGCCTTATATTTACCCCTTTTCTTTTCAAAGTAAACACCAGCCGGATACAATCCGTTCGTTGCGCTTCTATCAGTAAAGAAATGGTTCACTCTGCGTGTTAAGAATACACAAGTGTTGGGACTGTATGTTTTGTTTCCCTTGACCAATAAGTCTTTATCAAGTTCTTTACCTTCCCAATCTTGTTTCTCCATCCAAGATTTAAAGTTTGTGAAATAGTGCCAATCTTTATAAACAGAACAGTCCCTGTATGTTAGGTATTTAGCTGACCATTTCTCACAGTATGCACGTTGTAACATACAACGCCAAGTTTTATAAAATGGACACCAAACACGAATACCGTTGACAGTGGGACACACCGTGTAGTCAGCGTCATTAATACCAACACCTTGAACCAGATTTCCTTTTGATCTACCCATAGCGAAAGCTCATTGTTTCTCCTTAAATGATGTATTGGAACACAAGTGCTGTTTGTACAGCGAGTGCAACATTGGACATGAACAGGTATGTGTAGACGTTCACAGGAATGCCATCTTGCGCTCAAGTTCAAGACTACGCTCAAGTTCAGCAACACGCGCTTCCAACGTGCTAATCTTATCAAGTAGTTGCTTCAAGATGTCTTCGTCAATCTGCACAACAATGTTGGTAACTTTAGCCATCATTCATAGCTCCCATCGGGTTGGACAACTAGTACAGGTTTGAGAGATGCTTTATACATCTGATCAAGGAAGGTATAAGCTTCCTCAAGTGACTCATATTCTGAGTAAGGGTTCTCAGCATAGAAAACATCACCGTCTTCCTTGTACAACACACGAGACACTTGGAAGATTTCAATACCATCTCGTTGAAGGCAAACAATCCGAATATCGTTAAGCATCCACCACCTCAAATTCACCAGAGAACAGTGCTGACTCTTTACCATTGTCATCAATGATGTCAACACTACCAAATCCGTTAAGACCCCAAGCATCATAAACTTTACCGATGGTGAATGGATCATCAGGTTGGTCAAGTGCAATTACTTTAACTTTGATCATATTATATCTCCTTTCTGAAGTGCTCGATTAGCTGCTCTCGCCGCTTCTCTTTCGTCTTGGCTGCATTATAACCATGCTCGGTGAGGAAAGCAACCACATTTTTAACGCTTTCTTTATTCATTTCAATGGCTTGCTTGGTTGCCTTGGCTTCATCAAACGACAATCCGTGTGATTCACTCAGGGTTTTGATCGAGTGGCAACCAGTATATCCTGTCTTCTTGTTGTCCTTACACAGTATCTGAAGGTCTTCAGCACGAACCATCAGAATGTTATTGAAATAGTCAGGGAATTCATCGAGCTTAGTGAATTTGTGATGTCCGTGCTTGTGGTCTACTTCAATCTCAGTTTCTTTGAACATCTTACTGCAAATCTCACATTTATACAACCACTTAGTACGAGTAGTGTCATCCGTGTCAGGAATTGTTCGCCCGTACATAAACGCCAGCTTGACATCACTTTTCATCCATGCTGAGCGGATTGCTGATCGAACAACAGAGATAACCTGCTTCTCAATTGGACGACCATCTGGTCCAACCCGTTTATTAAACTGCGCAAGCTTCTCAGCTCTCTTCTTTAGGTCAGCAGAACTAGGTACTGTCATTCCGCTAACACCAACTCTTTCCGAACATACACCATCTGGTCTGCAAACTTGTGACGATCAACGTTACGCCACGGACTGTTGAAGTGACTGTTATATGATGCGGCTGCACCCGCTTTAGAAGCGTATGTATCACCCCATTGTTCACCCGTTTCACTATCGATGATCACGTAACCATAGACTTTCTTACTCATCTTTGTTCTCCCACAGTTCTAATACATCCATTACCTCTTCAGCAATGTCTTCATAATCATCCTCAGACACTCCCATGTTGGAACCGTAGTAACCGTAGTTCTCCATATCCTTTGTGTAACGCTCAAGGATAAGTTCGATTGCACGTCGTATACTATGGTCAACTTCAGAGATTTGACCAGCAGATGGATCGCTTGAACAGTACCACTTAGCCATTAGTGTTCCACCTTCATTCGTTCAAGAATTTCTTTAACATTCAACAATGGTTCATCCTCAAACCTTTTCATATGAGCCATATTAAACATCTCCTGCATGACATAGATCCAATCAATCTGGATATCATCACCACGCCAACCTTGTACAACTTTCGGCTCTGGATACAGATGTTTGAATGTGTGCACCATTGCCTCAAAGCATTCTTTGTCAGTCTTACAATCCACCAGCGTGTTGAATGCAGATGTTGAAGCCCACTTGATGTCTGAAAAACAATTAGCCTTATAGTTATCAATGGTGTCTTCACTAATCACTTGGTAATAAAGGTGTTTACGACCTTCTCCACGGACCTTCTTCTTGCTGTCAACAAACAGGTTACCAAGTTTGTTACAGTCTACGATCCCACGATGTCGCTGGTTAACATCATAGACGTTTACAGGACAACCCCAGTAGTCCTTATCTTCGAGAAGAATAAAGGCATTTGGGTTTTTGTACGCACGAATAACGCACATGTCATCGGCTTCCAAACCTTCGACATACTCAGCTTTATATTTTCTATGAAGAAACTCTGTAACTTGGTCAAGTGCTAAAGGTTTAGGTGGTGCATCTTCACCTTCTCGATTACCTTTGTATTTCCACAATGTACTTAGTTCGACACGAAAGCTGTCGCCTTTACCCAAGTATGCCTCATATGTCTTTGCACCAGTTGCGTGGAGGTCGTCATCAACAAGTACCTTCGCAGTGTGCAGAACGTTAGCGATTGGTTCAGGTGTCTGTACAATCTGAATGTCAAACTCTTCAGATGACCAAGGACTTGTTCGCTTAGTGTTCATTTCAGCTAGGTCACCACCTGCTTTCTTTTTCCAGTGCCCCCAAAATTCGGTCTTGTTTTTGTACTCTTTAGACCAGTCTTCGGTTTTATGAGTCACAATAATCGACTTCTTTTCACCGACATGAGCCGCTGCATATTTATACATGTCCATGTCAATGATTGCATGTGTAGGTGTAGGTGTCATTAATCCTCCAGTGTTATTTCATAACTAAGCAATGCGTTGTACGCTCGTTCTTCCAATTGATTCTTGTATAGATTTGCAAGATGTTTGATATAAGACTCACGAGCGCGCTTATATACTAAAAATGATTCCTCAATCTTACTATCTGTTGTGTTGAACCTTACACAGAAGTCTTTGTTCTTACACCGATATTCAACAGCAATCAGATGAGGTTTATCCTTGTATCTCGACATACCAACCGGTAACTCACCACGGAACCGACTCTTGATGTTTAGAGCCTTGTTCACCTCTTCAGGTAAGAACGCACAGGTTTCAGGTGAGTACATTGTATTATTCTTGAAAAGAATATCCTTATCGAGTTGCCAACCTTGGTTGTATTTACCATCGACAACCATCTGTGAAAACCATTCAGCGAACAATTGAAAGTCTTTCCAGTCATCACAAACTTCAACAAGTGAATACTTTCCAAACTTTCCTTCGTCAACTGTTGGGAGGTAGTCAATTCTACTCTTCATGTTTTCCCATAGTTGACAAGGTTTTGTCTTTACATTATTAACCCAAGTTTTATGGACACCACCTGAGTTGTAGAATCCGTGCTTGGATTGTGACTTACCAATTAAAGGTCTACCATTCGGGTTAGCCATAACGTCTCCTTAGTTCACTTGTTCGAAGGTAATTACTTCGGCATCATCACCAGTAAGTTCTTTGAACTTTGCAATCAAACCATCAAAGTCTTTGTAGCTGGATGGGTGAGTTTCAAATCCCACATAGTAACCACGACCAGAGTAATAATTCTCACATTGCACATTCAGTGGGAAACCCTGATCGTACATTGATTGAATGTCATCACCATAAATAACTTCAAGTTCTGTTGGTTTTAAAAGACCCTTTGCAATCAAGTATTGTTCTGCATCATCTTTTGAATCACCAGCGTAAATACCAATGTAGGTCATCGAATCATAAGACACACCCATTATACGTTACTCCATGTAGTTCCAGTTGGTACGAGTTCATACTCAGCTACACGTAATCCTCTTTTATGTTGAACCTTTGCAATTGCTGCTGCCTTGGATACATACACCCGAGTACCTTTACCATAAACACGTGCTCGATCACCAGTTTCAATACTTTCAACTACATACACTTTCATTTACTTTCCTCTAGATAACAAAAGCCCGCTCAATGGCGGGCTATTGTATAACTCAAATTGTCACTACTAAACTGATAACCCGATCAGTCGTTGTAGTTGGTGAGCCGTTCGTAAGCTTGGAAGAACTCAAGTTGTTCAAACTTTTTCTCTTCATAATCGGCTGCCGCATAACGTACAGCAGTCTTTGCAATCTGCTTAACTTCTTTACCATCCAGACCTTTTGGGTTAGTTTTCTTGTTGAACTTGGTGTCTGTGATCAGTTGCTTGATATCAGACTTACGGGTATTGATTTCTTTGTTCAAGCGAGTTAGTTGTTCAAGTAGTTGCTCAGCACTCAGAACAGGCTTCTCACCAGCTTCGATATCGGTTTGATCCAGCAGTTCACCAGTTTCAGCGTTTACAAATAGTGTCATTTTATTCTCCTTTAATTTTATTGATGTACTTGATCAACATGTTTGTGGAACCAACAGCATAACTAACACCATCATAACCTTTTGTGTCGTAGTCTTCAAACTTGGTTGGATCATTTTTGTAATCTTCATACCAAGCAGCAAAAGCTTCGGTAAGTTCCAGCTTGGTCAGAGTAATTACTTCAGTCATTAGTGCAACTCCACATATTGAACGTAATAGTTTGGGTTACCTGTTTTAAAGATCAGGTCAACTACAACTTCGTTTGCTTTGTCAAAGTCTGTGTAAGCGTCAATGACCATTTCATCCCCTTCGGTAATCAGTGTAACCAGTGCAATCTCTTTCATACTTCTCTCCCACTAAACCATTATTTTATTGTGCATTGTGATGAAAGCCTTCTGTCTAACCTCACACTCGGAAAGCGAGAGGAACAAACCAGAGACATTCCATCGGTCCATCTTAGGGATGTAGTATTCTGAGGAGTACCAAGTACTGTCAGAGCGAATACGGGTCTTCACCTCTCCACTTAACATACTTCTAACTTCGAATGTCTGTTCTTGGATTACTTTCAATTTCTAATCCTTTTGTAAGTTGCACATCCTTGTGCTGTTTTCAGTTAGATCATGTGCAAAAACATGCGACCTTCTTGCATTCCGATATAACCAAATGGAATATCGTCATCGAATGCGTCGAAGTTGATAGTTTCAGCCGGAGCTGCTTGCTGCGCAGGTTTTGCCTGTTGAGCAACTTGTGGTTTAGTTTCACCAGAAGTACCAGAAGTCTCACCAACTTTGATCTTACCAATTTCGATCAGAGCCTTTTGAACATCAGAACCTTCGAAGTCTTCAGCCATTTTCATGGTGTTGATAACCGACTGACGAAGAGTCTTCAACACTTCCAGATCCTGTTCACCTTTGAAGTTGACAACGTGCATGAACTTCTCATCCAACACAGGAACCATCTTCTGCATTGCTTTTGGTACAGGACCATTGAATGCAAGTTTCTCATTCAGATAATGTTTACCAGCATGTTCATTCAAGTAGACATGAACGTTGAACATTGCAGCCTCACCAATCAAGTTACCCAACATTGCTGGTTTGAAGTTACTCTGTGCATCCAGTTGGTTAGTTGCCTGAGCCAGTTTGAACAAGATAGTGTTGTTCTTAAAGCCCCAAGTGCCATCGTCATTACGTTGTTCACGCAGACTGTATGGTTTACCAACTACTTTACCGACACCTTTCAGACCGAACTCGTTGTTCAACAACCCACGGAATGGAAGTGGTTCACCAACTTTATCTTCATCAAAGAACTGACCACGATTAACCAACGTGTCAGGGAAGTCAACGTTCAAGGCAACACAGCGTTGTGCTTTTACAGGCCAGCGTTTGCACAGGGTTGGTACATTGTTCTGACCATGTGGAACAACTTCAAAGTATTCTTTCGATTCACCACGAGCTGCTTTTGCTTCTACTTCAGCTTTCTCAGCATCAGTACCTTTCCACTCCATCTTGGCGTCTTCTTGTGCTTGCAGACCCAAGTCAATAACACCGGAAACAATACCAATGAGTGCTTCTGGTTTGTCAGCACAACCAACTGCTTCGACAACATGCTTCGACAGAGCATCAAAGTCTACGTTGGCAGTTTCTGGATTGGATTGTGGGACTTGGGCGTTAAATACGAACTTCTTAGACATGTATGTTTTTCCTTTTGCGGATTATTCATTTTGCTGTATGATGGCAGCAGATATGTTTTGCGGTTGTTCATGCTCTTCACTCAACATGAACGCCCATTATACAGAAGTGGCTCACTGATGTCAACAAGTAATAACCACTTCTTGAATCTTTTTACATGAACAAGGTTGTAATGTAACCAATGAGAAGAACAAACAAACTCATCACAATCCGAAGACCAGCTACATTGGTATTACTGAGCTTACCCTTTTCGTGAGCTTGTTGTAGATCCGTGTTTTTGATTGTGATGTAACTAACAATCATTGCGAGACCGTATATGTTAGCAGTACCAATCAACGGTGCTCCTGCTGGAATTGCAAACCATGTATACAGAGTGCTAAGTGCAAAGATGTACAATGCAATACTGACTACAGAAAGTGTAAACTTACCAAGATACTTCATTAAACACTCTCCCAAGACTTAGTTACTACTTTACGTTCAACTAGCTTAACTTCATTGAGTTCAGCACCTGAATCCTCATGACTGTAATAGTAGTCAGTGTATGGACTACCACTTCGACTAATAGTCATTTCGTAATACTTACCGGTGCTTTCTTGGAAGTAGATATTGGTAATATGTTGCCACTTATAGTCAACATACCACTCACCCTCTTCCTGAAGAACCAATCCAAGTTCTTCACTACACTCTTCACCCCAGAGGTATTTGGTTTGCTCACGTGTTAGTACAATCTTACTCATTGTTAACCTCGCAGTTTGCGTTCAAGACGTTGAACTGCTTTCTTAACTTCAGCAGTGTCGGCAGCCAGTTTGCGAAACTTAGTCAGAATGCTCATCGTACAATTCTCTCCATAGTGATCTTTTGAATAATGCGTGGTGCAGCGGCAACAGTGTCGAGGGTTCGAAATGAACGCTGGATAATACGTGCGGCTTCACGAGTGGCAACAGCAATGCCACCAACTTGATATGCATATTTCTTTTTCATTACTTCTCCTTACGCTTGTTGTGCACGAGTACGGAAGATATCACCGTGCTCTTGGTAATCGTTCATGAACTTACGTGCATAGAACGCAGTATGGTTGTTGCTCAGTTTGAATGCATCATCTGACTGAGTGCTGATATTCACTTCCCAACGAATCCGCTCGATGATCAAAGCAGCACTAATCTTCTTACGACCCATACTGATCAAGTCATTTGCGAATCGTTTGAACAGGAAGTAGATACCCGGATTCTCTGCATCGAACTTGTCAAACTTCTCTACCAGTGTTACAGCCATTAAACATCTCCTAGAACAAGTTTCAACAGTTCAACCTTCGTTTCATTCAGCGAACGGTCAGATTCATAGTAATGATCTTCTTTGCTGTACGCTTGAATTTCACGCTCAATACACGCAACCATTTGTTCGAAGGTGTACTCTTCAATATCCCATTGACCTTCCAGACCATAACACGAGCAATGACTGCCTGAGTTATAGAAGAACGTATCAGTTGATTCATCGTATCCGTACACGAACCCGTAACCACTGTAGTCTTCATACGAGTAATACGAGAAGAAAATGTGCAGATGGTCAGGGAGTTTTACTTCATCATACTCACTTTGGTATTGGTTGAAATTCGATTCTTGATCATTGCGATCCATCAAATCACAAGCCAGAATACGGTTAATCAGGTTTTGACGGATTGTCATTAAACTTCTCCCATTGGTAACAGATATACTTTCGAAATCTCTTTAATGTTGAACGTATAACAAGTGTCCAGCAAGTTACGGTTGATCACTTTGAACTTACCATCTTGAATGCTGAAAGCATGAACAGGATTGATATGCTCAGGTGCAAACTTAGGACCACCTTTCCAGTGAATGATCACTTCAAGTTTCAGATGTTCTGGAACTGTATGGATAAAGTCAGCACCTTTAAGGTTGATGGTTGGTGCACCCAATTTATTCTTCTTACTCATTCTACTTCCTTAATCAGATCAATTTGGTCAGCAGAAAAGAAATCCCAATCAACAGTATGATCAAACCGCATAGTGCTTGAACAATCCAACCATGATTCAACTCGTGTAATCACTTCACCAACTTTACACTCATGATACTCTTGGAGAGCACCATTATATACTACTTTATCACCGATTTTCAACGCTTCAAATTCAGATTGCAACATGGTGACGATCCTTATGCAGTTAGTGCTTTAACACGATCCAGAACACGAGTGATGCGATCTTTCGACTTGTTAGACGATTCGATACGCTCGTTGATTTCTTGAATCTCACGATTGTCTGCATCGATATGGATATTGATTGTGTCGATAGCAGCCGACATCTTTTGTTCTGCTTTGGTGAATGCATCAAGAGCTTCCTCAACCAGCACGGTATGGGATACTTTTGCTTTAGTGAACAGACCAGTTACCAGATTACCGATGGATGGTTCGTTACGAGTTGTCATATTACTCTCCTTTGAATGTGTGCGCAGTATACGCTTGTGCTTATTGTGTGTCAAACGATTTTATGCAGCGATTGCCATTGTGTTTACAAATTCTTTTTGCTTGGTTGAGCCCGGTGTACCACCTTGTGGTGGAGTTCCGTCTGGTGGCGTATTATCAGGCTTACCACCTTTGGTGTCAACCTTTTGTTTCAATTTGTTTTCAGCATTTTGACGATGAATCAAACCAGCAAAGATTCGATGATGATCTTTGTTCATCGGGAATGACAGATCATACACAGCTTTACTCACTCTTGCAACAGAGAAAGCTTCCACACCAAGTTCATGCACGTTACGGAATACATTATTCATTCCGTCAATTGTGATCGTTACCACGTTACCCTTCAATTTTGCATTCATTAAGCAATACTCTTGTTGAGTTGTTTCAGTTCTTTGATCACGTCTTTAGCTTCTTGCTTGTCCAGATCCACACGCAGGGACTTGAACAACATATTGATCAGCTTGATTGTGAAGCCAACATCTTCTTGAGCAAGGTCGAGCGCCATTACCAAATCAAGGGCATCCTTCTCACTGTCGATACCTTGCAGGATATCACCAAACTCGATTTGTGAGCAAACAGAAAGTTTTCGATCTACCAGATTTGCAAGTTGACTCATTTTTCAATAACCTCCAAGTAATGTGATGCCTTTGAGAGCGAAACCACCACCAATGATGGCTGCACCTAGTATACCAATAACCACCCTACCCTCCCTGCTTGGTATTGTGTACTGAACAGCCGTTGACCAGATGACCAATGCAACAGTAATCAAGATCAAACCATGTGTGTTCATTTCGTATCTCCTTGTTGATGACGACCATTCTACGTGATCCTGATCGTCTGTCAACCACTATTTTCAATCTTCTTCACCTTCGTCCGAGTCATCACCGATGATAGCATTTACAAGCTTTTCGGCTTTGTCAAAATAGTAATCATAATCAATATTCCAATCAAAGTCATCCATGTCATTGCATTCTCTCACGTCATACTTGCTGTCGATGCTCAGTCGTCTCTCATCTGTACCACCGGGTAGCGGTGGCATTATTTTCACCAACTTACCACCATCCTTCACGGGAACATACCGGCAGATATTCTGAACCACCACCTCTTCATCAACACCAAAACTGTCTTTAAAAACCATGACAAGACGACTAGACCTTGGAACCTTTGTTCTAAGACAGAAATCAAAAGGGTCTTTATGATTCATAATAAATGTCTTATAGTCACAAAGCTCAAGCAAATGAGCAGCAACCGCCAACTGAATGACCATAGACGAATGGTTCTTGTGCCAACCCAATTCATCATATGGTAGACACTCATATGCTCCTTTTGTCTTGATCGAACCACTGCTAACCGTTTCACGCAAAGCATCCAGAATCTCTTGATGTTTCATGATGCCTTTTATCCCCTAGTTATTTTGGTTTTACCACGTTTCCAGTAAATTTCATTACACTTTGCTTTGCAGAATGCATTGTACATGGCCGCATAAATTTTAGAAAGTTCAACACCAGTGTATTCACCCTTAAATTCACCATGATGCACTGTGTACACCAGTGAGTTGGTTCGAGGTAAATGTGTTTTATCCACATCCTTGAACAGAACATTCTCACCTCTGTGGACAAGATGCTCACAACCTTCTGGGATTTCAGATGAGCGTTCCCATTTGAAGCCAAGGTATGATGGTTTGCTTCCATTGCACGCAGCATAAATATTCTGCCATTTCCATTGTGGATTTGCTGCTTTGATCTGGTTTATACCATCCCAAACACAAACAATGTCAGATGTGGTCTTGTCTCTCTGAATGAAATAAGAACGGTTAACTTCAGCAACACGCTTCGCCATTTCGTCTTTGACAACAGGATTCGACCAAAACCCTTTAAAGAATTCACTGATCTTTCTTTTATCACGCTTTCCATCTGCATATTGCTGGATAATTTTGCTAGAAAGGTGAGCACGTGTGTCCTCATGAGTTTCCATGCCGGTAGAACTGTCGCGTCTCAGATTGTAACCAGCGTTGCGAGAACACGAGTCCAACTGATCCATCCAGAAAAGTTCTCGATCCCCAGTCTCAGAAAGTGAGCAAGATTCAAGCTTGCTGAATTTGAAATTGCTAATGCCATACTTTGACAAAGAACTCATTAGATATCGGTTGATATGAGTCGTCCGATTAGTTCTGAATGCTGAGTTGTAGGTGTTGTAGCGACTTCGGAAATTAACAGTTTTACCGACATAGACCTTACCGTTCACAAGGTTTTCGATCTTGTAAATACCAATCTTGTCTTGTGACAAGAGGTTGTCACTGTAAATCATTCTAGTCAACGTCATGACAACCTCATTGTTTATTTCTGTTTAATTGCAAGATAATTGTTTACATCTCGGATGAGCATTTTCTTGTAAAGCTCACCTTCCATCTCAAGCTTGGTCACATTCTCCCATGATTTAACGATTTGTGCAACCATGTCAGCATCAGATTTTTTAGCAATGAATTCAAAGCCATCAGTGTTGCACATGAGCACATCAGCACCAAGTTGTTCAATCATATCATCAATCAACATTGACAACAACAACTGACCATTCACTGTGATACTCATTGTGAATTTAGGATCATACATAGGACTGTACTGGTCATTAGATGCACCATATGTTCCGTTTAGAGCCAATTTCAGCGCCTTGTTTCTTGAATCTTTTTTATCATAACTCTTACGCTCACGATACAACCCTTCATAAACAGAACAGAACAGAATGTCCAGATGCTCAGGGAACAGTTTGTTCTGAATTGAGACGTTAGGGTACATTGACGCGATATCATAGCTGTAAATCTGGTATTCGTCATTGCTAGAATGGACACCTTGTTTAGCACCGTGGATTCCACCAGTACCATAATCATACTGGAATCCATTTATCACAACATTAAGGGTTTCTGCAATATTCCAACAGAACCAATAGCTGGCGGCACCCTTTGGACTCTTGAGTTCAACAGCCTCAACCCAACCCAAGGGATGTTCTTTCATCATCTCAAGGATTTGTTCTTCGGTTGGCACATAGCGCTTATTCTTTGCCCCATCAATAGGGCAATTCATCTTTTTCATTTTAACACGAAGTTTTGCATACTTAGCAACATCACCAAGCTCATGTTCTTCAATATCTGTGAGTGACCCTTTTGTCTCAACAATTGTCTTATTAAGGAACCATTGATGAATCGCTTTAAACTCAGGTCGATTGAATTGAACGTACGGAAGAACACACTCACCAAGATTAATACTACTGCGTTTTGTTTGTTGCATTTGCCGAACCATCCTTGGTCCTTTCTTCTCAATCTTATAGCAACAACCGGGCTTAGCAGATTCCAAACGATTAACGAACAACTCTTTGCCGATTTTCGTATCATTGAAGTTGGTACAGTCAAAGCCGAACTGACCAGACAGTTCATGACGCATTTTGACTTCATCAAAAATCCTGTAATAGAATTTCAATGTTTCCATAACATCGTGTTTGTTGTATTCAATCAGAACATCTCTCTGTTCATCATTCAAACGCATACCAACAGGAAACGGCAAGTCTTCAATGTTCTTAGAACGCATGTTGAATTCAAGCATTTTTAAAGAGGTAGACTTTGCGTGATTATCGAAATGTTTTATCTTGAACAGGTCAACTTGCTTCAACATTACTTCATCAGAACGAACAGCGGTTCCGAATTTGTTGAACTTCATCTGTTCAAACATCTTACAAACCTTACTATAGATTTCAGATGCTGTGATTTGCAAAGTTTTACCTTCTTTGCGTGCTGCCTTACTCTTTTCAAGGATGTAGTGCAAAACAGGGTAATCGAAACCTAAGTTGTTAAAACCAACCATCCGATATCCACCTGTCGCAATATTACGCATGAACTCAAGCATTTCCTCAGTATCATTCTTTCGGTCACTGATTTCATAAACACGCATTCCTTTACCGCTAGCAAAGACAGCGGCAAATGTGAAAGTGTCAGGGTAAGTTTCCAAGTCGTAGCAAATATCGTTTTTATAATATTCTGTCTTACCGTCACCTAGCAGACCAATTTCCATTACTCTCTCCTAATAAAACGAAAGGGCCGAAGCCCTTAGATTAAAACTCTACATCTGGTACTTTCGGATTCAACGCCTGATCAATACTTGTCTGTTTATTGAGCCAGTTATTGTAGTTCATTACTTGGCGTGTTTCGACATCATAGATAAGTTGCATAATCTCGCCAGTCTCTCCTCCCCTCGCTTTCGGCATATCAACATGCGTCAAGTTGCGGATGATTGGGTCGGGGTTCATTTTATCACGACTAATCACAATGTTATAAGCAGCAGATTGAACAAATGTACTACTACCAAACGCATCATATTCCGATGCTTTCCTCCACGATCCATCAGAGTTAACTGGTTTACGTGTGTGCAGAATGTTTACAATTGTTACACCTGTCTTGACAATCTGTTTCTGCCAACGCATATGGTCTTCTTGCATATCACCGTTAGCACCGCGAAGAATGTCAGTCAGAACGTCGATAACAATAATCTTACAACCATATTGGTGAATCAGTTTCTCAATTTGACGCTCAAGAAGTTTAAGGTCACCATCTCGTTCATCCAGAATAGAATAACGTGGTTGACCAGAATCATCAACAAGTAAGTTGTCATACAGCGCTTGAACTTCAGGACGATCCAGATACTCAAGAATATCGGCACCTTCACCAATCCACGCCAAGTTCTTCTCAAGGTGAATAGACAACAAGTCAAGTGTGTATTGACCTTCGGTCATCTCCAAACTTACAACACCAACTTTCTGGGGTGCATTAAACATCCAGAAGTAGTTGAGTCCGTTAACGTGAGTAGACTTACCAACCGAAGTATCACCAATGATATTCACAATACTACCTTGACGAATACCACCCTTCATTGCATCTTGAACATCTTTCCATTCTGGTGGGAGTGGAATACGTGGACGCATCAGTTCTTCACGAACAGAGTCCATACTGCTAGTGCTTTCCTTGATACCAGAAGCAATCAGCGGTTTGGCATTATAGAAGTCACGAACAAATACACCAGCCAAACCATCTTCCAACATCTTGTTGGCGTCTTTACCTGTCCAGACAACTACCTTAACTTTCTCTTTCGGGAGAACTTCAGCAATTGCTTTAGCTGCTTTATGTCCAGCTTCGTCATTATCCATACCGATAATGATTTGATCATACATGTCGAAGAACGAGTATTGGGCAGCAATCTGTTTAACTGCACTGTTCTCACCGCAAGTTGGACTCACCACATGAATAGGAGCAATGTTACCCTTACCAGCACGGTTCTCTTCGAACATCTGATATGCAGCAACTTTGTCCTCTTCACCACCAACAATGAGAATATATTTGTTGTGACCAGAGTATTTAATCTGACCACTTAGTTGGTTCTTACCACCAGTACTACCAACATTACCGTAACGGAAGTCTTTAGGGTGATTGCGGCACTTATAACCAGCCAACTTACCTTTTGTGTTTGTCTCAGGATAGTGACGGCTGATTACTTTACCATCATCATCTTTCTTAGTTAGGTGACCAAAGAACTTCAGATATTCATCTTTGATACCACGATAACCCATACCTGAATAACCAGATACTTTACGACCATTGATTTCCCGGTGAGCACTTTGGATGAAAGCCTTAACTTCCTCATCAGTCATCGCCGGAAGACAATCGTTTGTCATCACCTGCGCATCTGTCACTTTCTTTCTCTCCTCTTGAAATTGCTCATTTGTTAAACCAAGAATACCCAATGTAATGTCACGAGCTTTCTTGAACTCAACATTAACGTCCAGACCTTCACTGTCCGCAACAAAATCAATTACTGTACTTCCGGCACCACACCCGAAGCAGTAATAAGTATTTTGATGGTGATATACGTTAAATGAAGGACTTCTTTCTTTATGGAACATGCACAGAATTTTATCCTCACCTTGATAGTCAGGATGATAGTGCTTCATTACCTTTTCAATAAGACTCAAACTTCCCCCTCATACCATTTATCACAATTGAATTCATAACCATCTGATCGAAGTTGTTCTTTCAAGTCATCGATTCTTTCAAGTAAATCATATGTGCGACGATCACCACAAAACGCCATACCTCGCATTGACAGATAATCATCACGCATCCAGACAACACCTTTGAGTTCAGTATTACCTTGTGGAAGAGCATCGATGTCTTTCATCATTTGCTTGTCAATCTTTGTCAAATCGAATTTCATGCTGATTTCTCAATGTCTGTTATAGCTTGACTGAGTGCTTGGTAGAAGTCAACATTCATATCATCCCAATACCAACCACATGTGTATCCAGAACAACCTATCGTTTGTTGGCTGAAGTCAACTTTCAACCTGTATTTGAACAACGCTTGCAATGCCCATGCTTGGTCACTCATTCACACTTCTCCTTGAACTGATACAGGAATGAACGTAGATGGGTTCGAAGCTGCTGAGTGTGTCCATAGGTCTTCACAAGCTCAAGTAACTCATTCACCTGTTCACGAAACTCATGATCTTTCATCGGTACTTTTGGTTCCTTGATTTCAGGAAGCATCTCAAGCGCATAATTGATGGATTCCATCTTTGCATACCTGACAGTGATAGATAGGTCACTATGTGGGTCACAACCGAACGGTGTACTCATTGGGTTGCGTAGATCAATCAGGTTCTTCTCCAGCAATGCTTTGTATTCTTTCAAACCGTAGCTCATTTCACCATCCTCTTGATTGCTGCACACCACACCTTGAAATTGTCTTTCGCATGGTCAGAAATGTACTCACCCTCATACTTTGCAAGGTGGTTGGAAGCACGACCACGGGCACCACGCTTGATTGAATGGCTGTACTCTTCAGCGTACCAATCCTCAAAGGTTTCCATCATTTCTTCGATTGTCATGTCGTTGCTTCCATTTGTGAATTTAGGTGATTGTACACTTGTATTGGTCTGTGTGCAACCACCCGGATACTTATTTTTCACTGGATTGTAGGCATTGACGCTCTACATGGTCAGCAAAACCGTTCACGGCAGTCTTCCTAACGCTCTGTGGGATCACTCCACGAGCCCACGCCATGTCGGCAATGGCTTGACCTTCCTCAGAGTATACAACAGCGTCAAACTCAGCACGGGAGCCTCCAGACTGACGGAAACTCATGGTTTGTTTAGCCAGTTCACGCTGAGCTTCACAATACGTCAGTTCATCAGCTTGTACCAATGTACTCATGGAGACTAGCACAAAAGTCATACCTACAATAATCTTTTTCATTACAAATTCCCTCTCGTTGATTGAGCTATGATTCTAACGTTGACAGTCTGTTCTGTCAACACCTATTTTTCACTTTCTTCTAGGCATGAAAAAGCCCCTCACTAGGAGGGGCTAATATTATGCGCTTACTTGAACGTTACCACGACCACGTTTGCGACTCTTTGGTGCAGACACCTTGAATGCTTTATGACCAGCGGTTTGGGTGGTGCCTTGTGGATGTGCTTGTTCGTAGAAGATTTTACCCATTTTGTTACTCCTTATTTAGTTTGATTTGTTCGTTAATGCTATTGTTTATTTCTGCAAGTGCCTTGTTACGCTCTGTATCATACTCAGCACCAGACTTTGGTTTCAGACCACGATCAACGATTGGAATATCAAGTTTCTCGAATGGTTGTGTCACCATTGGTCGTACTGTACCTTTCGGCATGTAGCTTGGTTGGATCATTGGATAGACAAGCAACATAACTAGAGCAAAACCAATTGGCCAAATCTTCTTCAGCTTGTAAGCGAGATAAGCATGACCAAGTACAACAATTGTCATTAACATGTTCAGCAGCAGAATCATTACAACTCCTTAATGAATGAGCGACAGCATATTTACAGCCGCTCATATTCAGTATTACTTATTACGCATGTCCATGATCATCGGAATATTACCATCACCGCCCATGATTGTTTGTGGCAAGCTACCATCCCACTTCTCAGCAATGATCTTCTGAATCTCAAGCTCTTTGATACGCAGGGATCGTGGATCTACAGCAGCTGCCAACACCATTTGTGCTTGAGCTTCAGTTTCAGCTTTCTCTTTATCAATTGCCCGCTGCATCTTCGCTTCTTGCAATTCACGGGAAAGAGAAACTTTAGATACTTCAAGTTGTGCTTCTTCCTGAGCGATCATCTCACGACGTTTTGCACTGTTCTCTTGTGCTTCGGTAATGATTGCTGGGTATTTGATATTAGTCAAACCGGCATATCGAACAGTAAACGGTGTACGCTCACCCATTACTTTTGACAACAGTACTTGAATGTCAGCGTTAATCTTCTCGCCATTGGATGCAATTTCCGAGATGGTGTATCGAGTCAGATAAGAACGAACCTCTGCCTGCAATACTTGCTTACCGTAAGTGTTATAGATCGATTCAGCAGCAATCTTGCTAAACTGATCACTCTCTGCAACTTGCGGAAGCTTGTTAAACATAGCTTCTGCTTTAGTTGGATCAACTGACAATGTTGCACGCAAATCCACTTTGACGATCAGCTTATCCGCTGGAATGAAAATATCCATCGGCTCAGTGTAGCTCTTGTCGGTGGTGTCCAGAACTACCAGACGATCACAGTAAGCATTACAGAATGGAAGTCGAATCTTGGAAGTTGGAATCAAACCTTCCTGATAACCATCCTTCGTCATGATCTTACCGACGAAACCCGGTGGAACTTCAACTCGTTCACCACAACCAACCATAAGGGTTGCAGCCAGTGCCAGTGCAGAAGCTTTGATCAGATTGCTAAATTTCAATTGTTTCTCCTAGTGTGTCGTTTTGATGTTGCGTATTATACGCTTGTGAAGCAGTGTGGTCAAGCGTTATTTTGAATTTCTTTTTTAAATATTTCAGCAGCCTTTTCGATAAGTTCACGCATGATACGCATATCATTTTCACGTTGTACGTTAAGCTCTTGCAATGCTTTCAAAGACTGTTCCACAAATATCCCCTAATGTTTGTTTAAGTTGTTTTAATGTTGGTGAATGATAGACGTATTCTACGCTAGTTGTTTCTTCAGGTCAACAATTTCTTGTTCGAGTTTCATGATTCGTTCTAGCAAATTACCTTCGTACAACTCTTCGTCATCAGTGTAATCTTCATCACAAGTTGGTAACTTGTTTAGACTGCTGAGTAGAAGTTTGTCATTATCGAACATTTCATCAAACAACGTGCGACCATGTGATTGCCACGAAACATATCTAACCAAAGACTTGTCACCAAACAATGCAGTTACAACCCCATACGACCCATGATTGTTGAAACCGTAATTGCTGATCTTTACCTTGTCATCTACTTCCAGTGCACGATACGCCACTTACTTTCTCCTGTCTAGTATAATAATTGTAGAAGTCTTGATCGCTAATGGTGATGCTTTTATATGCTCAGACCAATTGTCTTCCATACCGAACACAAAATCAAGATCAGTTTTAAACTTTCTAGGTAAAGAATCTACCGATGTAACCAACTTCATATAAGTAGAAAGCTTTAACCAACCCATTATCTTCCCCAGTGTGAATCAGTGAGCGAGATATTACCAGAGTTTCTGAGATAGTCAACTGCTTTAATCATGTTGCCGTCAGAGTGCACCAGAGCCTTCTTACAGGCTATCATTCCATCACCTGTACGTTGCCTCAACTCTAACACCATCGCTGCTGTAATCTCAACAGGGGCCATCAGAGCATCAAGATTTTGCATCTCCAGTTCAAGGTTCTGAGTTGCTTCACTAACACCAGTATGAAATTCTAAAATCACTTCTGACATTGCTCGTAATGCTTTGTGCAACTGCATAAACTTTTCGTCGTAGGTCGGCATCTGCAAGCAATTCCTTTAGGTTTAAATGTTCCACATTCATGACACTCTGTCTTTCCGTGTCGGGCGATGAGCATAATGAAGCTTTCAATCCACCGTGTCAACATGTTTATTCTCCCACGAGTCATTAATGTGTTGAGGGTTAATCCTACCTTTCGCCATCTGCATGAACTCTTGCAGGTTGTCAATCTCTGTATGTTCAACATGCCAATCAACCCACTCTCTCATCTTTATAGGGTACTCTTTATCCCATAGGTCTACATCTGGTTTATTCACCTTGGTGTCTCAACAATTTCATGTACTTCTCAGTACTGATCTTGATGGATAAACATTCTTGAAATCTTGCTCTCGCTTGATCCTGAAAGTAATCATCACCGAATACAGACCTATCGTCAACCTCTTTCTTTAACTCCTTACATCTCTTATCTAACCATTTCACTATATCTTTAACACCTTCACTCTTCACACTGCTCTCCTAATATGCTCATTGAGATAGTACAGATAGATTTCCCCTTAAGACCTACAAACGAGGTCCAAGGAAAATCTTCATGCTCACCGATTCTAGCACCCTGATTCATCAGGCATGTACGCAAGGTACACGAGATAGGATAAGGCAGCAACACCTTTCTCCCGTGGTACGCTTCTACTGTTACTAGTAGCCGCAATGTCGTACCAGAACCACTAAAGGTCCATTTCCACATTATGTTGGTCTGCTTTCTTCATGACCTTTAACACTGAGCCGGTGAGTGATTATGACATTTCTCTCTCAGTGCGAGACGTTCTGTACGTCAAGGTTGCCCATTCTACAGAGGAAATCATTTCCTGTCAATACCCAAAATACCCCTTGACGTGCTGATTCACTGGTGTATGATGGTGACATTCCCAAGGAGAAATAACCATGCGACCAAATATCACAAAAGCACCATCTGGCGCAACACACTGGGCACCAGAGCAAGAAGCATATAATGGTGGGTGGTATCGAATTGAGGGTGACAAATACCATTTCGTGTGTGAATATTGGGCAAGTAGTATCACTGATCATCCACATGGAGTGCAGGCACAACGCTGGTTCAAGGGTGAGGGTAAACCGTTGAATGAACTGTGTCGTCCACTCACTGACCTGATTCCACTGGAGCAATTGAAATGAAATACTCTGTACGAATCACCGAGAGAGCAACGAATGTGGTCGTTGAGACGATTACTTGCCATTCAAAACGTGATGCGGATACAATCCTGAAAGGTGTTCAACATAATCTAAACAATGTTGAATTCAAAGCGGAAACTGTAGAAGAGATTGACAAACCCGGATACCACTGTAAAATCTGCAACACTCATCTGAGGGTCAAGGAGGTTTGTACGATCTACTGCCCAAACAAATACTGTAAGGAACACAAATCATGAATACCAAACCAACAATGTCAATGAAGACAGCAATCAAGCAGATTGAGAAGCGGATGAAAGCCGTTGGTGTTGAACGCGACAAACTGGATGACCTGATTGGTGAACTGGCACATCTGAAAGAAAACTGTGACACTGCTTATGACGACCTTCAACATGCACGAGATGCATTGTCGGAGCTAGTGTAATGACTAAGAAAGTAATCGACGTACTACGCAAGTATCAGGACTTGACATATGATTTGTCTGGTCCTATTGACGAAGTAATTGAACGTTTGACCAGACTCAAAGAAGAGAACACAATTGACAGTGTGATTATTCTGGAATACGAAACTCAGTATGGTAGCTGGGGTGACTCAGACAGACAGGTTGTGAACGTGTATGATCGTCGGATTGAAACCGATGAGGAATATGCTGAGCGCCTGACCAAAGAGAAAGATGAACGGGATCGAGTTCTTGCCTTCAAACGCGCTCAGTTAGAAACCCTCAAGAAAGAATTGGGTGAGGAGTGAAGACAGATGGTTCGAAACGATTAAAGAAGACAAATGATTCAGGTTGGAGCTGTATTGGTGGTAGCACTCCTCCTCAGAACCGTGTACAATTGCTTCCATCGAATATGAACAAGCCACTCTGGTGGCGAATCAAGGAGTGGTTTAAGTGAGCAACAAGATCGTACCAACAGATGAACAGAACAACGTAGTTGCAATGTCCAAGATCCATCGTGCAATGAAAATCTCTGCTTATGCTGGTGCTGCCAAAACGTCTACGTTGACGATGGTGGCTGAAGAACACGTAGTCCCTAGTCTGATGTTAACCTTCAACAAATCGTTGGCTGACGAGGCTCGTGGGCGCTTCCCATCGTGGGTTGAGTGTCGAACCACTCACAGTTTGGCGTATGCTTCGTTTGGTGCACAACTTCGCAATAAACTGACTCGCCCACAAGGTGCTTACAAAAACGTGGCTGGTACTGGTACTGAGATTGCCAAGTATTTCAAAACTGGTGATTTTCTGTACATGATTGAAGGTGAGCGTGAAGCTCGCAAAATGAAACAAGGTGGTGTTGGTGTTGCCATCAAGGAAACCGTTGCTAAATACGAACAATCTGCTGACGAAGAGATTGGATACAAACATGTGTCTATTGGTCCATGTGATCAAATTCTGTTGAAAGATGAAAAGAGTATGCGTGCGTACAAATATCTGGTGCTGAGTTGTGCCCAGAAGCTATGGCGTCTACGTACCGACCTTCGCTCTGATGTGCTGGCTACACACGATACATACCTGAAGTTGTTCCAACTGTCTAAACCTGACCTATCTCGTTATGAAGTGTTGTATCTGGATGAATGTCAGGATGTCAACGAAGTTGTACTTGATATCTTCTTGCGTCAGAAAGATAAATGTCGGTTGTATGCTGTAGGTGATGGTTATCAGAACATCTATTCGTGGCGTGGTGCAAAGAATGCAATGCTTGAACTTGATTGGCCTGAAGCTGGTTTGTCCAAGAGCTTCCGTTTCGGTCAAACAATTGGTGATCTTGCTGACTGTGTTCTGGCTCAAGATGGTCATAAGATCACAGCGGTAAAAGGTTGGGAGAAACTAACCACTCAAGCTATGCCAAAGCATGAAATCCCTCAAGAGATTTGGGATGGTCCGTACACCATGTTGTTCCGCACTAACGGTGCTTTGATCTTTGAAGCCGTTGACCTGTTGGAACAAGGTAAGAAAGTCAATCTAGAAATTGATGTATCTGACTTTACCAAACTGCTTGATTCTGCAATCGAACTACAACGCGGAAACATGACCAAGGTTAAACACGAAAGCCTTGTACAGTTTGCAAGTTGGAAAGAGTGTGAGACGGAAGCCCAAGCTGTTCAAGGTGAGTTGCTTCGTGTATTCAACATGGTGCAGAATGGTTCTGTCTACAAAGTGCTGGGTGTACTGTCCAAGCATAAGAACTGTACTGATCCAGATGTAACGTTGACAACTGCTCACAAGGCGAAAGGTCGTGAGTTTGATGTTGTAATCCTTGCAGATGACTTTCCATCGCCGTACAATCAACAAGGTGAATGGGTTGGTCTACAAGATATGGAACGCAATTTACTGTATGTTGGTCTGACTCGTACCAAGAAAGTACTGGGTTACAATGGTACTGTGATTCATATGATTGAACGGATAAAAGATCGAAAGGTTCAAAAATGAAGTATCAGATATGGGTTCTGACAATACAAGGGTGGCAATGTATTGTCTGCAACACCGTTCGTGAAGCATTATATTTGAGGGATAACTTGAGGAGTATTGACGATTGGAGTTCAATGATTTAGTATTCTCGGAATACACAAAGTTCAACGTAACTGATATTGAGGATTACCATGTTAAAGGCACATTCAACAGCAACGCTGCTTGTGACACTGAATTTTACGGATACCGAGAAACGGCTTTCCGTGTTTCATCTGCCAAAGGGAAGGACTCAATCGGTTGGTGGTCTTTCGATGAAGATGAGTTACAATACTTCGCTAACAAAAATGATGATCGAATCACTTTGATCGTACAAAATGCAATTGATAAACAAAATGGAGAGTTTTAATGTCTGACCGTAAGTTGGCCCGTGTTGTACAAATTGATTCACTGCATGAAATCGAAGGGGCTGAACGAATTGAATTGGCTTTTATTGGTGGTTGGCAGGTAGTTGTCCAGAAGGGTTTGTATAAAGCTGGCGACAAATGCATGTATTTCGAGGTCGATTCACTTTTGCCAACTGACCACCCTGCATTTGCTTCACTGACCAAACTATCATCTAAGTTGCTGTTTGAGATTGATGGTAAGGGTTATGCTCGCATCAAGACAGCGAAGTTGATGAAACAATTGTCGCAAGGTTTTTGTGTACCATTGTCTGATGTGAATGCTAGTCCAACTTGCAATGTAGATATGGACTTCACAAAGACTCTTGGTATCATGAAGTATGAGAAGGGTGAAGAGCGTTCGATGAATAACGCTGGTGTTGCTGACGGTGTTAAAGGTCGTGCAACTAAACCATTCCCATCGTTCATTCCAAAGACTGATCAGAACCGTGTACAGAACATTGTCCCTCGTTACTTGCAGTCGGTAGAAGATGGTGAACTATTCGAGAAGACATTCAAACTTGATGGTTCTTCTATGACTGTCTGGATTAAAGATGGTGTGACTGGCGTTGCGTCTCGCAATGTATCGTTCCGAATGCAAGTTGAGAAAAAGGGTTTCATTAAGTCGTTCAAGGATTACTTCAAACAAGTTAAGAAACATGGTATCCGTCATGCTAAGTTTGTAACTCATATTCCAGCAGATGTGAATGCTTTCACTCAAATGGCTCGGAACTCTGGTGTGATTGATACACTCGTTAAACTGAATCGCAATCTAGCTATTCAGGGTGAAATGGTTGGTCCATCGATTCAAAAGAACTTTGAAGGTGTCAAGTCTAATCAATTCTACATCTACGATATCTATGATATTGATGCAAAGCGTTATTTGCTACCGAAAGAGCGGTTGAACATTCTTTATGATCAAGGGTTGACCGGCGTACCACAAGCTGGTATTGTATCGCTCTTGCCAACAGTTGTCGAAGCTATTGAAGATGCTGATGGACCATCCGGTTTGAATGGTAAAAGGCGTGAGGGATTTGTGTACAAAAGTATTGACCGTGATTTTAGCTTTAAGATTGTGTCAAATTCGTATTTGCTAAAGGAGGAATGATGAACATTCGTGACTACGGAACATCTTGGTATATTGAACTACAACGTATTCGTCAGCGACTTGACGATATCGAGAACTGTGATGGTTTTGGTGAAGCAATCTTTGTAACCCAAGAGTTGTCATCAGATATTGAAAAGCTTGAGCAAGAGCTTGACGTACAACTAGAACTTGATATGGATGGTGATTGATGCACGGTTTTGACAAACTTGGTTGTACATTGATTGGTGTTTTCTTTGGTATTATCATAGGTGGTGCTTTATCCACCTATTCACATAGTAAAGCTGAACAACCTACGGTTAAGCATTGTGAAGTGTCTAATGTTGCTTCCAAGAAGGTTTCTAGTGTTGAACAACGAATCAAACCAACGTATCCTGTCGGTACATTTGAACATGAGGCTAAACGAACAGAATGATTTTTAATCAAGAGCGTGATTATTTCTCAGATGTAATGACAATCAAAGACTTTCTTCAGAGTGTAAAGTGTGGTGCCTTCATTCCAGATGATGGTTGCGGTTGGCTTGGTAATGAAACACACTTCAACTACGGTGTAGATGTTTGGGAATGGTATTTCCGTGGTAAAGAGATTCCAGAAGGTGTAACTCATGTTCACTGGTACAACAAATAAGGAGATTCAAATGGATCACATTACACGTATTGAGCAACAACAGGTGAAGATCAACTCTGATCATTATATTGAAATGTTTGCACTACTTTCAACAATTGCAGTATTCTGTGATGACCCTCGATATGCGCACCAAGCTGAAGAGATGGTTCGTAAGATTCGATGGAGTGAAGGACGATGAATAACTGCCCCGGTTGTAATCTACCAATGGTTGACGGACAAGTATTCAACGGTCTTCTGAAGTGCCATTGGGTATGTGCTGACGCTGTACGAACTAACATGGGTGAAGCTAACGCTTTCGATCTAATCAAGCACAGAGCGGATGTCAGACTGCGACAAGATGGGTTGTTTCCCGGCCATCACCTATATGACATACTAATGAACAAAACACTAGAGGAGATGTTTAGCTAATGCATTACGTAGTTGCTCATGATCACTATTACCCAGTAGGTGGCTTTAATGACATCAAGTTCAAAGGAAGTTATGAAGACTGTCTTCTAGTTAAAGAAGAATTATCTAAACGACATGATTATGTTTGTATTACAGAGGACCATGTAAATACAACATTGTCTGACTGGATTTAAGACATGAAAAAGCCCCGGCACGTAAGTGATCCGGGGTTTAGTTGTATTTTATCTTTTGTTTATGATATCCAACCTTTGTATAATATCATTTCTTAGGATATTCATCTGGTCTTTATAATCTTGTCTAGAGCTTTGTGACTCCCTCAACCATGCTTCTTGCAGCTCTTTAAGCTCAGCTCTGGAAGCTTTCCCATCTTGCAACCTACTGATTGCCCTCTGGTTTGTGGCTATGTTTTTTTCAAGACCTTCAATCGCTTGTTGTGTGCTAGCCTTATCACCTTGGTACATGAATGCCGCCAATGAAATCAGTGCGACACCGGCCCACCCACCAAACTTCTGGATTAACTCCTGTAACTTACCACCTTCATTTGTTGGGTTGCTCATCATTGACTGCCCCTTGTTCCGTATAGTTTTTAATCAAACCCTCAACCAAAATCTGGTGTGCGCGAAGGCAGCTTGTGTTGTTTACCCATGAACTAGCAAGAGTACGAACTGTTTCACCCGCTGGCTTCTCTATACAACTCACTCTTAGCAAGTCCAATGGGATATGTTCCTTTACATAGATCGTCTCTACAATCGTCTCTGGTGGCTTACTTGAGCAACTTGAGCAGGTTATCAGGCAAACGATCATCAATGTCAGCAGTGTTTTGCGCAGTAGTTCCATTATTAACTCCCTTCTTAGATGGTATAGCATTTATCAACTGTTGCTTTACCACTCCAGTACATACTTCCTTTGAAACTTCCTTTGTAATGGTTATATACTCAGCAGGTTTTGTCTTAATCTCTTCTGCAAGTTCCAAGTTCTGGTCACTCAGTCTCTTATTCAACTGCACATGTGCCAACAACTTACCTTGGGTTGCAGTCAGCTTTACCCTGTCAGCTTTACCTGATAAGTATGATGCTGTGAGAAGTGTTGCCAGAACAATGCAGAGGATACTCAACCCTTTACTTTTCAATGTCGCGAGTATTAGATTCATGAGTGTGCTCCTTTACTTTATCCATGTCGTCAATCTCTTGGTCGAGCAGTTTACCAATTCCCAGCATGGCTGCGAACATAATACCCCAACCGACCAACCAAGTGACCGTCATCGTACTTGTCAGAATACCAAGTAGAGACATACCAGCCATACTAACAGCATTCAAGATATTAGCGATTAACGAGTATGTCTGGTAGTGCTTACAAAGATGTACGTAAAACTTCTTGCTCATATCGTTACTCCCACACTTTCATAATTGGTTTATAATAGGCAGGAACTGTACCACCCATAGTACCATCTGCACCCATGCAATATTTGTATTGCTCACTGGCTCGAATCTCTAAACCTTTCAGTTTAACTTTCTTACCATTGATCGTCCCAAATACCCACTTGGTTAACTCAATACATGCACCATCGTAGTCTTGACGATTCAACTTGGCGAGCATTGTGCTGGATTGTAAGTTCCCACCACCCTTGTTAAAAGTGAAGTCTGTGACAGCTCCTTTCATCCATTCAGAACGAAATGGAACACGCACAGCACTTTCAACAATCTTTTCATGTATGATCCAGTCTTTAACAAACTGAGCAATACATTCGTCTTCCGTGTAATTCTGCTTTGGAGTTTCACCTTTCTTAACCAAGTGTCCAATGCATGTCGTCTGTAACCCAACTGGGTCCAAATGAAGATGTGTCATTACACCCTCAGATGGAACAGTTAGTTGAGAAGCCACATAGGCACTTGGACCAGCAACACCGGCAGCAAGAAGAGCAGCAAACACCTTAGCTTTCAAACTGTTAGTGATTGGTAGCTTCATATTATCTCCTCAATAATGTTTCCAACCTCCAAGACGAGCACCTACATAGAACGCAAGTGCACGCCAGTTAGCAACACCTTCTGTACGTAGTGCTCGGTAAAGGTAGCTGTCAGCTGTTTTACGGCTTACTTTCTTCGTACTGTATAGATAGTCATGCACAGTACAACCATAGTTACCATAACCGCTCACAAGAGCGTACAGAGGGTATAAGCAGATATTGTGAACAGCTTTCAAACTTGCAAAGTCAGTAACAAAGTCTGTTGGTACAACTACATCACCAACAGCATCACGAAAATGAAGAGGAGCGAGAAGTCGAAACTTTGTACGCTCCAGTTGTTCGGTTTTCAGCGTGGTCACAAATTCACTCATACAGGCCATCCTTCGTCTAACATGTTGTCTGTGAAAGTCCCAGCATCAAGGTGGTCACGTAGTTCAAACTCTCTGTCAAAGCAAGCTTGAACATGGGCACGCACACCTTGAGCTACGGCTTTAAGTTGTTCTGCATCAAGTGTCAGTGGTCCAGCTGGTGTCTTCCAACGACATACATACTCAGGGTCAAGTAAGGCAGACAATGCAGCTCCTGCAATCAGTCCTTGACTGTCTCGACCTGTATCAATTGGGATTCCACCTAGAACAACTCCTGAAGTTTCAACAGCATAACGCTTGGCTGAAATAGAAGCATGTTTACCTGCCAGTTCATCCTCTTGCTTTTGTGCACTTGTGACCATCTTGGTCCAATCAATACTCATACTTAAACCTCCTCTTCTGGTACTTCTGGCAACGGTTGTGGAAACATCACCTCACCATCTGGAACATTCAAGAGTGGTGCAGGGAATGCCTGTTCTGGACTATAGTTGTGAGGAATTGGGAGTAACAGAGTGATCACCAATTCACCCTCAACTCGTTCAACCTTATCGACAAACCAAATAGAAGAAATGGCTTCGGCTGGTAACATGTCACCTTCCACCATTGTTGAGAAGTCAAACTCTTCACCGTTTACTGTCAGAACATCACCTTGTTTATATACTGTCAACGCCTCATCGCGACGTTGTGGTGAAAGAATAATTTTCATTAGAACCATCTCCCTACTGCAATTAAGTCATAGTTGATTGTGGTACTTGGTGAAGAACCAATTGAGAACGCACGCAACCCCGGCCAGTTAGCTGTTGTAGGTAGAGTCGTAATTTGAGCAAACCCATACCAAGCTGATTGTCTATATGAATGCGTAACTTTTGGTGCCACACTGAATGCAATGGGGAACGCTGCTGCGTTGAGGAAGTCAGCGTTGTTGTTGAAGCATGGTCCCACTACTGTAGTCAGGTTCAATGCACCAGTAGTACCTGACTTCACACAAATTTGAGTACCATCAGCAAACCTAACATAATCACCATTTGCGTTAGTACCAGCTTCCAGAATTGAACCTGTAGGAACACCAAAGAAGTGACTGACAGTGCCCAAGATGTCAGCAACAGCTGCTGACTTCAAACCCAAGTTAGTACGAGCAGCAGCAGCGGTAGTGCCTCCTGTACCACCTTTCGTTAAAGGAACTGTACTTTCAACAGCTACAGTTCCCAACCCAAGTCCAGTTCGTGCAGTAGCTGCATCTGTACCACCAGTACCACCCTTGGTAAGAGGAAGAGATGCTGGAATAGTTGTACCACCAAGTGCAACATAAACCTCATCAAAGTTTGCTTGCATTTTAGTGAATGCAGACCGTGGCGTATCACCACCAGCACCAGTTGGAGCAGTACCCAAGTTAATAGTTTGTTTAGACATGTTTCCTCCTTAAATGATTGGGGAGACAAGAGTATCAGTCTCCCCGTTTGTATTACAGGACTACTTACAAAGTAAGTGCCTCCATTGTTGAGTTAGACAGCTTCAATGGATAATATTTGATGTCCCGAATGTGGTTGTTAGTGGTACTTCCACCGAAATGCCCACGACCTATGTACATTGAAACTGGAACTGGAACACCTGAGTGAGTGACTGTACCTCTGGACGTACCATCTGACGCAGAAGAAAACTGAGTTGCATCCCATGCAGCAGCCACTTTAAGTCTTAACGATGAATCAGATGTAGATCCACCCGCACCAGCCTTACGGATGTATGCGGCACCGCTCTGACCTGCACCACCGGGCGCGTAAGCAAGACCAATGTAGTTGTTTGAGTCTACACCCAGTGACAATGGGAATGTGCTACTAGCCGACGGCTTCCGTTCCAACATAGAAATGCACAAAGTACCTTCATTGACGTTTAACCACGGTGACAAGTTGTTAACACTTGCAATGTCGGCAGCACGTGTTACTGTTACAGATGAAGTAACATCAGCTGCCCGCGTTACTGTTGGTGACGTGTACACATCAGCAGCCCGTGTTACTTGAGCCGAGGATGTAACATCAGCAGCCCGTGTTACTGTTGACGATGTAACTCCGTCACCAGCACGAGTAACAGCAGCACCAGCAGTAGGAATATACGAAGTAGCAACCAAACCTAATTCAATCTGATAACCACCAATGTAAATTCCAGAGCTACCGTCGCCACTGTAGACAGTCAATCCACTATCGTTAATTAGAACAGGGTAGAATGCCGAAGCGACTCCTGACGCACCAGTGGTGGCTGTTATCGTAATTCGATAGATACCACCAGACATTTTCTGAATTGTTCCGGTTGCACCAAAGCTACCAATCGCTGTACCAGCGGTTAAGTCAAAATCAACCCTTGGGCTAGAAGGTAACCATGAACCACTGTTAACTGCTTGGAGGCAAAGTTTAGTTCGTCCAGCAGCCTTTACAAAGTAACTACCAGTATAATAGGTACTTGCTGCAAGTGTAACGTTAAGTGGTTGTCCGAAGTGACTGCTAGTTACCGTATTGTCTTCCTTGAGTAGACGTAATGGTGTTATACCATCAACAAACAATTGACCGGTTGATGTGTATGTTGCTCGCGTTGCGATAATTGTCGTGTCTGAATTAGACTGTAGTGTGAGGTTAGTTGCAGGACTTTCCAACAACAGTCCGACTGGTTTCAATACACCAACCGAGTCATACACATACGCACTTTCTCGTGCTACACCTGATGCTGCTGTTTGCAATACACCATTGATATCAAAGTATGTTGCTGTAGAAGCGCGACTTGCGAATGTTACTGGTGTTGGAATGTATGTGGTTACCCCAGCACCGACCTCACACTGTGGTCCCCATATACTTACACCCACCATACCACTACCCAAATATGAAGGTCGTGTATTAACCAAGCCCGGACTTAATGAATCTGAGCCACCAGCAATAATGTAGATGTTGTTTGCGTTAACGGCAGTATGTGTTAACGAAAGTCTCCACCAACCATTACCAGCTCGCTCAACTTTACGAACCGGAGCCATTGTTCCTATGGAACCAGAAGTCCAACTCTGTACAATATCACCCGTGTCCAAATCAACCAAGAAGGTGTTTGACGCAGAAGATGAGTAAGCTGACAAGTAACCATACTTCCTGTTCACCTTTTTGATGTAAACAGAGTGTGTGTAATTAAATCCAGAAGTCGGTGTGTAGAACCGCAAGATTTCATGCTGAGCAGTATAACCACCCTCAATGATGTCAACAGCAGTGTAACTACCATCAGGTGCCTGTTGACCCCCTAATACACCGAGACCACCAGTTGTTGACCATGTTGCCACAAAGTTAGGGACAGTTGAGTGAGTTAAGATGTTAGTACGAGAATCTTCAATCATCAACCCAATAGGTTTGATTGAACCTGTAGAATCATACCCGTAAGAGTTTTCCCGTGACACACCAGATAATGCAGTTTGCAGTACACCATTTTCATCCATATATGTAGCTGTTGATGCGCGACTGGAGAATGTATCAACACTTGGAATGTAAGAAGTAGGAGATGATCCTTGTTCAAACTGTGGTCCCCAAATGTGGATAAAACTATTACCATCACCTAGATAGTAGTCACGCCCCAATACAGCGGCACTATCGTCGCACATACCAATACTCATTCCGCTGGATGGCGATGAAGATATAGCAGTTGATGTGATGATGAGTCGGAACCATCCGTTCGGTCCTGTTTCTACTTTAGCGATTACAGCACTACCAGCTGCTAAAATTGTACCAGTTAGTGTGTCAAACTTCGCAGACATTGTTGTGTCTGTTCCCCATGAACCAATGTTGGAGAAGTGAAGATACGCATATCGTCTCGATCCGGCTTTTACCCAAATTGATCCAGTGTATGTTAGTCCTGATGTAACAGGAATACTAGCAGTGTAAAGACGATGCTCGTTATCCGCTATTGTTTCAACAAGGCGGGCGCCAGTGAGTGTACCATCAGGGGAAACTGTATCATAAGGAACAATAGCTACATAAGTAGCAGCCCAAGACCTGTGTAGTGCTGTTGTATATGTGGCAAGGTTAGTTGCCGCCGCTTCAACCAATAGTCCTTTGCTGATCTTACTCACAGGATCATAATCAATCCGTGGAATGTTTACAGCAGCAGTTTGCAGCAGTCCATCTGAACCGATATATGTTGCAGTTGATGCGCGACTGGTGAATACTACTGGGGTTGGAATGTAAGAACTGAGCGTTCCTGTTTCAAGTTGTGCTAATGAAAGGATGACAGAGGGTGTGCCGTCACCTGTGTATGCTCCTGTGGTAAGGCTGGTGGCCGCTTGAATGAATACAACACCAGCACCAGTGACTGGTGCCACGAATGTAATACTGCATCTTACCCACTCATTAGAAGCTCCAGTAACGATTGCCGTTGAAGCTGTAACAGAACCTGTCACCAATGAACTCAAATCAAAATGCGCTTGTGGAACAGTTGCTGTACCGTCAATTGTCGTTAGTAATCTAAGGAAGCTAATCTCCTTCTTTTTAGCATAAACACTCAACGTGTATGTTGTACCAGATACAGCAGAGTATGGCTTTGAAATCCTACCAACCACACCCGTACCAGCTGATGGTTTGAGTGCCCAAGCATCGAGCGTTCCAGTTGGGTCAGGTTCTGTAGCTCTCGCGACGGTACTTGCTACTTTAGTCCAAGATGAGTCATCGTACTTTGAACTTGCGGTAAGCATATTTGTTGCGGCTGCTTCAACCAGCAAACCTATAGGCTTAATCACCCCAGTTGAATCATATCCGTAAGCGTTACTACGGGCTACGTTGACATCGGCAGTTTGTATCACACCATTTGTATCAAAGTATGTTGCTGTAGATGAACGAGATGTGAATATTGTTGGTGTCGGGATGTATGACGTTGAGAATGATCCAGATTCCACACACATACCATAGAAGGAAACACCAGAAACACCATTACCAGCATATGATACGTTAGTTCCTGTATCTATGAACAGCACGGAAATCCCAAGTGTTGCGCTGGCGGCGACTGCTGTTAATGAAATCCTTTTCCAACCACTACCAACATCTACAATTGTTGGTGATGTTGCAGAGAAACCGCTAATAAATGTGGTTGTATTCAGATCAAAGTTAGCATCACTTATGATTGTACCACTAACACCACCTGCTTGGCCGAGTCGAAGTCTTACTAGGTTGCGTCCAGCCTCTTTGATGAAAAATGAAACAGTATATGTAAGACCCGATACCACTGTGATATCTCTGCTGAACCCGTGGTTGGTACTGACTGTATTCTCTATTACCATATCGGAATTCAGTAACCCCTCTGGCGATACGGCGGAAGATGGGTTTAGTGTTGAGTTAACTTTTACCCAAGCAGCATTACTTAAATCATTAGAATATGTTAACCAATTGGTACGAGGCTCCTCAACAAGTAAACCTTTCAATACCTTTGTAATTGGGTCATAATCAAACCGTGGTTGGTTATTCGGCAGCACTTCATAAACACCACTGGCATTCCAGCGACCACCAACAGAAGCTCGTGTAAACGTGATCAAGTCATTGAACGTCTTATTTACACCACTCACTTTATATTTTTGATTCTTGAAGTCAAGGTTAAGAGAAGCGGCATCTTCCGCTCCATTCAATGTAGAAACAAAACCCATTGTACTCATATCATTCTACTCCTGTTGCAATCCAATAAGCTGTTGCGGTTCCTTTAACTTGAATGCTTTCAGTGGCAGCAAGTACAACAGGAACCATTAGTCGTTTACTACCACCAGCAGTAAGTTCTTCACTTAGTACAATCGATGTGTCTGATGTTGTCTTATGCAGTCTAACACCAAAACTACCACCAGATGGTGCACTGAGGAACAATGCCCTAACTGTTGCTGGTCCAGTCTTCAACGTTGTCCAAGCTTCATTACTTGGACTGGTAACAATGGCACTCGAATACGCAGCACCGGTAATAGTTGTTGTCATCCATTGAACGCCAGTACTAGACATGGCTTCAAGTTTGTCGCCTGTTTTAAGTGAAATACCACCAACAGCCAGTCGTGCTGGTGTATTCAATGGGAGCGTGTTCAGTGGTAGAATGTATGAGAATGTACCACCGGTCAATGTGACTCTCAGTGATACAAGGGTACTGTCTACGGTGGCGTTGGCTACAAGAGCTGCCACTGTACATTCACCAGATACAAGAGTGGTCCATACACCACCTGTTGTGGTGGCAACTGTTGTTTGTTTAGCCATGTTTCATTTCTCCTCAATTAAGTTCCCGGTAGTCGGGCGAATACAGCAGCGGGTTGACCCTGATCAGTCCACGGACCAGAACCAACAGCCACCATATATAACTGCAATCTATTTTCTGTGTAGTTGAACCTAATACCAACGTCAGTCCAGTTCATGCTTTGTGGGGTTAGAACCCCTCGCGAGAAAGGATTAATCATAAAATACTCATCGGATTGAAGCGTAGAAACCAGTTCATTCCTATAATAATACTGAGCACCATAATCAGGGAGTTGTACGCTACCCTGATAGGACCAAGAGTGGTTTGCTTTAGTTACAATTACAGGAACAGCACCCGAGTCGTAACACAAGCCACCATTTGCAGCCCAAATACGAAGACCGTATGAAGAATTTGCCAGTGATGCAAATGCCGCAGCAAACCATTTCCCCAATGGTCTATGTGTACTGTTACCAGCTATGATTTGAAACCCTGTCCAGTTACCCGAACCACCACTCAGTACCATTTGTTTATACAAGTCATTCGGTCTACTTGGGTCATTTCTTATGAAAATGCACGGTGGTTCACTTGTTGTAATTGCTGCTGGGAAAGTTACAGTTGCAATGTGTGTACCTACCGCTTGATAAGCACCATTAAACAATGAACACAACCTTGGTGTTTCAGAATCAATCTGTATGTAGTTAGTATCGTTGGATACCGTCAGTCCGAATGTCAATTTGCATACCTCATCACTAAAAGCCTAAACTCAATAGCAGAACCAATCGTAGAAGATGGCTCACTTGGGTTACGAGACTTGATTGTTACAACTCCCTCACCAACTGTTTGATATGGAAGTGCGTTCAAACTATTTTCTGCTGTAGGTGCCTGTGTAGGTAAGATTACGGCAACACACGTTGAGGGACTAAATCCAGAAATGGGTACTGTAATAGTAGCATTCACTGTTAATTGATAAACTTGATTGTGGATAACTTGATATGTAAAGTTACCCGTGTCAACCTCAGGAGCGCCACTGGCGCTCCATGTTCTCATTCCAAAACTCATTCCGATAGATCCCCAAGTTGCACACGCTTGACGTTGTTTACGTCATATACTCTCAAAGAGCGGTTAGTCATAACCATTGTACCTTGTCCGGGTACATGACCGTTGATTTCAAATGTACCAGCTTTAGTCAACCTCCATCCTTGGATACCGGCAACAAAGTCATCAGATTGCAGAGTGTCTCCAATCTTCAACATTGTAATACTACCGTTGGCAATGAATGCGTCTTTGATGAATACTTGACCACCATTCACTACAAATGGTGCACTTAGGTTTGCATCAACACCGTTAGTGATTGCGAATGTATCAGCGTTCACCAAGAATGTACTTTGCAGACCAGCAGGACCGTTCTCAATACCAAGACCAATACCAGCTGTAACATACTGACCGAACTGGTTAACTTGCAACTTGACAGACCACATTGCGCTTGCTCTACCGTCTGCATCAACCTGTGCTTGTGACACTTGTTGAACAGCAGCAGTGTTAGCTTCAGCCAGTGTCAACGCCTGATCACTAGAAACTTGAACAGTATCAACACGTGAACCCAAAACAACACCATCCTCAATACGAGCAGAGGTTTCAGACCAGACACCAACCATATAACTATCAGAACCAGCAAGACCAACATCGTCACCAGCAAGTGTAGGGTTAACTTGAGCGTAGACACCATCAAGCTTCGTTGCCGAGGCAGTGATACTGTTTTCAGCGTTGGTTACACGAGTTGTCAAAGTGGTTACAGCACCAGCATCAGCTTTGGTGTTTGCTACTGAGAGAGCGTTAGCAGCGGCGGCTGCTGCATCAGTAGCTACCTTATCTGTCACGGCAACCCAAGCTGAACCATTCCAACGTTTTGGCGTGTTCGCACTACCAGTGATGTCTATCCAAAGGTTCTGTACGAGTTGATCAGCTGTCACTGGCGTTGTGGTTTGTACCAGAACCTTACCCTTACCACCAGCCAATGTATTCGCAGCGTTGGCTGCGTTCTGGGCTGTTGTGACGTTAGTGTTGGTTGTGGCGAGGGAGCTTGTCAAACTTGTAATACTAGTGCCTTGGGAAGTCACTGTACCTTCGGTTGATGTTACTCTTGTATCCAGAGCAGATAGAGCAGTAGCTTGACCCGTGATGTTACCTTCAGCGCTTGTCACACGGTTAGTGAGAGATGTGATCGATACACCGTGGGAATTGATTGTATTACCTTGTGCTGTTGTTACAGTTTTCAGGTTTTCAATAGCCGTCCCTTGGGCAACCACATCACCGTCAACATTAGAAAGTTCACTCGAAAGGTCTGTGATCATTACAGCCTGAGCCGTGAGCAGATCCCCTTGTTGTGTAACTTCAGCAGTCAACGACTCATTGGCAGAAGCAGCACCATTAGCGATCATCAACGCATCAGCAATTTGAGCATCAGTTTCATTACCGACATACAACTCATCCAACTCTTGAAAGTGAACGTCAGTATTGAGCAGGGTGATATTGCTAGCGTTGGTTGTAATACTAGTACCTTGGGAGGTCACAGTGTTAGTCAAGGCTGTCAATGCCGAAGCATCCGCTTTAGTTGCTACTTGTGTCAACGCACTTGCAGCAGCTGTAGCTGCATCAGTAGCCACTTTATCAGTTACAGCTGCCCATGCACTGCCGTTCCACCGCTTAGGTGTATTTGCAGCACCAGTGATGTCTATCCAAAGGTTTTGCGACAGTCTTTCACCAACAGCAGGTTCAGCAGTTTGATAGAACACTTTGCCTTTACTACCAGCCAAATCACTAGCAGCTTGTGCAGCGTTTTGAGCTGTTGTCACGTTAGTGTTAGTAGTAGTCAGACTGTTATTCAGCGAAGTAATACTTGAACCTTGACTTGTGATCAAACCTTCAGCAGTTGTAACTCGTGTTGTCAAACTTGATACCGCTGACGAATCAGCTTTAGTATTAGCAACACTCAAGGCGTTAGCAGCAGCGGCTGCTGCATCTGTTGCCACTTTGTCAGTCACAGCAGTCCAGTTGCTACCGTCCCATCTCTTTGGAGTATTGGCGTTACCTGTTGTATCAATCCAAAGGTTTTGAGCAAGTCTATCTCCGACAGCCGGTGCAGCACTTTGAACCATCACCTTACCTTTACCACCCGCAAGGGTGTTAGCGGCATCAGCTGCTGCCTGAGCAGTAGTGACATTGGTATTGGTAGTAGTCAGACTGTTATTCAGAGTTGTAATACTTTGACCCTGAGTTGTTACAGTGCCTTCTACAGTAGTTACACGACTTGTCAGAGCCGTTACAGCTGAAGCGTCTGCTTTAGTGTTAGCAACACTCAATGCGTTAGCAGCGGCTGCTGCTGCATCAGTAGCTACCTTATCGGTAACAGCAGTCCAAGCACTTCCATCCCAACGTTTCGGGGTATTAGCATTACCTGTAATGTCAATCCACAAGTTCTGAGCAAGTCGATCACCAACTGCTGGAGCAGCGGTTTGAACAATAACTTTACCCTTTCCACCAGCTAATGTATTCGCTGCATCCGCAGCAGCCTGAGCGGCTGTCACATTAGTGTTAGTTGTAGTTAGAGAGTTGTTCAAGGTTGTAATTGATTGACCTTGAGTTGTTATTGTTCCTTCAGCACTTGTCACACGAGTGGTCAATGAAGTCAATGCACTGGCTTCAGCCTTAGTTGCAACTTGACTAAGTGCACTTGCCGCAGCGGCTGCTGCATCGGTAGCTACTTTGTCTGTCACTGCAACCCATGCACTAGTCAACCATCTTTTAGGAGTGTTCGCTCCACTAGTGGTGTCGATCCAGAGGTTCTGTGCCAACCTGTCTGCAACATCAGGTGCTGCGTTCTGGACGATAACCTTACCTTTACCACCGGCTAACGTGTTTGCAGCATCAGCAGCGGTTTGCGCAGCTGTGACATTGGTGTTAGTAACGGTCAACGAGTTGGTCAACGACGTGAGACTTGTACTCTGAGAGTTGATTGTATTGCCTTGAGCTGTTGTGACAGTTTTCAGATTTTCAATCGCAACACCTTGAGCAGAAACATCACCATCAACTGAGGACAACGACGATGCAAGGTCAGTAATGCTTTCGGCCTGAGCCTTAATCAAATCACCCTGCTGTGTAACTTCCGAAGTCAATGACTCGTTAGCAGAAGCAGTACCTTTTGCAATCATCAATGCGTCTGCAATCTGGGCGTCTGTTTCATTACCAGCGTACAATTCATCCAACTCTTGGAAATGAACCTCCGTATTGAGTATGGTGATGTTACCAGCGTTCGCTGAGATGTCAGTACCTTGTTGGGTAACAGTGTTTGTCAAAGCTGTGAGTGCTGTACTATCTGCTTTGAGAGCAACCTGAGCAAGTGCGTTAGCTGCTGCTGTTGCAGCATCAGTAGCTACCTTATCGGTTACCACAACCCATGCGTTTGTCAACCAACGTTTAGGAGTGTTTGCATTACCAGTGGTGTCGATCCACAAGTTCTGTGGAAGACGTTTCTCAACTGCTGGAGCAGTACTACCATAGATCACTTCACCTTTAGCACCGGCTTGGTCAGATGCGGCCTGAGCAGCAGCCTGAGCAGCGGTTACATTGTTGTTAGTGGTTGTCAGACTGTTGTTCAGCGTTGTAATGCTTGTACCCTGTGAACTGATACTACCTTCAGCCGTTGTTACACGACTTGTCAGAGCTGTCACAGCAGAGGCATCAGCCTTGGTGTTAGCAACACTTAAAGCGTTAGCAGCAGCAATGGCGGCATCTGTAGCCACTTTATCAGTTACAGCAGTCCATGCTGAACCATCCCATCTTTTAGGTGTGTTAGAACCACCAGTTGTATCAATCCAGAGGTTCTGACTCAAACGCTCTGCTGTAGCAGGGGCTGTACTTCCATAGAACACCTTACCCTTTCCACCAGCAAGAGTGTTAGCAGCGTCTGCTGCTGCCTGAGCGGCTGTAACGTTGGTGTTAGTGGTACTGAGGTTGTTTGTCAACGTGGTGATACTAGAACCTTGTGAAGTGGTGACACCTTCAACAGAGGTAACCCGTGTAGTCAAGGCATTAAGTGCAGATGCATCAGCCTTTGTATTGGCAACACTCAAAGCATTAGCAGCGGCTGCTGCTGCATCAGTAGCAACCTTGTCAGTTACCACAACCCACGCACTTCCGTTCCATCTCTTAGGAGTGTTGTTGCTGCTGGTGATGTCAATCCACAAGTTCTGTGGAAGTTGATCAGCGGTAACAGGTGTTGTAGTTTGTACCAGAACCTTACCTTTAGTACCAGCAAGATCACTGGCAGCTTGAGCTGCTGTTTGTGCAGCACTAACGTTGGTATTGGTAGTCGTCAAACTGTTGTTCAGGTTGGTAATGCTTGTACCTTGGGAAGTAATCGTTCCCTCTGCACTTGTCACGCGAGTTGTTAACGATGTTACTGCACTAGCTTCAGCTTTGGTTGCAACTTGTGTCAAAGCACTTGCAGCAGCGGCTGCTGCGTCTGTAGCCACTTTATCAGTTACAACTACCCAAGCGTTCGTCAACCATCTCTTCGGAGTGTTTGCTCCACTTGTGGTATCAATCCAAAGGTTTTGAGGCAGACGTTGTGCAGTTGTTGGTGCTGTGCTTCCGTAGATCACTTCACCTTTGATACCAGCAAGATCACTAGCAGCCTGAGCTGCGTTCTGAGCTGCTGTCACGTTAGTGTTAGTGACTGTCAGGCTGTTGTTCAAGCTGGTGATGCTTGTGCCTTGTGAAGTAATCGTTCCTTCTGCGTTAGTTACTCGGGTTGTCAATGCCGTCACTGCTGAAGCATCAGCCTTTGTAGCTACTTGAGTAAGTGCGTTAGCAGCTGCTGTTGCAGCGTCAGTCGCTACCTTGTCAGTTACAGCTACCCATGCCGAGCCATTCCAGCGTTTAGGCGTGTTTGCGTTCCCGGTAGTATCAATCCAAAGGTTCTGACTTAATTGCTCACCAACAGCAGGAGCCGAAGCTTGGAAGAATACTTTACCCTTTCCACCAGCTAATGTATTGGCATCAGTTGCTGCTTGTTGGGCAGCATCCACATTGGTGTTAGTGGTTGCCAAGCTGTTATCCAGACTGGTAATGCTAGCACCTTGTGAGTTGATTGTATTACCTTGTTGAGTGACACTGGTTTTAAGACTCTCGATTGCACTAGCTTGACCAACAATATTACCATCCGAATCTTCAAGAGCAGCCTTCAAGTCTGTAATTGATTGACCTTGTGCTGTGATAATACCTTCATGAGAAGTTACTGTCGTTGTCAGAGATTCTGTTGCGGAAGCTGTAGCTTTTGAGATGACCAATGCATCAGCAATTTGAGCATCAGTTTCATTACCTTCGTAGAGAGCATCCAATTCATTGAAGTGAAGATCGCTGGTCAGGTTGGTGATACTGTTGCTGTTTGATGTGATGCTGTTCCCTTGGGAGGTCACAGTCGTCTGCAAGTTTGTAATCGCAGTACCTTGTGCTGTCGTTGTAGTCTTGAGCCCGCTGATATCAGTCTTATCAATCAACACATCAGATTTCAGGGTTGTAATGTCCTGAGCCTGAGCTGTGATTGTGTTACCTTGCTGAGTTACAGTGTTTTGCAAATTGGTGATGGAAGTACCTTGACCGGTAACAGTGGTTGTCAATCCAGATACATCTGTTTGGATATCCGAAACACTGTTCTCAAGTGCTGTGATACTTGTACCGTGGGAAGTAAGGGTGTTGCCTTGCTGGGTGACCGTAGTTGTCAATCCATTAATGGCCGTTCCCTGTCCTAGTACGGTAGATTCTACACCATTTAAGTCAGTTTGTAAAGTCCCAACAGTGGCGTTGAGTGAAGTAATTGACTGACCTTGTGAAGTAATCGTTCCTTCGGCGGTTGTAACTCGTGTGGTTAACGAAGTGATCGCTGAAGCATTACCAGATTGTCCGGTTTGCAGACTAGTTACATCAGACCGAAGACCGGTAATCAAACTCCCTTGAGAGGTAATACTGTTCCCTTGTGTGGTCACTGTTGTTTGAAGGTTGGTGATCGCTGTACTGTTACCAGTGATGTTACCTTCAGCAGTATTTACTCGGGTTGTCAAAGCTGTTAACTGACCAGCTTGGGTAGTGAGTGTATTACCCTGTTGTGTGATGTTAGTGGTGTTAGTGGATACCTGAGAAGCCAACGCATCATATGCAGTGATGACCTCACCCACATTTTTCCAGTATGTAGCATTTGGTGGAGATGTGTCGAGTGGTACACTTTGTGTGGCTTGGTAAAGATTGTTTCCTACACGTGTGGCTTCACCAGCAGCATATGTTCTGTTCGGGTTGTATTCCAATGCATCAGTAATACCATCAACCTGATCCTGAAGAGTATCAATAGTAGTGTTTAAACCAACAACATCTTCTTTGATATCATCAACATCTTTCTTAGTGGTAACGAGTGCATCAGCAAGTATCTGGTCTACTGCTTCCAAGTCAACCTGAAGTTCATCAAGGTTGGTCTGAAGTTCCCCTTGAGTGATAACAAGGTCATTCTTCAACTGAAGCTCTACACCTGCAATTTGTGATTCGATCCAGTTGACGTTAGTGTTAACCTTGTCAATCGCTGTATCAAATTCAACTTCGAGTTGCACAACATCAGTCTTAATCTGATCAACATCTGTCTTAACCAAATCAAGATCAATCTCAACCAAATCAAGATCAGCTTCAATGATTTCAATCTTATCGATCTTCGCACCAAGTTGTTGACCAAGGGCAGACTCGTTGATCATGTCTATGAAGTATTCTTCATACTCTGCAACATCCGTACTCGACAGACCCATCACACCATTCTGTGTAGTCAGTGGGAAGTAAGGACCAATATTACCGGTTCTATCTACCAACCTACCCCAGAAGTAGAAAGTCTGACCAGCCTTCAACCCATTGATTGAGTGCGACGTTTGCGGATAAGCAAAGTCACCCAGCTTAGTTGCACTTGCAAAGAATTGAGTTGGACTGTACATGATTTCTGTACGAGCAGTATCTTCTGCACCAACTGGGAAAGTCCAGTTAAGTTTCATACCAAAAACAAGTGGTTCAACTGACAGACTAGTCAAAGCAGGTGGTAAACCAACCTTACCGTTAAGTGTAGTCAGTGCACTTGAAACCCAAATAGACTTGATATCGAATGCGTTGATAGCACGTACACGAGCAACATATTGACCGGTGTAAATACCTTTCACGGTAACAGACAAAGCACCAGTAGTACCAGCGTTTACCCAGTCACCATTTTCAACTTTCCACTGTACTTCATAACCAACAGCATTCTGGGTTTGATTCCAAGAGATAACCATTGTGTTAACAGACATCATTTGTTCAACGTAGGTCTGAGAAATGATGTTAACATTGGTTGGTGGCTGTTGAATGTTTGGTGGAACTACGCTGATTGGTCTTGGTTCAAGTCTAGCACCTGTGTCAACTGCTGCATACTTACTGTCGTTGTATTCAACACCTTCAATCTCATACACACTCTCTTCTGGCGAAGTGATCTTGGTTACACGGAACAACTGCGACTTGAGGTCAGCAGCTTCGAGATACCATACAGCGTTTGGCTTTGGTAACTCTGTGTACGCAACTTGCAGGGTAACGATATTACCAGCTACAGCAGAGATTGTACGACCTTCAGAAACACCATCCGACTTGGTGATATACATGATATCGCCAGCAACAGCATCAACAGTACGATCCAGTGTGAGTACAGTACCAACAGCAGCTTTAATACGACCAGTGAAAGGACGACCACCAATAAGTGGGTCGACAACATGGATCAACTTACCCGGCATCACTTCGTCATTCAGACCTTGAAGACCTGTACGGAAAGATACGGTACGGTTATACATGTTAGTGATTAATGCATACTTACCACGACGTTGTGCTTCACCACGAGATGTACAACCAATGGCACTGATTTCAATCTGACGATCACCACCCCAGCGAAGAATCTGTTCTGTTTCAAACGTGGATTCCACTGCTGTGTTGTAATGGTTTTCAGGTTCATCATAACTAACCAGAGCACTTGTGTAGATACTCTTATCATCAGCAGCGGCATAATCGAAACGACCATTAATTACATTAGAACGAGAGAACACAGGAGCGTTGTTGAATGGTTCTTGTTTGTCAGCAATTGCTGTAAACTGATTACCGTTCCAATAGGTCATACCGTTGAATATACTAGCGATGTCACGCAACACTTGCCAAGCATCTCGCTTCTCTTGGATATAGATGTTACATGTGTGACGTGGTTGTAGGACACCAACGTTGTAACCGTTATCAACCATGACATCACAATGTTGTGAAATTTCATAGAGTGCCCACTTATCAACCATGTTCAGACTGACTTTATTACCCAGACCGAAACGATCTTGAGTAATGATATCGTGGTAGACCCACGCAGGGTTATCACTCCAAGCCCACTTAAAGGCACCACTCCAAACACCACTGTAAGTACGTGCCACTGGGTCATAGTTGTCAGGTACACGGATAACACGACCTTTAGTTCGTACAGACACTTTAGGGATTGAACCACCACCAAACATACGACTGTCGAATTCAACATACAGAAGGGCTGTGTTTGGATAGCGTTGTTTTACGTCAACTACTTCAGCGACACTCTTTACAGTCATTGTGTCTTGGATTGTACCAGAAGTAGTATCTGCTGTAAGTTTAACAGCACGGATGATCCAACCGGTTGTTGCCTTTGGTAGATCAATACGGTGTGTACGTTCATATGTTGTGTTGGTTTTACCACTGATGGTGTATGTTTTGTAGTCAGTGAAGGCACCACCATCTTTCGACAATTGGATCTTGTAGTCCATAGAAACACCAACGGTGTCACCATTCGACTTTTGTTCCAAGAGAGCAGGCCATTGGAATGTTACACGTACACCATCAAGCTCAGTCTTTGTAATGTTACGAACCCAAGGGGTTGTAGACTTCAGCTCAACACCAACGTTGTATTCTGTTGATACTTCTGGTAGACCTTGGATATAGGTTTGATCCTGAGTACCCGAACGCCATTCCCATTTAACACCACCGAAGTTAAGTGAACCATCTGGGTTTGCAAGTGGAGTGCCGTCAAGGAAGATGTCTTGATTAGTTGGAACACCAGCAAGTTCACCTTCAGCTACAGCAATCAACACCTTTGCATAAGCAACCGAAAGGAGGTTATTAGGTGTTTCAACAGGGGTATGTGGTTTATCTCCACCACCTTTACCACCGTGAATTTCATAATCAAGCATTCTTCTTTTCTCCTACATTATTGTTGATCTTCAGATACAACGCTAGCCGAGATGACAGCACCACCGACCTCCCTGTATCCGTAGAACACTGGAACAGGAACACCTTGTGCAGCAGTGTTTACAGGACCACCGAAAGCATAAGATGCTTTGTTATCTGGGTCAGTACGTGTCGATAGTCCATCAGGTTGAGGACTAAGCATTTGTGTAATACCACCAATTGCTAAACTAACTGCAATAGATGTTGCGATAGCCGCACTTGTACTACCTGCTGCGAACCATGCACCAGCACCAAAACCAGCGGCACCCGCTGTAAACACAGTGGCTGCAATAATTACAGCTACAGCAAGGAATGTCATAGCACTATTCTTACCACCAGCATACTTGGGGATAAGCTTGAGAATCTTTGGCTTACCCATATGAAGTTGCTCTGGTGCAGTAATATCTCGCTTCTCTGTTCTAACTGCAAACTTGATACCTTTCTTTTCAGCACCTTTAAATGCTGCCTCGAATCCCTTTACTTGCATGAGCATTGCTTTAATTGCTTCAGCAGGATTGTTTACGAGGAATTTGTGATTACCAAACTTTTTAAGGTAACCACCGGGTTGAACTTCAATCCATACCTCAGACATGTTTCACCTCTCTATGTCTCAGAATCATTCGTGTGCGTTGTTGCCACTGACCACCGTATACAATGACATCACTTTTCTTGTCGTACATGTGGTGAAGCATGAGTGTTTTACCAAATAGTTGACGACCTTCAAACTCGGACACTTCACCAAGATAAATACCAGCATGGTTTGGGTGATAACTTCTACCGATTTGCATGACAATCATATCACCCGGTTGTAAGTCATTAACTTCATAGAACCCCGCTTCTTTGTGGAACTCTTCATAGAATGAAGTTGTTTCTTTCTCTTCCCACCATCGGTCTTTACGATCATATTGTGGAAACTCAATTCCATGATACTTCTTATAATACGATTCACAGGTTGCCCAACAATCCCATACTCCATGTACAAATGGTTTATCTAGAAGATTAGTAGTTACTTCAGGAATGATTTGTCTGTAGTCACCTTCAGGCCAACTAACGATGTGCCAAGGCACCGGATCGCTCTCTGGGTCAACGATAAGTTGGACTTCATAGTTACGGCTCATTACTGCAATATCGTGGCTTGACGGGCGTGTGGTGCCGTCTGGATGACTGTGAACAATACCAACAACAGTACCAAGTTCTTCAGCATCAATATAAGAGTCAGGACACATGTGGAATTCATCAGTAGACGATTCGGCAATGTTTACACACCGTACATACTTCTCGCCTTTTTCACCAATAATTACTACACCGCAAATCTCGTTTGGATAACCTTCCTTTGCATGTTTCATGATATCTTTCATTGTCTTACTATTCAGCTTATCTGGAATCATAATAATCAACCCCTCGCAATCAAGCTGCTTGCAATGAAACCACCAAATGGTAACGGGGATTCTTCACCGAAGCGAAGTTTGCAATCAAGGCAAAGACCACCACATTTATCCAAGGCAGGGTTAGTTGTTGGTACACCTTTTTCAGTGAAGTAACTAACACCTGTGTAACCACAATCAGGACCACGATAGTTACCATTCATTGCCCAGTGACACATGGAATATATTTGACGACGTGGAAGACTACGACCTGTAAAGTCAGCAGGTGAAGACAACTCAAATGCCACAGTTGATTGGTTTTCACCACTCTTTCGAGTAACATACCAACTCTGTGTGAACTCCATTGTTTCATCGGGATCTTCACCATCAGAAAGGTACTGACGGAAAGTTGTATGTTCCGTTACTTTTGCACCAAACAAGTTTTGAAGCAATAGACACATCGAGCTAATAGAGCCATCAACGTTTGCAACTTCCAATGTTGGTTGTGGGCTTTTACCCGTACCATCCCACTCAATACCAGTTAAGACGTAGGGCCATGTAGTGTATGCGTCACCTTTCCACATGATTGGTTTTGGTGGAATCTCAGCACCACTAAGTTGAAAAGCAGCTAGTTCTGCTGGGGTATAATCTACATTGTAATTGTGGAATCGAAGGACATCACCACCAAACTCGGTGCAGTCAACCTCGATCAGTTTAACCTTCGCACCCACTTCAAGTTTCTGAATCGTTTGCAGGATGTTGGTGATTGCCATATTTTCTCCTTATTAGGATGAGGGTGCTGAATAACTCTTAACAAATGTACCTGATATTTTGTACAGACCAGCACCTTGTTCGGTTTGCTTTGGATCAGCACATGTGAACAAAGATAGTTTACCAAGTGGTGGTGTCCAGAAGAAACTCTTCCAACCTTGGTGTTCATCAAAGAAGTCCATAATCTTTTGGGCTTCAACTTTATAAGCGTTGACAGTAATTACATACTGTTCGTCTTTAGTGTTGATACCATCAGCTGATGTCTGTTTATACCCGTCACCGAACTGTGTTTCAATAACACGAAACTTATTCGTTGGGTCAACACTTCTCTCAACCTTCCAACCAAATGTCTTTGCCATTTATTGTCTCCAGAAATAAAAACAGGGAAGATTTCTCTCCCCTGTAACTTGATACATTCTACTAGTTTTTTATTTGTTTGTCAATAGTTACCGACCATTCTGAGCTTGAAGAGAACCACCCGGACGAGTTTCGGAGTTGATGATTGTGTAAACTTTCTTCTCAACAAATGCACCCATCTCGTTACCAAACTGATTCCAACTATCACCACCATCACTAGAAGAGGAACTACTACCTTCAGCAACTTGAACATTGACGTTGACGACTGTTCCGCCTCCACCGCCTCCACCTGTCATTCTCACACCAAGTTCACCAGTGCTTGTTCGAGAAAGTGGAATGATTGCTTCCGGTTTCTTTTCACCCATGATTCCTTGCGCACCATTTGCCATACCAAACGAGGTTGGTTGTGAAACAATGGAGTTGGTGAAAGCACCACCATTCGCAAACATTTGAGTACCACCAGACCAAGCACCGCCTTTCTCTTGCCATGAACTAATGTTGTTGTAACCAGCCTGAGAGGCACCAGCAGCAGACGATGTAGCACCAGCACTACCAGCAGCAAAGCCATTGGTTGCACCAGCTCCACCACCAATACCCGAAAGTACAGCACCAAACAAACTACTCAGAAGAGCACTACTTGCCTGTTGGGCAGCAAGCTTAGCCATGTTGGAAAGGATACTGACTGTCAAGTCTCGGAAGCTTAGTTTACCAGTGGTAACAAACTCACCGAAGGCATCACCCATACTATCGAATGCACCACTCACTGCTGAGTTAACTGTCGATGCAAAGTTAGCACCTTCATCAGCAGCATTCTGCAATGCCTTGGTCAATCCATTGGTCCACTGTCCATTTGCTTTCTGGATATCTTTATCGTTGGAGATAATGACGTCCCGCATTTCCGTATGCGCATCTGTGAGGTCTTTTAGTTTAGAGGCATACTCTACAGGGTCCATTGTACCCTTTTGCTTAGACAGCTTGAGTTGTTCTTTACCAAAGTCTCTGTCAGCTTGACCAAGATCGTCATTGAGTTTACCTACACGATCACCTTGACCAACAGCAGCAACAGCACGTTGACCAACAATACGAGTGTTCTCAATCTGTTGTTGAAGTGCTTCGTTGTAAGCCAAGATACTTTCTGTACGTTTATCAAGATCAGCTTTCTCTTTGATCCCAATCACTTCACGTTTAGCAGCAATATCTTGTTGAGCTTTCAACTGAGCATCTTGTGCTTTAGTCAGTTGGTTATCCAGAGAGATGTTTTGAGCAGCAGTGTTCTTCTTGTTGCCTTGCAACTTCTTGATAGCATCAATCTGTTCATCATAAGCTTCAGTGATAGCTTTGGACTCAGCATCAAGAATTGCCTTCTGAGAGGCAGCTGTAGCGGCAGCAGAGACGATATGAGAATCACCAAGTGCTGTGACCTTCTTGTAATAACCATCATACTCAGAAGTGATTACAGACAGGTTGCTCTTAACATCTTGAATCTCACGAGTGTCAAGAGGTACAGATTTTGGTGCGTTTGCTTTAGCGAGTCTGTCTTTCTCATCTTTGATTTTCTTATCTAGATTTGAAATGATACGAGCCTGTTGTTCAATCTGTTCAGGACTAACCTTCACACCCAGTCGGCTTGCCTCTTCAGCAATCTCTTTGTTCTTTACTCGTGACAATTTCAACTTGTCTTCGAGAACTTGCAACTGTGTCCGGCTGGACATCTCTTCATTGTCGTTAAACTTCTGAGCTTCAGTTGCTTTTCTCTTGGATTGTGTTACTAGAGACTGAGCCTTTTCATTCTCCTCAAGCTGAGCCTTTGACCGTTTGAGTGCTTTAATTTCACCTTCAATAAACTTAGTCGATGCAGAGTTTTCACTAAGACCATCTAGATTAAGGAAGCCCAACAATCCAGTTTTTCTGTCGTCTAGAATCTTCTGCTTACTAGCAATCTGAGTATCGATGTCTTGTGTGCGACCAACACCCAACATTGCATCCCAACCTTCAGCAGCAGCTTCACGAATGTTCTTCCATACTGTTTCGATTGTGCCAAGGTTAGCTTTGATGTTGTCTGCCATATTAGCAGCACCAGCAGCCATCTCTTGTTGTGCAAGAGCTGTAGCACCCATCTCATCACCTTGACGTTGCAAGGCTGTAATCTGAGCATACACAGCTGATGTCAGGAAGTTATACTTCTCATTCAGAGTGATGACCGCGCTTGCTGGGTCTTTCGCAAGAGATGCAAACTCATCAACGGTCTTCTGAATCTCTTGACCAGTAGTACGTTGCATTTTAGCAGCAGCGATACCAATTGCTTCAAACTGATCAACAGAAATTTTACCAGATGCGGTCATAGCTGTTAATGATTCAGCAGCAAGTCCCATTGTACCAGAGACAGACGATATACTACCTTGCAACTCTAAGAGTCGGTTAGTAGAAGCACCAGAGAAGTTAGCTGAAGCTGCTAATGACTTGTTAAAATCTGTTGCTTCAGCAGAACCAGAATGTAATACATACCCAAGACTGACAATAGATGCAATTGCAATAGATGCAGGGTTGACCATGCTGAGCAATGCACCACCAACTGCTTTAGCTGCATTACCTACACCACCAAACATATCCTTTACTTGTCCACCCTGTTGCAACAATACAGTCAGTGGGTTTTGACCACCTTGTAAGGAAACAACAACGTCAGTGAACTGAGCAGGTAAACCATTCAAAGCGGCTTGGTTTTGTTTAGCAGAGTTACCTTTACTACCAATAGAGTTACGTCGTTCAATCTCAGCACGTTCAGCAGCAATCGCTTTAGTTGCTCGATCATAGTCTTTAATTTGTTGTTCGGTAGTTACATGACCAGCAGCTTTAGTTTGCTGTAACACCTTCTCAGCTTCAGCCAAGTTACGCAGTTGTGCGTTCATTGGTACAAGTCTGTCTATTGCAGCCTGATACTGCCTAGCCTGATGTTCAGGACTTCCTGTCTGAGATGATTTAACCTCATCAAGAGCGTGACGTTGTGCTGTCAGTGCTTTGTTGAATTGCTCTACACTCAGTTGACCACTTTGCAAACCTTGGGACAATGTTTTAACAGAAGAGTTATAAACATCATTTGCTCGAATCACTGGATCATAAGCAGACAACACACTTTGAAGTTGTGAGGCAAACTTACGTTCGGATTCTGTGTTATGATCAGCAGCAGCGATTGCTTTATCTCGCTTAGCAGCAAAGGCCGTGAGTTTGGTATTGTATTCGTCAGCGGTGATTAAACCAAGTCGTTGACCGTCATTCAATACTGTAACCGCTCGTGCATATCGGAATTCAGCAAGTTCTGCTTTACCCAATGTGGATGTCATTGCATCCATTTGACGACGGGCACGTTCTACTTCCGATGTATTACCAGCTTCAGCTAATGCAGCATCTCGTTTGGCAGCAGCAAGTTTAACCCAAGTGTCATGCTCAGCAGACGACATGGATGGACCACCATTCATTCCACCAGTTACACGAGCTGTATTCAGTTGTTCAACTGTTCGGTTATATTCCTGTTGAGCTTTAACTTGTTTGGACAATCCAGCGATAGTAGAATCAAGTTGACGTTGTTGGGCTAATGCAAACCTAGACTCAAGTGCTTCTCTTGACTCTACTGCTTTCTTGGCAGTTTCTTGTAGTGCTGCTTCGGCTTTAGCTGACTGTGCTTGCTTTGCCGCCAGAGTGTCTAAAGCATTGCCTTGTCTACGCACTAACTCAATTCGTGTATCAAGGACTGTGTTGAGGCGTTTATACTCTTCTGGATTCTCAGTCTTGAGTTTGGAATCAGCTAAGGCTTTACGTTGTGCATTTAGATCAGATAGTTTCTTGGTCTGGTTATCGATTGCTTCAGACAAGTTCTTAACTTTCTTGGTGGCAGGATCGTCAGACCCACCGCCTCCACCACCCGGACCTCCACCACCAGCGTTTGCATCATTTAAAGCTTTTCGTGCTTTAGCTGCTTTCTCAGCAGCGACGGCAAAAGCATTCATTGATGTAGTACCGTGGTCCATCTGTGTAGTGTCTACATTTACCTGTAACTCAGCTATTGTTGGCATCTTGTTTATTTTCTCCCATAGTGATGAGTGCTTCGTTCTCCATCACTTGAATGTCGGGGAACATGTCTTGTATTTCTTTGTTCTTATATCCGATCATCTTTGCAACAACTGGGATTGCTGAATAATCTAAACCAGTAGCACCGCCCATACCCACACGCCATTGTGTAGACAATGAATGAAAGACACTAAACGCAGGCCAGTTAATATCCCAAACTTCAATAACTTCTGCTGGGATTTCTTCCAGAGACAAACCAAACAATGAAGCTTGGTGGGCATCAGCATCTTTCTCATACATAGCGTGTGCAGCGGTTATTAGTTTCCCGAGCGTGCCCGTGTGTAAGCTTCATTGTAAGTAGATTGGATTTCATCAGTTACGGAGATTACCGAACTAACCAGTGCTTCAATGTTCTCATCATTGAATTCATCATCAAAACCCCAACCAACAACGATATCTTTCAATTGCTTTACTTGCATTGCAATCTCTTTCTCTGCCCAATCTTCCAGCGAATACTCTTCAGAGTCTTTCACTAGTTCTTCGTGAGCTTTCTTCCACTCCCCAAACATTTTTGCCAGTTCTTTACGGTCTTTCACTTTGAATGTGAATTGGACATCAAGTGCATCAGCACCAACTCGTGGAACTTTAACAACTGCTTTGAATGTAGGATTAATTTGAATTTTGAACGACTTAGCCATTTGGTGTATCTCCTTAAATTAAAATGAAAAAAGCCCCCACTATTGTGAGGGCTTGGGATTGAACAACCCTTACGAGATATAACGTGTAATTTGACCTTGTTGAGCGAGCGTAATAGTACGCTCCATCAGTTGGTTACGAGTCATTGTCGGAGTACTGGTGATCGAGGCAATACTGTTGTAATAGATTGTTGCACCGTTAATCAAATTGAGACGTTGTACACGCTCTTCATTGAGGTCATCGGCAGCTTCAACTACAGCAACATAAGGAGCAGCAGGATCATCTGCAACAGTCAGAGTCAACAGTGAAGGTGACTTAGTTGTTGGAACTTGACGGTCATCTTCTTCTTCCAAGAAACCGAAGGTGTAGAATTGTTGCTCACCACCAGACGATGTAATACCAGTGATTTGAGGAATGTTAACCCAAGTTGCCACTTTCTTAACAGTACCAGCACTAGATCCAACTGGGAACTTAGTAGTAGATGTGGTGTTCAGACCTTCCAGACCAAAACTAGTGTTGGCGACGATTGGGGCGATAACACGGAAAGCACGGGAAGTTGCTTTAACCCAACCCGACTGTAGTACAACAATGTCACCAGCGACAAAGGTGTGACCGGTAGCCGTTACAATTGGAACAGCAGCGTTAGAGATTGCAGTTACAGTCAAAGCAGTACTGTATGTTGCAGCGAAGTCGAATGTAGAACCGTTAGGCAAACGAAAAGCCATAATGTAAATCCTCTTGTGAAATGTTTAGTTTGTGTCAGCTCGATATTCAAAATAGCAAGGAACTCGCCATTGAACTCCAGACTGTCTACCCTCGGGGGTTTTGATGGGGCTAATTACTTGTACTGAGAAGCCAGATGAATCAGTGAACACCTTGTTATTTTTAAAGATGACCTGAAGTTCCTCTACCATACTCTCAACTTCAAGAAGCCCATTGTTGTATTGCACAACAAGTGTCATTTGAAACATTCCAATGTATGCGTTGTGATCGCCAGATAGGGTATCTGAGAATGTATCAGATGGAATTAAATGTGACTCAATGCGGTCTCCGTCAGATGTTAATGTAACATTGTCGAAAGATACATCAATGTTCTTACTCTCAGCATAGTCAGCAAGGAGAGCAGAGAAGATTTTACGAATCCTTGCGTGGCTCATTTCTGTCTCCTATTATTTACGGTGAAGTGCAGCAGCTTCATTTACAATCCGTAAGAAGCGTTGTTCTGTAATCCGAACAATACCAGCAGGTGCTTGTCGGCTAAAACCATCCTCAGTTACTTTAGCGGTAGGTCCACTGTAAGTACCGTATTCAAGATCATAACCATATAGAACATGGTTTTGAAGATAAGCAACTTGACCAGCAGTGAATGAATTAACTTTCGATGCAATATCTGCGATGGTTGCATACCCGTCAGGGTCTGTACGCAGTAAGCTTGACGAAGTTGTACTATCAATACTGAGTTGCCAGTTACCTCTGAATAAACCAGTATCAACAGGGGATAACGTTACGAGAACTTGACCAACTTTAAGGACGATTGTCTGTAAGGTTTCATTGATTTGATGTTCTGTCTCTTCAACCCATTGGTTAATAGTGTCGAGGAAATCAGCCATATCGAACCTGCAACTTCCATCCACAGTCAACACCATTGTCATTGAATGGAGATAGGTTAATTACACGAACACTCTTATCAATGAATGTGATTATGTCGCCAATTGCTGGACGAGGCATTTCACTACCATTGGTTTGAACTGGGGAGAGATAAATCTGGAAGTCACCGTATTCGATGGTAACGTCTTTATAGGCATACTCGGAATAGTTAACTCTGACACCTGAGCCATTAAACTCAGTTGTAACTTCTGGGAAAACCCCACCAGTAACTTTGTCATAACCACCACCTGTACGTTTGGTAAATACCACTGGACAACCCTTACCTTTCGGTTGAAGTCCAAGTTGTCTAATTACCATTGACCTCATTCTATCATGAAATCCAGACATTAGCAACCCCTTGGCAAGAAGGATCACCGTCAACATCACATCGTTCATAGTTCAGAAGTTTGTTTTGATCACACTCATCAGCACCCGCAAACCACGGCATCAAACTGTCTGGTGGAACATTACCCTCTGTTGCAATCAAGTAATCCAGAAGCTTTATGTAGTTTGTACTGGTACTGCTTGAAATCTGAAGCTCACCAATAACTTCGCGTGAACTCTCACCGGATACAAAGTAACCAGCAGAGATTGCAGCCATTACAGCAGCTTTGTTTACATTCCCCTTTTTCGCTTTAAGGAACTGACTGTATTGTTCTGATGTAAACATCGGGTAATATGGACCACCCGGAATATCACCAATCATCAAAGCAAGGAGAGAAATCTTTTCTTCGTCTGTCATTTCATTCTCCTAAAACAACAAAGGGCCAGCTTGACGCCAGCCCTATTGAGGTATTACAACTTAGCTAAAGGTTACGTCGAAGATCGCACCCGGATAAATGGTCGAGTTCATGAAGTTAGAACCAACCTTCATTTGGATCAGGTCATCTTCCTCGTTCAGACGTTCGAAGTAGTAACGACCAGCAGCTTTCTTGTTGATAGTGCTGAAGGTGTTAGCTGGGGCGAAGTAAGTCTTGAACATACCACGAACACCAGTTGGGATTGCAACAGCCTTAGTTGGGGCGATCCACGGTTGGAACACACCATCGGCATCTTCGTAACCACCAGTACCAGCGTCGATAAACACCAGACCCCACAGGGACAGGGTACGGAAGTTAGCATCCAGACCAGCAGCTTGGTCAACTGGCTTCAGCAGGATTTTATTCAAATCTTGTGCGAAGTATTTGATAGCTTCAGTAACGAATGGGTTGGTGTAAACAGCGTCGAAGAAATCAGTACCGCACAGCAGAACCAGTTGAGTGTAATTACCACCGTTGGCATGACGCAGCGATTCACGAACCTTACGGATCAGTTGCGAGCAAGTAATACGTGGATCATTCGAACCAGTCAGCTTCAGGTCGTGAGTCTGACGAGTAACACCCATCTCTTCATAGAAGTCGATTGTATCACCATACGAAGTTGCCAGCGTACCTTCTGGTGCGTATACAGTACCTTTCATCAGCAGTTGCATACGAGCAACGTCAGCAGTCAGGTCAAAGGCGTTATTCAGATAAGCCAGCTTCTCCAGACGAACATCCATCACGGTAGCCAGTTGAGCAGCTTCTTGGATCGAACTAACTTGTGCAACACCATCAATGTCTTGTGGCTTGATTGCATCTTGCAGTTCGAAGTTAGGGATACGAGCCTGAATGAAGCCACGCTTTGACTTGGAAACCATTGTGTCAGCTTTAGCTTCCCAGTTCTTATCTTTGATCAGGTGGTTGCTGTACTGAGTACGTTGAATTTCGATTTTCTTCTGAGTAACGAAGACTTCTTCAAACAGACCAAGATGGTCGATGATTGAAATATTACGAGGCAGTTCAACCAGAATGTCGGTCAGTTCAACAAATTTACCTTGCGACAGGCGATCAATATTCTTATCGATAATCAGAGACATATATGTTCCTTCCTTATGTTTTGTTAAGGGGCTGTAACGCCCCTAGAATTGGATTTAAACAGCTTTGTATTTGGATACGTCTTGCAGTACCAGCAGACCTTGGTTTGCCATCAGCTGCTTCATCAGAGCGTAAGGAGCGGCACCCAGCAGAGTTTCGTAGTTCTCTTTGATGTAGAACTCTTTGAATGCGGCTTGACGAACAATTACAACAGAGTTCCACTTACCAGCAGCAATGGTTTTAGGCGTGAAGTCGTAAGCGAACGAGTTGTGATCACCCCAGACAACTGCGAATTCATTGGTTTCAACTGCATCAGCGGCAGCATCAACAACAGACCAAGCTACTGTTGATGCAGAATCTTTTGGACGGACAACAACGGTGCCCAGTTTAATAACACCAGCCGGAGTGATGTTTGCATTTTCATTACTGAAGTGGAAGTCGGCGTGGTCGATAACCAAGTCCGAAGAATATTTCAGGAAGTTCAGTTCAGTGAAAGCCATTATTTGTATCCTCTAATAAGTTTGTGATTAACCGCGACGTGCGCGTGCAGCTTCAACACCCGCGATTCGAATTGCATCAGCAGTGTTGACAGGAGCGTCTTGATCTTCAGCGCCTTCCTCTCCAACTGCTTTGAAACTCTCAGCACGTGTATCTTTAACAGCTTTCAGTGTACCGACCATAAAGGTGAAAGCACCTTCATCCAGACTGGACATATTGGTCATGTAAGTTTCCAGTTCAGCTTCAGGGACAACTTCAGACAGAGCAGCTTTACGACCAGCTACAACTGCATCAGCAGCAGCCTTAACGGCTAGTTCCTGAGCTTCTTTGAACTCAGCCAGTTGAGTAGTCAGAGCAGCAATTGCGTCCTGTGCTTCACCCAGTTGAGTTACATGAGCAGCCAGAGCAGCGTCAGCTACACCACGGGCGGTTTGTTCTGCTTGAAGCAGGGTTTGCAGTTCTTCGAGCTTAGCCATTTCAGCTTTATCCTCTTTATTCATAAATTTGAAGGCGTCTTTCATGCCCATACCAGTACCCTCGATATTGTTCTGAGCAACGTCTGCCAGATAATTGTAAAACTCTTCAACTGTCATAACCTTATCAGCCAAACCAAGTGAGATTGCCTCTTCAGACATAAACACATTTGCTTCGGTGTTCTGTACGGCTTTGACATCAAGAGAACGATGAGTTGCTACGTGAGTTGTGAATCCTTCATACAGTTTGTCAACTTGTGTTTGCAGACGAGAAATGAATCCTTCAGTGAACGAACCATCAGCAGCAAAAGGAACTTTGTCCTTACCAGCAGTAACGAAGGTTCGTTCTACACCAGCTTTCTCAAGTTGCTTACTGTTATTCATCAACTGAATCAGTACACCAATACTTCCCACTTGACTGTCAAACGACATCACAATCTCATCAGCGATACAGGAGATTCCGTATGCAGCAGAAGCCGACATACCATCTACGTAAGCAATGATCTTGATACCGTTGTCATCAGCAAGTTGACGAATATAGTTTGCACTGTCCATCATCCCATGAGCTTCACCACCACCAGAGTCAACCATCATTGCGACAGTCTTTGCTCCAGATTCAACGAAGTATTCCATTTGTCCTTTCAGCATCTCGTAAGATGTACCACCACAGAACGCTTCCCAACCACTTGTGCGGTAAGTAAGTGGACCATTGATGTGCATAATACCGGTTGCTGTATCTGATACATAACGGTGACTGTAATTACCATCGTCACTATTAGATTGAGGAGTGATATCAACGTTCCCCTCAATTCGCTGGTTAACATATTCCATAATACTGTTGAAAGCATTTTGCTCAATCAGATGTGGAGTGTTTACAAGCGAACCCTTGATACGCATAAGTGAATGTGCCATTAATTGCTCCCTTTGTTTGCTGTGTTTGCATCACCATTAGCACCTGTACCTTTTCCGTTGCTCCCATTAAGTCCTGACTCCATTCCACCTCCAGCTTCGGAGACAAAGTTGGTCATCATTTCTCTAAGTTTCTCAGGATCAATGTCATCAGGAACTCTGTAATCAATACCAACGCGAGCAAGAACAAAGTTAACAACTTCAGGAACTAGCGGAATAAGTCCAACAGCGGCTGCTTGTTGTAGATATTTACCAACACTCTCCAATGACTCACTGTTAGGCAAATCGAAATCAATGTAAGGCATTACATCGGTAGGCCATGAGTTTTGTTCAAACAATGTCTTAACAAGCTTATGATTAAGCTGGTCTTTGATTTCATTCAAACGACTCTTTACTGCCATGTCGATAATACTTACTTTCGACTCAGCCAGAGAGTAACTACCACCAGAACCACTACCAAGGGACAATACGTCAGCGAACAGAGCAACTTGAATCTCTCGCACGTACCGGTTGATAATTGCATTGACATCATAAGACTTCTGACCGGAGATGTTTTTAATCTCAAAGTCGAACATCTTGTTACCATCATTATCAAGCAACATCGGTAGGATGAACCCACTTTGTTTTGCCTGATGTGCTCGTTCCATCATTCGGGTATACATGTTGAAAGATGCTTCGCGGTCTTCGTCACGATCTTCTACAAGGTATTCAGGAGGAAGAAACAGAATCTTAAAGGCGTTGTTGTCTTGTGCTACACCAATTGCTTCAGACTCTTGGTAAGCCTGTTTCATCTTCCACGGTTGCCATGCAGCAATCAAAGGAGACGTACCAGAAGGACTATCATTTTGAGGGTTGTGTCGGAAGTGTAAACATTTCTTCATTGGAATGTATTTGACACCAGTCTCTTGTGTGACACTAGTTCGCATAACTTCCCAACCATCATGACTAATCAGGCTGTTTTCACTTGGGATAATAATACGTTGATCAAAACCATCTAGTTCACGACCTTTGTCTTTCCAATACCACTGGACAATAGTTCCTTGACTCCTTGGTGAAAGGGCTTCAATCCCCACCAGTCCATCATTGAACTTACTACCGTATTTATAGTTACGAAAGCGAAACACCATTTCAAGGACACTGAATCCATAACGGTTGAATGTACCAGCGTTTTTAATTCCAGTAGTCCAACTGTGACGCATATCGTCCATTACTTCGGTGAGATACTGCTGTTGTGCTTTGAGAGTAGCTTCTCGTTCTTTCGGGGCACCCTTTGGAATCTTTACTTTCCAAGTGGCTTCAGCTACTTTACCTTCGACAAACTCAAGGGCAGGACCAACAGAACCATCAGTTGCCATCTTCTTGAATGTCTTGTAAGCGAAGGGCCAGCGAAGTTCATGCTGACAATCATCCCAGACCTGACCACCCAATGTAACAAGACCAGTGTAACCAGTCTCGCCATAGACAATTGGTGGAGCTTTGGAATCACCCTGTGTCAAGGAGACTGTTTTTTCGGCTTTATCTGCCATTAGGCAACTCCTTTATCGAAGGGTGTGTTATTTAAAAGGTTGACACTGCCCAAGGCTTGTGCCATATTGGGTACGTTGACACGCTGAGCGAGAATCGATGTGGCATCACTAATGGCATCAACCATATCGTCGTGGCCTGATTCACCGCTACGCTTCTTACCGTTAAAGCCTTCAAGCTCTCGGTACAGGAAGCTGTTGTTACATTCAATCTTGTTTTCCAAGTCGGTTGCACAACCCTTGAGGAACTGGACATGACCGTTCATAGCCAAAGAAGAGAAAGGACGGAAGCGATCCAGCTTAGACTGAGTTGCTTTCATTGTTCTGACTCTATATCCTTTTTCACTCAGCGAGCGTGTGAGCAGGCTTGTAGCAACTTTGGCAGAAGCACCGGGATCGAGTGGGATAATAATCTCACAGTTCTTTCCATCTTGTGCTGCGTTGTCAATGATGAACTTTTCCCAGTCACCGTAAAGAATACGATCACGACGAACATCATGAACGAAGTAATCTCCATTCTTGAGTTTGCTCATCTTCACACAGGCTGTATAGTCAGGACTTGTGTTGCCAGAAGACTTCAATGTACCAGCGAAGTCATATGCTCTAACAGATCGTACAATCTCACTAGCAGATGGCTCATCAAGAGCCTCTTCACCACACCAAGATCGTTGGAAGTATGTAGAACCCTCTTCACGAGCCGTCCAGTCTCCGAGGAGCAGACGACGCATCTCAACATCAGGCATCGCTTCCAACTTACCTTTATAGTCAGGTTGGAGCTTCATCAACGTTGGGTTATCAACAAGAGTACCAAGCAATACTTGGAATGGAATTGGTTTAACTTGGTCTACGTGGTCAAACGGAAGTTCTTTCTTTCCGTACTTCTCAATGAGTTCTTCTGGAGATTCACCCCAGCACATCTCACCACCAATGCGCAGTACAAATCTTGTGATACCGTTCTTTGCCGGATCAGCAATACCATACTGAGGATGACCTTCTGGATACAACCACCACTTAACCCAATCGAAAAGATAACTGTCAGGGTCAGGGTTACATGACAACCAAATACTTGGTTCCATTCTGGCTGATGTACGAAGACGTGAAAACAACCACCAGATGTGTTGTTCATCAGCGTGAGTTGCTTCGTCATAGAATACGTTAGAAAGTTGAAGACCTTGATACTTACGACCAGCAGCATCGTTTTCATAGTGAGCAAAGGAAACAGATGACCCACTTGGGAAAACAATCATCTGATCTTTAATCTTTACTTTGATGTCAGGATAAACCTGAGAATAAAGCCCGACTGCTTCTTGGAAGAGTCCACCAGCTTTCATCAAGTCATTACTGTGTTGTCGAATACAGTAACCATTATACTTTGGATCATGCGCCCAACGTAGGTGTCGCATCAGTCCGACATAACTCTTAGAGCTACCGGCTGCACCACCAACTACCAGAATCTTTGCATTCGACTTCAGGTACTTCTCTTGGAAGGGGGATTGAGGACGCACCATTTGAACTTCGTTCATGGTGTTCTCCATATAAGTGCTTATTCTAAATGATAATCATTATTTTGTCAATACGTATAGTAATGATTATGCGAATTTTGCAAGATATTCTTTTGTCATCTTATCTCGGGAACGACCAGTGATTTCAACAGACTTACAAACTTCTTTAAACTCTGTTTCCCAATCCATGTTATCTAGTTGTTCTTTAGTCCACGGTGTACCTTGGTTGGTACTCTTGTCTACAGCATCAACAACATCTTCAGTATCCAGTGAGAAGGTTGCAGCAACTGGTTCAATGAAGGCAGCGAATACCTCTTTACATGTGTCATATTCAAATACACGAAGCGTGGCACTTGGTGTTGGTGGAACTTCAGCTTCCAGAACCAGCGAACAACTGTGTGGGAATCGCATACTTGGGAGAGTTCCGGGTTTCAGCTTGGCACCCAAGTTTGCCATTTCAATAATGTTCTCAATCAGATTCAGACCTAGTGAGTCGGAACTGGTTACGTGCAGGTGATACTTATTCATAGTTACTCCTTAATGTTGGGTTTCCATATCGAGACTGAATGAACCTGTACTGGTCGCTTCAGCTTCTTTCTGATTCTCTTCCAATTGTGCTGCACCTTCCGCATTACCTTTATCACGAACTCCAAGGATTGCCATCTCTTCACGAAGACAAGTGTTGTTCAATGATTCGATAGATTTGACAATGAACTTAGCCATTTCAACTTTATCTTTGGCTGGTACATTTACTGCTTCACCTGCTGAGTTCTTACCAGTCATACTGATCCGGAGAATCTCAAGTGCGTCAGGTTGTAGTTCACAAAGTTTAACTAGCTGTGCACGCATTTTAGAGCGTGGACCACTTTTACTTCCCTTTGGTCGTCCAGCAGGATTACCAGATACACCGGGTTGGAATCGAGTGTCACGTTCATGAAGTGGGCTAACACCCATATCTTCGTTGGACATAAATTACTCCTAATGTTCTTGACATAGAAACGATTCTACTGTCTTGTTGTGAATTTGTCAATACCATATGTAAATACTACTTGACAAACAGAAAAGCCCGCACGAGGCGGGCTAAGTTGATTAAGTAAGTTGACCAGCGGTTCGACTTGCAGCAAGAAGAGCATTCAACTTGTTTACAATTGCTGTAATCGAAGTCTGTGCAGTTGCAATATCTGTAACTGTTTGTGCAGCAAGATCAGGAACAGCAACGGCTTTCTTCACACCACCAATAACAGAAGTAGTTGCTGCCGGGATCGGACCACCAGTGAACAATGCATCAAGGTCACCATTACGGGCTGCACCCATTACACCGAGTAGTGCGAGAACTTCAACCAAATCATCACGTGTTGCAATAGTCATATTTATTTCCTTTTATATTGATGCAAAAAACCCCGCTCGTGGCGGGGTCATTAGTTGCCTTTCGGCTACAATTCCTTGTCGGGTAATTGTTTGTATTTGAAGCTCGTGGCCCATTTCGCTTTATGTGTACCACGATAGTTTTGCAAGACACTTCAAAGTTGGAGGATAGTGTGAGTTTCGAACTCACGAGCCGTTTCCGACTGCTGATTTTCAAGACCAGTGCTTTCAACCACTCAGCCAACTATCCATTGTTCGGACCAGAAGTGAGGACTCGAACCCCAAGGATGGCCATCCTGCTAAAGCCTTTTCGTCTTGCTGAAGTTCATGACCCTCAGTTTGATATATTAGCACTTCCAGATAATTTGGTCAGAGCGGTCCGGGTCGAACGGACGTGTACCCAGTTCCAAACCGGGACGATAACCTCTTTCGCTACGCTCTGTATTTTTTTATAATTGGTGGTCTGCGAGGATTCGAACTCTACTCCGAGTTTAATATTGTCACGGCGCTTTCCCGGTTAAGCTATATAGACCATGTTGCATTTAACAGACGATACACTCAAGCCTGTTTGAATTAGATCCGGTAAACAACAGTCTGACTAGTATCGAGAGTTGAATACCTGTTGAGTTTACCATTACTTCCCATCGATACGAGGACCAGCCCCGTGTGGGAGTTGAACCCACAGTAATGTTATCTCACATAATGGGGCGTATACCCCGTTCGCTATTGTTGGTTTAGACCAAATAGCCTTTCTACGAATTTGGTGCCGGTTGCAAGAATCGAACTCGCGACCTTTTCATTACAAGTGAATTGCTCTACCATCTGAGCTAAACCGGCATGGCTGTAACGTAATACCAAACTAGTCGATACCAGAGGATGCAGCGCGTTTTTACACAACACATTTTAACCTGATCGCATAATATGCGGCTTTTCGAATCAACAGTCTGTGTTGTTAAATTGGCAGTCCTGAAGGGACATCGAACCCTCCTCTCTCGCGTGACAGGCGAGTGTAATAACCTCTATACGACAGGACTATATAACTTAGGAAACAACCTTACCAGAATAAGGATTCTTACCTTTCAAACCTTTGTTTGGATGACCTTTCGATTTCTCTTTGCTCTTCTCGATCATCTTGTGTTCTGCTGTTGCATCGTAAAACTTAGTCATTTACAACTCCTCTTTTGTTTACAACGAAACTGTGCGATCCACAGGAGTCGAACCTGTATAACTTCCCGCTAAAGAAGTCCTTCGTGAGTTAATTCCTAAAACAATTCACGCTTCCGTTTCGAACCGTTAACGTATCATGTCTCACTAGATCGCATTGATTGGCTGGCGAGGTTGAATTCGAATCAACAAGACCTTTCGGAAGCTCCGTTAACAGCGGAGTGCAGTGCCAGTTATGCTTACTCGCCAATAATTCTGCTAGAGAGTTGACATGTGCCTAGCCACATAATCTCGGTAACGTGGGATCAGTTCGGACACGCTCACTACACGGTCTTAGTAGATTCTTTATAACTTGGGGCGGGATAAGAGACTTGAACTCTTAATGTCTGATTGGAAGTCAGAAGTGTTACCAATTACACTAATCACGCATTTGTTTGGCAGGCTGTCCAAGGTATCGAACCCGGCTGGTCAGAGTTTGGAGCCCCAACTGTTCGCCAGAACACAACCTATTTGTTTGTTGTTACGATTTGGAAGGCATGAACACTAACATCAAATCACAACAAGCAATCCATTATATCACCTGATAATCGTAGGAGAGGGACGATTACCAATTAATCAATAATGGAAGTGCTCTTTTGTCTGGATATACCGACCATTATATAGAAACACCTCATTACTGTCAATACCATTTATAATCTGTTTTCAAATTAATTTTAATCAACCTTCACCGACACCAGTAATCTCAAACATTACTAATCCGCCGTTGGTATGCAGTATGTCTTTCAGTGATTGATTCAAAGGCATATTCAAATTTGAAGTCCTTAGTGTCTTCATCATTCTCACATGACTCTAGTTCATCATTAACCTCTTCCATTTCTTTCATTACATTTTCATAGCTATCGGGCTTATTCACATTGTAGTTCCTCTGTTTAGTTAAAGAAGACTACACTCTACACCCAATAGTCTGAAAATGTCAAGACCTACTGTTCACCCATTCAACTGCTTTAACAATCACATCACCATGACAGGATTTCGGTTTACAGTAACAACCGAGACGCTTACCTGTCAATGATCGAAGCATGTCTTGGGTAACATACCCTTCTCGCATTTGATGCCAGAGATAGTCACGATATGAATCAATTGCTTCCTCGCGTGTCTCAACCTTGTACAATGCTTTGGTTTCCGGTAGATGGCTGAATGGGTTACCCCAAGCACTACCACGTCCAATATAGACATCAAATGGTTCCTTGTATTTATTAACTACTGTACACATTTTATCACCATTGCTCAAACGAGCTACAAGGCTCATAGACACCACTCATTGTATATTCTGGGTCGTGATCTAGGTTTATAGTTAAAACGTCTCCAGAGCGACTAGAGAGGCTTACAGAACCACAAGAAGCATCAGCAAGTACTGCACCACCGTGAAAGTTATACGAATCTACAAAACCAACAATCACAGAATCACCTCGCTTGCTGATACAGAGAACTGATCCAAACCATCTCGCATACGTTGTATGATCCCTGTAGGCATTCCACGGTCTTCCAGATATTTCCTTGAATTGAAGAATCGATTGTCTTCTTCGGCGGCACACCAATCACGGAGGTAGTTTGCGGTTTCTTGCCTTGCACATCGGAACACCACATGTCCGTCGTATGTTTCGACAACATCCCATGTTTTCATAATACCATCACTCATTGCGATCACTCCCATTGTATGCTAGATAAAAATTCATCGTCTTCGAACATATCATCGTTTGCTTGTGGTTCAATGGTACTCTGTTCGTCAACCTTGTCAACGACTATTCTCACTTCTTTTTGAATTCTCTTGGTTCCAAAGAACTGAATGTCAAGGTTCACACTCTTGTACACCCAACTCTTGTTACCATTAGATCTTGGTTTGTCAGCATCTATGACACAACCATCGTACATCTTCTTTAACGATCTTGCTACGGCCTTCCATTCCAAACCGATTGCATTACCAATGGTGACCTGTGTTTCGTAATGACCTCCTCCTGAGTTGTTGAAGTATGTGGTTCTTGCGTACATGTAGATCAGCACCAGCTTATCAACAGCGGTAAGGTCTACTGGCTCACCTGTTGATTTGCTTACGAATCCAGTAGCACTCATCAGATTCTTAGGTGCCTTGTAAAACTCACTACTCATTTTCCTACACTCTGTTCTGTAATTCCATACACCATACCCATGCTAGGATGTGTACGCAAGCTTTTCTTTCTTATTACTTCTCTTTCTTACTCAGTCTTTCTTACTTCAGACCCTCTGAGGGTGGTGACACACCTACCTGACAGGGTGGTGACATTGTATTTGACCTACCTCAGAGGGTGGTGAAAATAATCGTTGACAACGTGTTCGACTGCTGTAGAATGAGCGACATAAACCAACCGGAGAAACAAAATGCAAGTAATCGAATTCATCAAACGACATAGTACATCCATTCATGATCTAGATGAAGGTTTGTCTGCACTCACCGAACAGCTCGCAATCAGCGTAAAGAAGGTGGATGACCTTCTGGTACTAAACTACAACCAAATTGATAGCCCGAAAACAAATCCGATTGTGATGGAATGTCGCAGCCTGATTCTGGAAGCTGGAACGTTGAATGTTGTGTCGCGTAGTTTCTCACGATTCTTCAACTATGGAGAGGCATTGAATGTCATGCCTGTGATTGATTGGAGCAAAGCGGTTGCTTATGACAAGGTTGATGGTAGCCTGATTAAGATCTATCGCCGCAAAGGCCGCTGGAACGTCTCTACAAAGGGAACAGCTTATGGTGAGAGTGATTGTATGGGTTACGGTGTAACGTTCAAGGAGCTGGTGCTGAAGGCTCTTGGATGTGATACAGATGCAGAGTTTCAATCGTTGCTGAATGGCTCACTCTTGCATTACCATATCACTTACATCTTTGAATTGACAAGTGTTGAAAACCGTGTAGTCAAACGTTATGACGGTTACAAGCTTCATTTCCTTGCAGCACGTAATAATGAGAACGGTACTTACGAAACTAAATTTGAACATTGGTGGTTGAAAGACGAAGCTTGCCCATTGGCGAAACTGATTCATCATCCGAAAGAATATCGGTTCAACACCGTAGAAGAATGTCTGCGTACTTCTCGTGAGTTGAAAGACCTTGACGAAGGCTACGTTATCTATCAAGATGGCGTTCCTATTGCAAAAGTGAAGTCGCCAGCATATGTCAGTTGTCATCACATTCGCGGGGAAGGTTTGAATCCGAAGCGAATCATGCAATTGGTGTTGGTGAATGAACAAGATGAATACTTGCAATATTTCCCTGAAGATCGTGAAGTATTTACTCCGTATGTTGAGGCGTATATCAAGCTTGACGCTCATATGGATGCAGTGTATGATTCGATTCGTCATTCTGAAACGGTTAAAGAGTTTGCTATCAAAGCTCAACCGTTTCCATTCAAAGCTGCATTGTTTCAAGCTCGTGCTGCTGGTCGTTCTGTGCTTAGTGCATTCAATGACCTTCGTGAAAGTTACAAAATGGATATTCTCAAGGAGTATGTAAATTGAAGGCTGTAATTACAATTGGTGTAAGTGCATCAGGTAAGACTACTTTTGCAAATGAACTTGTAAAGCAAGGTTTCCGTGATATTAACCGGGATTACATACGATTCAATATCGTATGTCCGGGTTCAAACTGGAGTAACTACAAGTTCAATGGTAAGAACGAGAAAGAAGTTTCTCGCGTTCATGAACAGATGATCATGGAAAGTTGGGCTCGTGAAGAGAATATTGTAATCAGTGATACCAACTTGAATTTCGGAAGGCGTCATGGGCTTATCGAAAAGCTTGAGAACCTTGGCTATGTTGTTGAAATCAAAGAGTTTCATGTAGCACAGGAAACAGCTTACAAGCGTGATCGTCTGCGACCAAATGGTGTTGGTGAGGGTGTTATTTATCGCCAGTTCAAAGACTGGAATGATTATGTTGGTCGAGTTACTTATGTTGCAGATGAATCTCTTCCTAAAGCTGTAATCTTTGATGTTGACGGCACTATCGCTCAGATGGATGGTCGTGGTCCTTTCGAATGGAAGCGTGTAGGTGAGGATAAACCACGCGAATTCGTAATTCAGATGTTGCGTAATTATGCAATGATGGGTTATATTATCATCATCTGTTCAGGTCGAGACGATGTTTGTGTGGGTGAAACATCAAAATGGCTTGACGAACATGTCGGTAGTATGTTCTGGCACGCTTTGCATATGCGTAAGAATGGTGATTTCCGAAAAGATAATGCTGTGAAGGAAGAAATCTTCTGGACACATCTCGCACATAGGTATAACATTGTTGCCTGTGTTGATGACCGACCTCAGATGATTCGGTTGTGGCATGAACTCAAGATCAAAAATGTCATTGCAGTTGCTGATCCGTACATTGAATTTTAAGGAGAACAGAATGGTTAAGTATGAAGTTGGACAGATTGTGAAAATTATTGATTCTTTCAACGGTCATCGGTTTGAGGATGGTGAGCTTGTGAGAATTACTGAAATACATTATGGTAACTACGAAGATGAAGATGGTGTATTTGATGAATATCGTGCTGAAAAACTAGACGGTAGTGACTATTGGTACATCTACGAGAATGAAGATAAATCTGAATTTGAGGCTGTATAATGATTAAGTATCATGTAGATAACATCCAAACCACAGTGCGTCAATGGAAGTTCCCAGATAGTTGTGTTGGTGTGGACATCAATGTTGGAAGTCAATCTGTTGACGTTGATGTTTCAAACGTAACAGTTACAGCAGTATTTGGTAGTGAAGGGTTTACAATCAATGATGAGCTAATTGCACTAGCGTTCGTTCGTGATGCATTGCGAACTCAGTATCCGCTGGCAAATATCCATCTTCGTCTGCCTTATGTTCCATATGGTCGTCAGGATCGAGCCTGTAACCCCGGTGAAGCTGCTAGCTTGAAAGTAATCGGTAACATGATCAATGGTATGAACTTTGCAACAGTGTCTACTGTAGACCCTCACAGCACGGTTACAGCGGCAGTCATTGATCGTCTTTATGCCGTCGATCAATTCTTTGTATTCGCTGGTGTTCGCCAATCGTTCCGTGAAACTTATATTGTTGCACCAGATCAAGGGGCGAGTAAGAAGTGTGAAGACTTTGCAAAACTTGTTGGTGCCGCTGGTGTAATTACATGTGCAAAGAATCGTGACTTGCGTACTGGTCGGATTATCAGCTTCCGTGTAATTGACGATGTACCACCAAATGCTGATCTACTTGTACTGGATGATTTGATCGATGGTGGACGCACGTTTGTAGAAGTGGCGGAAGTCCTTCGTAAACATAATCCAAGTCGGTTGGATTTGGCTGTAACACACGGCCTGTTCACAAAAGGGACTAAAGTTGTTACCGATATTTACGACAAGGTTTTCACTACAAGTAGCTATATCAGTGATAAAAATGGTACAATTGTTATTGACTTGTTCTAACAGACAAGTCATAATACACACCTCAACAAATTAAGGAGAATATTTAATGAAATTGTTCGCAGCTTTTCTGTCAGATGGATACAAACTTGGTCACCCAGATATGTATGCTGAAGGTACGGAAGTAGTATCTTCCAACCTGACACCACGTTCAGATAGTATCTATCGTCGCTCGTGCACCAAGTATTACGATGGTAAGTTGGTTGTTATCGGTCACCAAGGCGCTATTGCTGAAATCGTTGAAATGTGGGATGATTTCTTCGAGATGGACAAGGGTATTGCACTCGCTCGTTTCAAACTTCTGTGTGATTCATACTTCGGTTACCCAGTTATTACAACTGACCGTCTTGCTAAACTGCACGATCTTGGTTACTTGCCGCTGGAAATCCGTACCCTGAAAGAAGGCACCAAAGTAAATATGGGAATTCCAGTGTTGACAATTCGCAACACTGTTGACCACGCTTTCTGGTTGGTTAACTTCCTCGAAACTGTAATCAGTAACCTCACTTGGAAACCTTCGACTACAGCAACTATCGCTGCTGAATACCGTGCAATGTTGACGGACTATGCGATTCGTACAGGTACTCCTTTGGAAGTTGTTAACATTCAGTCTCACTGTTTTGCTGACCGTGGTATGTCTGGTTTTGAAGACGCTGCACGTAGTGGTTTCGGTCACGTTGGTAGTTTCTTGGGTAGTGACTCACTTGGTACTGTGTTGTACGCTCAACAGTATTACCGTGCTGGTGACTTTGTTGCTTGTTCTGTTCCAGCAACTGAGCACGCTGTAAGCACAAGTAACATTCTGCGAATTGAGCAAGAGTTGTACGATGGTGTTTACGAGTTTTCAAATGATGAACAATTCGACATTTTCAACAAGATGTCTAACGCAAAAGAAGATGATCGACTGATTGCTGAAATCATGTTCATGTATGAACTGATGCTGAAGTTCCCGGTTGGTATCCTGTCGTATGTCGCTGATAGCTTTGACTTCTACGGTTTGATTTCTCGTGGTCTACCATATCTGAAAGATGTAATTATGCGTCGTCAATCAAATGGTGTAACTCCCGGACGATTGGTAATTCGTCCAGATTCAGGTGATCCAGTAGAAGTTCTGTGTGGTGTTAAGATTCATGATATTCCTCACACCTTTGTCGAATTGGATGAACAGTCTGATGATGCTACTGATTCTATTGTAGATATTGGTTCTGAATATGCTAATAAAGTTGAAGGTGGTGATGAATTATCCTTTTACGGTAGAACCTCTGATGGTGTTATTGTTGTGATTGAGGGTGAGTGTTACCATAGTCGATATTACAACAGTAAAGACCTTGATGGTTGGTACGCACGTGAAATTGATTTGAGTGTAGAACAGAAGGGTGCCGTAGAAGTATTGATGGAAATCTTCGGATACACTGAGACTTCTACAGGTCACAAACTGCTGGACGATCACATTGGTCTGATCTATGGTGACTCGATTACTACCAATCGTTGCCAAACAATCCTTGAGCGCCTGTTTGACAAGGGTTATGCTTCTGGTAATGCAATGTTTGGTGTGGGTTCTTACACTTATCAGTGTGTGACACGTGATACATTCGGATTCGCTGTTAAGGCAACTTACACCAAGGTAAATGGTAAGGACATTGCCATCTTCAAAGATCCAAAGACCGATAGTAAGAAGAAATCAGCAAAAGGGCTGCTGTACGTTGGTAAGAATGATCTTGGTGATTATGTTCTGACTGATAATGTAACTCGTGAAATTGAGGAACATAGCTCTAACGAGTTGAAGATTCGATTCAAGGATGGTAGTTTCTACAACCAAACATCTCTTGATGAGATTCGTGCAAAACTGATGGTGTAATGAATGGCCCTCTTCGGAGGGCTTTTTCGTACCTAAAATAAATGGTTGACACCGGTATTCATTCTGGTAGAATGGTCGGACAAACAAGGAGATACGAGATGACTCAAGTAACAAAAGCCCGTGAATTGGCACTCAAGAAACATGATGGTCAAGTGTACGGTGAGCATCCATATATGTACCACCTCTACCAAGTAGAAAACATTGCAATTCGAACATATGGTTGTGGTACTGATTGTATCGATGAACTAAGGGCTACTTGTCTACTTCATGATATTCTTGAAGACACGAATACCACAACAGACGAGTTGTTCAGTCTAGGGTTTTCACATCAAGTTATTAATGCGATTAGCCTTCTTACGAAAGATGAATTCGTAGGATACGATCAGTATATAAACAATATTCGCATGGATGAGCTTGCTCTTAAAGTAAAACTGTGTGATACTGCTGCCAACTTGATGAACAGCATCAATGCTTGCAGTGCAAAGCGTATCAACAAATACAGTAAGCAGATTCAACTACTTGGTGGGTTCTAATGAAGGTAACAAAAGATACAATCGGTGGGTGGATGTGGTATAATACAAATGTTAAAGAAGTTGTTGGACGACCACTTAGCGACAAAGAAGTTAAAGATGTAATGAAGAAGTACATTTCAGGCCAATCATGGCAAAAAACAGTTGAGGAGATGATTAAATGATTTCGCAAAAAGAGATTCGTGAAATGGCATTGGCTGACATGCTTGTACATCTGAAGGCAGCACGTGTATCAGCAGTACTTGGTGGGTTTACCGGTTACGAGGTTGATGATGCAATCGCTGAGCTTATTAATATTGCTGAGTTCCAGTACGATTCGGAACGTGATGCATGAGTGATTATGAGTACAACAAAGGTGTGCTAGAACCATCTGGTATCGACACTGAGTTGTTTGATGATGAGGCGTTTGATGACGCTGAAGATATGGGACTTGTTCGAATCCATGATGAATTGTACATTCCGCATTGGGAAGTTAAACGCGGTGACATGGGTTCCATTAATAATGTTAAGGTTGATGATGCTGGTTTTATTCACTTCGAGACTTATCATCACAATGGTGGTGCTTGTTGGACCGAGTTGGTTGAGGAGAAAGTTTAATGGGTGCTATCGTTACTTGGCAATCGAAACTAGATGCCACAGTAGGCAAGAAACCAGTTGCACGCAGTCACATTGGTGGTGTACACTACGAAGATTACGAACTACATGATGGATACTGGCGTTACACGTGGACTAACTTCACGCTTGATGATCATCCTGAGTTCATTGAAGTAAATAAGATGGAGGTTGAATATGAAGTTTGCTGAAAAGATTGAAAACATTCAAGTGAGTGTTTTCCGTGAAGGTATCTATCAGGAGGGTTTCTTTGACGCTCTTGATGAGGCAGCAAACATTGCTGAGAAGGCAGACTTGTTAATCACCAAGCTGTTTGATGCACTTTGTAATCGTCATGCTGACGATCTTGTTGATGAATTGAAAGAGGAGTTTGGACTGTGACAACTAACGAAGCATTCAAGTATGTATTAGATGCGGCTCGTGAGTTGGGTTACTCTTTCGCTGAGATTGCAGCATTCAGTGATGAGATTTATGAGCGGTTGAACATGATGGGAGACACAGATAAAGACTCTGTTGACGAAATGATTGAGGAATTGTTTTAATGGCTGAGAAGAAAGTCAAGAAGATCGAAACTGTTCCAGTAAAGTTTGAAACCTTTACAGCTTGGGATTTCATACCACCGGGTAGCTTTTATATTCGAACGGCTGGCTACATCAAGATGGATGATGAGACATTTGCTGACTACCTATTCCTGAAAACATCGGATCGTGCTGCTGCACAGAAGTATGTAAACGATACATATGGTAAAGGTAAATACACAATAGTTGCAGCAAAGATCCAGAAGACTGTTAGTCGGTTAGAATCAGGTGGTCTTAGTTGCACTGGTACGGCAACACGAAAAGGCCAGAAGCGATGATCATGGCTGTTGAATTACGTAAAATACTTGATGAAATAATCGAGGGTTATGGTGACGTTGCTATAACAATACCGTTTGAGGATGATCATGTTGCGTTATTTGGTGTTGAGTTGGATGAATGGCTTGACAAAGATGGTGATCTTGTAATGCATGTTGTTAAATTGAATACAAAGGTCAGAAGCGATGAAAGTTAAAGTACACAACGTTCAATTTGGTATGCTTTCTGTTAGAACAATCGGTGAGCTTCTCGACTATGCTGAAGAACTCACCATACAATATGGGCGAGATGCTGAGTATGAATGCTCAGGTCATGACACAGAAGAGTATGTTGTAACTTATCGAGATGAAACAAAAGCAGAGAAAAAGATTCATGAGGCTAAAGCTAATGCTTACACAATTCTTCGTGGCAACAGTTGCAAAGATACTCACAATCAAGTAATATCTGAAATCGGTTATTACAACTACATGACCGTAATCAATGATCTTAACAAGGAGAAAACAAATGAGCGTTAATCTGGAAAACGTTAAACCTGAAATGGATTTCAAACCGGTAGACACATCTACAATTCAAGAAGAATCTCTGGTCAACTTTGCTGCTGCACTTGGTTATGAGCCAACTTATAAACTGAACAATGATGGTGATGAGCTACTGTGTGGTTTCTTCCAACCAAAGTTCTACCGAGTTGGTAAAGCTCGCATTTCGGTAAACTCTGCAATTCGTATGCACAACGAAATGGCTGAAGAGAACTATGCCAAATTGAAGTTCACACCATACGAAGAGTTTGCAAAGTTTGTTGCCGACCAAGATAATGTTGACGAAATTATTTCGATCTTTGCTGGTACTTGCAAGATTGTTGAAACCGTGAAAGCCAACTACTCCCGCAAGAAAGGTTTTATGGTTCATGATCATAATGTTAAGTTCATGAGTAAACGCGATAAACGTCAATACGGTTTCTGATCATGAAACATAAATATCTAGATGCTTTTGTAGATATGACACTTCGGTTTGCTCAGACAAGTGAGGCTGAGCGACTTAAGGTTGGTGCCATGTTGATAAAGGATGGTAACATTATCGCGTTAGGTGTAAATGGTACTCGTGCTGGCTGGAAGACAAATAAGTGTGAAGATGAAAAAGGAAATACCACACCAGAAGTTCGCCATGCTGAAATTGCTGCGCTTGATAAACTAAGACGATCCAGTGAAACGAGTGTTGGTTCAACACTTATCGTAAGTCACGCTTGTTGCCTTCCGTGTGCAATTGAGATATATGAATCAGGTGTTGAAAAAGTCATTTACAAATATGATTATCGGTGCGATGATGGACTCAAGTATCTACGTGAAAAAGGTATACCTGTTGTTAAATACGATTATGGAGATGACGCATGAAGATTCTAGTTGATAAACTACATGGTGACGCAACTGTCTTGATCTATAACAAGAGTGGTGAACTGATCCATACTGAAGGTTTTGAAGGTAAGTGTAACTCTGCGTATATTCGATCTATCCCGGTTGTTGAGGTTGAGTATGGATACAGTAAGGCTGTATTCTCTGGTACTTTTGATTACAAGGTGATTGCGTGAGTAACTATCGGATCGTTCGTAACACATATAAAAACGGGAATGTAGACTTCACTGTTGATAAAATGTCACTGAGTTCACGTTGGGTTAACATTACCGTAAGGGATACAATTGAGGGTGCTCGTGAGTTAGTAAAAACTCTTGAAGGTGCTGAACTCGTTAGTTCCGAAGTGGTTGAATAATTAGGAGAGAATTATGTTTGAGAAGAACCTGTTTGGGTTGGAAAAGAATGGTGATGTAAAGGTTTGGTCTATTGAAGTTATTGATTGCGAACATGACTGTGTTGTATGGTATCCTGAAATTATTATAACGCACGGTAAAGAGAACGGTAAGAAAACAGTAAAGCGTGAAATTGTAAAAGAAGGCAAACAAGGCCGGAATGCTTACGAACAAGCCGTGAATCAAGCAGAAGGTCGAATTAAAAAACAGTTGGATAAAAACTATCGACCAACGAAAGAAGAGTTGACCGACGTTCCACTACTTCCAATGCTAGCGTCTGACTATAACAAAGTTGGTGGTCGTATTGAATTCCCGTGCTACGGCTCTGTGAAGTATGATGGTGTTCGTTGTATTGCAACTAAGCACGCCGGTCAGGTCTTCCTCATCTCGCGTACTGGTCAACATTATAGTGTCCCTCATCTTGAGGAAGCATTGAATGAGTTCATGCATGACAGTGAAATCTTTGATGGTGAGATTTATCTGCACAACTATGCTTTGCAAGACATCACGTCCGCAACTAAACGAACCGACACGCAGAAAGAGATTGACAAAGTAACCCGTGAAATTGCAAAGCGTGGACCTGAATACCGTCGCCCAACTAAGGATAGAATTGAGAACCCTGCTCTGGCTGAAGAGCTTGAAAATGCTGAGTTGATTCATCGTATTCGTCCACAATTGCAATTTCACATATTCGACATTCCAATGGATGGTGATTTTGAAACACGCTTGCGTGCAATGGATGTAGTTCATGCTGAGCGAAAGGATATCAGTGAATTCATTTTCCTGACCTACTATGATATTATAACTAGTGATTACTCACTTCGTGCAGTTTATCACCCTCGGGCGATCAGTGACGGCTTCGAAGGTTACATGCTTCGTAACAAAAAGGGTGTTTACGAAAGTGGTAAACGCAGTGGTGATCTTCAAAAGTTCAAGACATTCATTGACGAAGAGTTTCTGATTCTGGATATCATTGAAGACAAACAAGGCAATGCTGTATTCGTGTTGAAGAACAACTTGAACGACAACCAGTTCACTTGTGTAATGGGTGACATGGGTGAGCGTAAAGCATTCCTGTTGCAAAAGGGAACACTAAAAGGTAAATGGTTGAACGTTAAGTTCCAGACTCGATATAAGGGAACTCTGCTTCCACAGTTCCCTGTTGGTCAGTACATTCGTGATGGTTATCTGGTCGAAGGGACGTTCATTCCATATGATTAATATCCGTGAGCACAGTAGTTCGTCATACGCTCCCAGAACGTATCACAACGCCGCTCAGGGTGTAACTCTTGCTATTGCGGTGGACTTTTCCACCGCTGGTGAGAAATTAACTACCAAAGCAGCAGAAAAGAATGGTATAATTCATTGTGATGCTAAGAACTTTGCAACTGACTGGATTCGATCAGCGCGTGAGTTGTACAAGAAGCTGAAAGAGTCAGATTGTCGGGTTGTGAACGTAGCAGGTAATGGTATCTACACGTATACCAAACATGGATTCACTCAACAAGGTGTTAACCATATGGTGTATGGAATCCTAAACCAAGTACACCAACACTGGAAGTTGGATCATGTTGTAAGTGGAGGTCAGACTGGTGCTGACCTTGCTGGATTGATTGCAGCAGCCAAACTCGACATTGATTGTACAGGACTTTGGCCGCGTGGTTACAAGATGAGGTTTGAAAACGGTATTGATGTCAATCATACACCAGAACAAATCATGGAAATAATCAATCAGTATGTATGAGGTAAATAATGTACATTTTCGGCAACATAACAGCACATGGGAAAGTTTATTTGTATCCAGAGAAGCCACCATCTGATTTAGTGTGGATAGATCCTAAAGGACACACCAACTACTGGTGTTCTGTACAAGGTGATACATCTGGTTCAAGTAGTAGTCCACGCACAGAGAGTCGTCAGACACTTCCCGAGTCAAGTGAACCGTACAATTGGACAGCCGATGGTTATCTACATGCAATGTTTGCTAAGGTGCGAGTTGAATTGGCACCAAGTAGTGGTAAAGTGATTGTTGGTCAAATTCATGCGAGTAAAGCACCTAACCCCTTCTTAATGGTTACATGGTGGAACGGAGTTGCACGGGTTGATTTGAGAGTTACACCCACTAGTCCGACAACCAAAGTATTGTCTGTTCCATGTGCACTTGGTGAAGCCTTTGAATACAGTCTTGTAATGGGGAGTGATGGTGTTCTACATGTTACAATTAATGAATCGTACTATGGGCTCGATGTAGACAGCGGATGGAACGTTTATCCCTTCTACTTTAAAGCTGGTGCTTATGTGATCGACAATGTAGGACCAGAAACCGAAGGTGGTTGGGTTGTATACGAAGAGTTTGATGTAACTAACTGATAGGAGATAACATGTGTAAACTTATAGGATCGTGTAATCATGTAGCTCAATACGACTTGAGAAACTTCAAAGGTCGCATATTCGCAGTCAGCGACTTGCACGGTCACTATGATCTGTTGCATGAAGCTCTCAACGAAGTTGGGTTTAACTCACAAACAGACTTGTTGTTCGTTATCGGAGATTGGACAGACCGAGGACCGGACAGTCGTTATGTTCTGGATTACGTCAACGAACCTTGGATTGGTAGTCTGCAAGGCAACCACGAGCGTATGTACATTGATGGGTTTGAAGCTCACTGGCATCCAAACAACCGAAGTGTACTGACATTGAAGGCACACGGTGGTGATTGGATTTGGAATAGTGGATTGACTGACCTTGATAAGATACTGATTCATGAAGCGTTCAGCAATATGCCACTTGGTATGGAATTGTTGTTGCCTTCTGGTCATAAACTAGGTATGATCCACGCCGAAGTCCCGTACAATGATTGGAACAAGTGGTTGAACATCAGTAAGGCTGAACTTGAGTGGGATGGTATGGCTACAGCACAATGGGCTCGCAGTTGGTACTCTACGAAGTATCAAGGTGATGTGAAAGGTGTTGACCTTGTTCTAGTTGGTCATACTCCAACTAATAGCGGTGATGTTGAGCAGTACGGCAACATGGTGTTTATCGATGGTGGTAGTTTCTTTAACGATAAAGTCAATTTGGTGGAGATTAATGAGAAATGGGTGATGAACAGACTGTAGTTTTAGAAGGTGAAGTACAAAGTCCAACTGTGAAGGATCAGATGTTCAAGGATCTTGATGCAGCACTTGCTTATTGCAGGTTTGTTAAACCAGATGAACTTGCAATCAAGCGAATATTTAATGGTGTTGAAGCCATTGGTTGGCAATTACATTTTACAGGTAGTGAGGGTATGCGATGAGTAAGTTCAAACATATACAACCATTAGGTCAAGACCGTAATGTGTTCAATCTGTTTAAGCGAGTAGTTCGTGACATTTCAAAACTGACAGATGAGCAAATCGCAGCACTCCACTATGAATCGTGGCATGAGGCTTATGTTCGTTCAAGTGGTAAGGTTACAGAAGAACAATGAACATCGAATACACTAACGACTTAACGGTTCGTAAGTGTCACGAATTTCCCGGCTATGTATTTGTATTTGGTGATAACCTCGCTGGATACGGTACAGCTGGGCAAGCGTGTATCCGAAAAGAACCCAATGCATTTGGTATTCCAACTAAACGATACCCATCAATGGAAGCTGGATCATTCTTTACCGATAGACAATGCGAGCGTGAGCATGTTTTGAAGGCACTTCGTGAACTTTATGTACTTGGAAAGAATCGTACAATCGTTTTCCCAACGAATGGGATTGGGACGGGGATGGCTAACATGCCGGGGAGTAGTCCAAAGTTGTTTGCTGAGATGAGTGACATTCTACTTAGGCACTTTAACATAAGGAATGGATACGATTGAATCTAATTAAGCATCTACTGACACGTCATTATGATCCAAGTCGGTATGTAAATCAGGTGTTGGATGTTGACAACAACGTCCTCACCGTGTATCTTACCAACCTTGCTGGTCAATTCGTTGGCTTTCAACAGTACAGACCACTTGTGAAAGAGAAGAGGGTAAACAATGCAACAGAAGGACGTTATTTCACATACAGTCAACGTGGTGTTTCGGCCTGTTGGGGATTGGAAACGCTTGACACACATAAAAAAGACCTATACATTGTTGAAGGGATCTTCAAAGCGAGTGCGTTGCATATGCTTGGACATAATGCTCTAGCTCTGCTAACATGTAACCCTGTACCAATGAAAAGTTGGTTGCACACGCTCCCATACAACCTTATTGGGATTGGCGATGGTGATAAAGCCGGTAGTTGGATGCCAAAGATTGCTGGACATGGGTTTCAGTCTCACGTAGACTTGGACGAGTATACACTTGAAGAACTACAATACATAATGGAGAGTAAACCGTGGAAAAACTGAAATCACTGTACAATAAACTGACGCCAAATCAAATCCTACACCTTAAAACTGTTGGTTGGATTGTTGGAGTGCTCTTTGCTATATGGTTTGTGGTGTTTATGTTCGTTAATTTCACAGACTTTATGGTCTTATTTTGTATAGGTGCTGTGCTCACTTTCTTTGCATACACTACCTATATGTCTGTCTACACTTTGATCAAAATCAAGAGTCGTCGGTGACATGTCCTGAATGCTTCAATAATGAACTAAAATTCTGGCGTGATGCACCGATGAACGAAGAGATTCGTAAACATCTAACCTATCAACGTCACGCTAACATTTACCACCACACCTTGGATGATGCCATGTCTGTCTGGGGAACACAAATTGAGGAAGATAATGTATCTAATTAAGCTGGACGACGCATGTACTGTATTTAGTCTGTATCGCAACGGAGAGTATTTGAGTGTTTCGAAGTTCGTTGGTGATCATCTGTTGACGATTGGTCGTGCACACGGTATTGATGTTAGCCGATGTGAGAGTGAAAGTCACATGTTGTCAATCCTAGAAGAACATATAAATATCGAGATTGAATAATGGCGTTCTGGAAACGAAAGACGATTGACCTTGGTGATCAGTCAGTTACAGAGTTGACAATCCTTGAATGGAAGAGATTCTTCAGCATCAAGTTGTTCAATTTCCATCCAACTACTGGTGATCAGGATCGATTCCACAATCATGCATTCAATGCGGTTAGTATTCTGTTGTCTGGTGATTACATGGAAGAGATTATTGACTATGGTCAGATTGTTCCACTGAAACGTAGTCGTAAGCGCTTGTTATTCATTCCTAAAGACAGCTATCACCGGATTACCAAGAGTAATGGTTGCCGTACATTGTTAATCACTGGTCCGTGGGGTAAAGAGTTCAAGGAACTACGTCACTTGGTTGGTAAGTTTTGGCAAGAGCACACTTGTGGACCACAACGGGTAGACATCAGCGAAGGAAAAGTAATTGAATTGGAGAGTATTTAATGAAAAGAGAAGAGTACATACAAACATTCCTTGAAGGTGCAGCATTGGCACCACAAGGTGAACTTGTGTTTGATCTTGTTGGTAAGTTATACGATGAGAGAAATGTGAAATACCAATTTATTGAACAGATTGAATTCATGAACGACGTTGCTCGTGAATGTGGGTGGTCTATGACTTGTCGATCATGTGGTAAGAGTTATCAACCTGACTGTGAACTCAGTGAGATGTTTGAAGGTGAGAACTACTGCGGTGGTAGTCAGTGGTGCACACCATGAAAAACATTGGAATGTTTTACAATAACAAACATGACACGATCGAAGCCTTCCGTAAACATTCTCAAAATGTCCAAAGCTTGGCACGTCAATATGGTGTAGTAACTGTAAATCCTTCAGAAATGAAAATCATAGTAGATGACTGTAAGTGGTTGTATTACACATTTGAGGATGACAGTCGAATTAATGACATTGCTGGGATTCAGTTTGATGCAATCTTTTCAGAGGTAATTGACCCGAAGGCTAAATGGTACATCATGACTCGTTTCCGACCGGGTTTGAATAAATGAATGTTATAACTCATGACTCACTTTGCCTAAAGGCTGAAACATTCTTGCGTGCAAATGCATTCGGTGTTATATTTCACGATAAGTTTCGTGCACAGACCAATAGTGGTGAAATGCCCGATTGCCTTGGCTTTCGTAATGGTGTAAGCTGTCTAATTGAATGCAAGACAAGCCGTTCAGACTTCCTAGCTGACAGGAAGAAGAAATTCAGGATAAATCCTTCGCTTGGTATGGGTAATTGGCGTTTTATGCTGACACCACGAGGCTTAATCAAAGTTGATGAACTTCCAACAGGTTGGGGATTGCTTGAAACAGACGGTAAACGTGTGTATAAAGTACATGGTTTTCCACCTAATACCGGGTGGCATGACAAGCCATTTCATGCTAATAAGCAGGCTGAATGCGATTATATGTACAGTGCACTACGTCGGATGGTTATCCGTGGTCACTTCAATGAAATTTATGCGGGTATTCCTGCATGAAACGACATCGTACAAACGTACATGAAGTGAGTACACACTATGCTTTGTTCATTTGGAAGACATGTCACTTCTGTGATCAAGAGTTTCGAAGAGAGAATGGTTACAAATGGCCCCATTGGAATTTCCATCGTTATTCATGCTCATCATGCTGTTGCTCAGTAAGTCATTGTAGCGACATGATTGATTATGAACGCGACTCACTAACTGCATTAATGATGGGTGAGGTTCCACCGTCACCACCTATGCGTACATACCATGTTGGTACATACAGGAGTAAATGAGATATGCAATACGTAATCAAATATGAATATTATTCGTGGGAAGAGAGTTGTGGTTGCTGTTCAGATTCCGAATCATCGGTTGAAATCTTTCACAATCGGTTAGACGCTTACATGTCTAGTTTCAGTGTACCAATCATGGAAGACGAAGAGGAACTACGTGAATACATTGATAAGTATCATCCTGAATATTCAAACTTTATAGTTCATGAAGATACACGGTGGTACTGATGGATCGTGAACCGTGGGAACATGAGTTGACAAGGGTTATTCACATTGCCCGTCTTGCTGAGTTACCTGACGTAGTGTTGGCAATCCAAAATGCTATCGGTCAGATATACTTACTAAAAGACAAAGCAAACGACCTTGCTCAAATTAAACAATTGCTGGGGAAGAGATAATGACTGACGTACAACGGTTCAGACAAAGTGGGTATGACAACTCACTACAACCATCGACAAACGATAAAGATGCACACTACATGTATTATGCTGATCATGCTGTTGTTGTTAGTTTGATGAGAGAGCAATTGACTAAAGCTGAAACAGAAGTGCTACGGTTACAACGATTGACTGAAAGCATGTTGAATATGATTGCAGACATGAGGGAGGGTAAATGAAAAGTAGGATGGTTTATGGTGTGGGGATTAATGATTCAACATATCAAGTTTCAATCAAGGACAATGGTAAGGAAGTGTGGCGTTGTCCTTACTATAAACAATGGAAGAACATGCTAGCTCGTTGTTACTCAAAAGCTTACCACAAGCAAGACAGTAAGCGTGTTGGTAGTAGTGTCGATCCTAGATGGCACTTGTTCAGTGATTTCAAGCAATGGATGGAAACACAGGACTGGAAAGGTAATCAGTTGGATAAAGACCTTCTTGTAATTGGAAATATGAATTACTCTCCTGACATTTGCTTGTTCGTTAGTCGTCAAGTTAATTCATTTATAACACAACGACCATCAAGTAGTGGTATTCGAGGTGTCTACCCTACACTAAATGGAAACTGGCAGGCAAGTGTTCCTCTTTATGGTGAAACAAATAATCGCATTACAGCGGTGTTTAAAACAAAAGAAGAAGCATCGGTTGCTATTAAAGATATGAGGGCTCAATCGATCAAATCACTCGCAGCAATCCAAACAGACATTCGAATCCGAGACGCACTTCTGAATCTCGCAAACTAACCCTCTTCGGAGGGTTTCTTTTTACCCAAAATTCCATTCCCCTGTATTTTCAATTCCCTGATTTACACTTTTCCCTGTAAATCCACTTCCCAAAAATCCCTATTCGTTAGGTGTTCAACTACCTGAAATCCTCAGATATTGATCGAATGGGTTATTACTCTGGATATAGAGTAAATGGGTTTAACGCCCCGGACTTCCACGAGCTACCACCCGTCGATATCTTTCTCGAATCCCTATGACATGGCACACAACTTGCTTATCCATTCAGCTGATTACCCTTGCGAATGGTGTGTTAATGATTCTCATTCAATGCAATTTAACATAATACCTATTATGCGTACAGCTCGTGGTCCTTCCCTGTCACTCTCCGGGAAGGCTTTCTCTATCGATTGGCTTGGATTAGGTGACTGGCTCTATCTGTCTGCATTGCACAGACTCATCACCCATAACACACATACTACGCCTGTCTAGGCTGAATGTCTAACTATATCACTACCTTTCGTCAGAATGACGTAGATACGAATGGCTATCATTATCTTTTATGTATAAAAGAATTACTATTGTTCCACGTGGAACACGTGAATGTTTAGTTATGGATGCTTAGACTATTGTCCCAATGTTCAGCATACCCGAGAATAGTCATATATGTGAATATGTTCTATTCATGTCGTTATTACGACATGATCGGTATGTGTTATGGCTTATAAGCCATGATCTATAAGGCTTTGTGAGAAGAGGTATATGATGGGCTATGCCCATAGTAGGGGTGCTACACTGCTACGCAGTGAGTGGTGTTGCAGGAGGTTATAGAGGGTATGCTACCGCATACAATGGAAGAGAACAGGGGTGACAACCCTGCTTTTATATCTGATATGATAGCCTGTTATGTATACATAACAATAGTTACTCTATAACGTTATACGTTATAATATTAGTTCTTTAATACATACTCTTTATCTTGTGGGGTTTATCCCCACTCTTTCCTGCTCTCTCTAGTAGTGCCTTCGCCGGTAGCTACCGGCGGAATAAAGGCATTATACCTTTGAACAGGCAGTTCAGTCTAGACGTTATTGAGACACATTCGTATAGAATAGCGACATACATAGAAAAGCCCCATTTAAGGGGCTCTCTTATTTTCTCTAACTCTTATGCTTTCCACCAAGGATAGGCACCTTTGACAATCTCATTAACACAACCTTGAGAAACCCAAACTTTCACACCTTCAACATTTACAGCTGTTTGAGCGTCTACCCGACGATTGTTGGCGTGGTCGTAGTAGCTATCAGCATGACCCATAACCAACAATTCGACATTGTTTGGCGCCTTGCGAGAGCGTTTCAGCTTCACAGTACAACCGATGAATGTACTGTATTGTGTGAAGTGGGATTTAGACAGGTCGAATTTACCGATTGCGAAGGCTTCAGCCGCTTCTTGAATTTGCAAGAATGAGGCATCAACTTCAGCATCCTCAAACGAGCGGTTGTTATAACCGTTGGCATAAGATTCAGAAGTTAACGTCTCACCATCCCAAACCCATGCAACCGAGTATGCACCATCGTTATCATTATATTTGTGGTCGATAGCTACAACAACAGAACCCATAGGCAGAGTGGCGTTGAATGCTTTCATGATCATACCCTTTGAAGATTTGGGAAGCTGGTTTGCTTCCCTTCTGTTAATCATTCTAGTCTTTTTAGAGAAGGTGTCAACCTTTTATTTAACGATTGATCACCATCCAGAAGGCGCGGTTTGTATCATCGCTAGCTTTCATCTCTTCAACGATCAATTTAGGTTCCATACCTTGAACGTACACGTCAAGCATCAATTGAAGGTGAAAAGCGTTAAGGTCACAGTCATAACCGAATTCATCAGCATCTGCAATCACCTTGGTAACAGCGGTTTTGATCAATTCATGATTCTGGTTAACTGGCGTATTCATGTTCTTTACTCGTTGTTGAGTGGGTGTAAAGCCATTCTACCGACATTTAGAAAAGGGTACAAGCTTTATTTTACACCGTACGCCACACAGTCAGAACGGTTTCAGGGTTATACTTTTTGGTCTTACCGGCACCATTCTTGCGGTTCTTCACACGGACAATGCATTGATCGACTTGGCGTGTTGCACCACTATCGCCAACGTGCATGGTTTGTGTACCCATCACATTACTGACAACCTCATATTCGAAGGTTTGTTTCAGGTTACCAACGGATTCAATCAGACGAAAGATGTCGCCTTTCAAAATATCTTTGACTTGGATCTCTGATTTAATGAAAGCCATGATTCTGTACCCCTGTACCCTTTCTGTTGTTTGCCTTTCTTGTATTCAGATTAGCAGGTTTAGAAAAGGTGTCAAACATTATTTTCAAACCTCTGTAACGCTCTGTAAGCCTCTTACAGAGCGTTAGACATTACCCTTCACCAGAGGCTTACTTTAGAGTTAATCAGGCTTATTACGCCATTCCTCGCGCTCTAACAGTTCGTCAATTGTTCCCTTGTTGAGTGGATCATTGGCTCGCCATTCGATAGCATCAGACGCATACCAGAAACGGGCACGGAATTCCGTACCAGCATATCCAGACCATGTACCGCATACATCTGGTTCGATACGACGGAAAGCGGGTTTATCTTTGATATTCATTCGATACATCCCCTAAGCAGTGACTTTTGAAAACTTACCATTACGAACTACACAATTGTAATTCCCGGTATCTGTTACAACGAATAGGTGACCAATATTATTATCGATCATGTATTTCTTCACAGCAGCTAAGTTATTGAAGTCAGCAACAAAGTCACCTTTGAAGAAAGCTTTCATATCATACCTCGACTGCTTTGAATACAAAACCAGTTGCAACACCATCAATACCCATGCAAACCTTTTGTGCATGTTGTGCTGCAATCTCTGCTAATTCAAGGCTTTCAAACTTTAAAGCCTTGTCAACCGATCCCATACAAGAAGTTCCCCATTCTTCACACCAGTCGTGCAAGTAATCGGAGTTTTTACCATAAATGCGTTTCACTACAAAAGTATTCATCTAAGCATCACTCGTTTACAAGGGTTGACAGGTTCTTTATAAACTGTTCTTTGCTACGACCTTTCACCTCAACACCATACGCTAGATAGTAAAGCTTTGCAGCCTTTAGTGTCATACGATTAGTGTCGAGATTGGTTATGATCGTTTGTAACATGTCGCGGGTTAGTATCCAGTGTTTCATGCTACCACCTCACTTAGAGCAATCTTTGCCTTTATAGAACAGTACTACACCAGTACTACCAGCGTCACAAGCGGCAGACAAACGAGAATCATTCGCAGCCTCTAACACCTTGTGAGCTTCAGCATTTGCTGCTTTGGTTTGGTCGTTAAGGTACACACGCAACACATTACCACCAACGATGACAATGAACAATGCAACAATAGAGGCGGTAAATAATGCTTTCATGGTCGTGTGTCCTTTGGTGTGGGAGGCTGTTTGCCTCCCTATGTATTCAATTCTAGACCTTTTAGAGAACGTGTCAAGCTTTTATTCTTCGTTTACCCAATTGATTGCTGTTTCAATGGCATCCTGTTTGTCATTGGTGAAATAGTCGGCATCGGGAAAATCTTCACCATCAGTAGAAAACCGAACTTCGTATTCATCAAACTCTGCATTCCGGTAAACACTCGCCATTTTGCTGTTGTTTGCGAACGTTTGAATCTTGCGCTTAGCCATTTTAGAAAACCTCTTTCTGGTTGGTGTGAGAGCATTCTACCTTAGAGAATACTCCCTGTACAAGCTTTATTTACAAGCCTTTTGCTGAGAATCGTTCGCATTGTGCGATAGCGTTTTTAAGAATGTTGTTGACTTCTTTGTTATCAGACCAGTCCGCAATTACTTCACTGGCACTGTTACCGTAGACCAGAAGAACAGAACCACAAACACCTAATTCACCCAACTTGCGGAAAGCCAGTTTATCATGATCGGTTGTCATTACCGCATCCATCAAAGCTGCTTTATCGACGGACTGTTTCAACGTCCACTCTTCGCCATCGTACAGACTTACACTGTAACCCATTGCAATTGCACTTCCAACGATGGAACGAATAACACTCTTTTCATTTTCGATACGTTTGTCAATGGCTTTCCACTGTTTGACAATTGACTCTAAATGACCTTCGACTTTGTTAGCACGGTGTGCATCCATCAAAGCCAAACGGAACAATTCACGGTATGGTCGACGGGAACCATTAGCTACAGAACGTTTGGCTTTGAAGTGAGCGAAGGACATAGTGTTCATAATCTTCTACCTGTCTGTTGTGGGAAGCTGTTTTGCTTCCCTATGTATTGAATTCTAGACCTTTTAGAGAAATATGCAAGCTTTTATTTAGGTGATTTAGGCGCGTGTGAGAAAGCCATACTGCAAGCCTCATCCCTTGTCATACCTGTAGTTTGAAGCATGGTAGCACAAGTATCTACCCTCTTGTTACGAGCGTTACCATTGTACTTACCATTAGGATTAATCGGGCAAGTGGTCATTTCATCAGCAAGGGTTTTCAAAGCTTTTTCAATGATGGAGGTGTTCATGTTCTGATTCCTTTAGGTTGTTTGCCTTTCTTATGTCTAATTCTAGACTGTTTAGAAAACTATGCAAGCTTTATTTTAAATCTTTAGAGAAATAGTTTATAGGCTCTGTAAGGCTCTATAAGCCTGTTTGAGCGACGTTATAACTTACCCTTCACACTGGCATGTCTTTCGGCTTAAAACGTCGTGCCAATAAGCGTGCCAAGTTTGAACACCATTTTATATGCTATTATCATGCCAACTAGGAATAGCGTCCACTCTCCCTGTTTGTCTCGTGCCAAACCTAACACCGTACCATTATTCTAGCAGTATGAGCCAGAAACGCAAGCTTTATTAGCAGGCAAAGAAAAGCCCCTTCCGGGGCTCTATTGTGGATCTATTCATGGGGATATGTTTTCCCCTCATTCATTCGAGTCAAAGCTTTGCTACGTTGTGCGCCTAGTTCAATCAATACACCTTCTTTGCTTGGACTGTTGACAGCTTCACATATTTGGTCACCGTCTACAGTTTCCCAATAACCCATCCAGCAACGCCAAGGACGATAATAATAAATATAGTATTTCATTTATTCACCCTTGCTGCATAGTCAATATGCCAATCGATAATCTCCATTGCATGGTTGGCTGTTCTGAATGTGTAGTCAATACATACAACATTACTACTTGAGTTGACTATGTAAAACTTATTGTCTGAGCCTTTCATTATAGTCAAGCCTTGATAGACGTTTGTTTTCTCACAAACAATCATACCGTTTGCTGTCGCATATTCTACAGCTTGACGAGGATAGAACCACTTTAAAGGGTTGTGTGTGTGGTTGCTAACAAAATTACCACTACCATCTAACACCTTTAAAACACACGCTGTACCTTGATAAGTAAGAGCAACTAGCATTTCCACACTACCTTTTCCAGTTGGTTAAATGCTCGCTGCAATATCGGCAAGCATCATAATCATCAAACCAAACACAATCGCGGTGACAACAGCTAATGCTATGTCTACCAAGGTTTCTTCAAAGCTTCCCATGATATCACCTTTTGGTTGTGGGAAGCTGTTTTGCTTCCCTTGTACTCTATTCTAGACTCTTTAGAGAACGTGTCAACCTTTTATTTATCGATTCGTTGAATCTTACCATCGGCATAATACACACCGATATTGCATTCAAGCTGCCTGTATTCACCCACACTGTAAACGTAGAAGTCAACATACGCGCGCCCGTCTGGTGTAAGTTCTACACCCATACACGTTTCACACCAATCTTGAGTTTGGTGCAGGTCTGAATTACTAAAGCATTCCTCATCCTTATCAACCAGAAGGCAGTTGTTTGAGATTGGTAGCTCGTTGTCGATCATACTCACACGCTCGCCAGCTTCAAGCTTCACACGACCCAAACCAGTTGCACGCAAAGCAGCATCACGGATCTGGCGTTTTTCTTCAGC